CTTAATCCTAAAGACAGGAAATGCGGGTGCAGTATTCGCAACAGTCATTGATTATGCAAAGTATGTGGTCAAGCAAGAAGAAGTAAAAGAAATCCTATTCAGTGGTAAAGAAAAGTCACGGAAATCTCTATACAAAGCAATGTTAAAGAGAATGAAGAGGATGGGCATAATTAAAAGTTTTGAGCAACAAACCAATGGATTTGTGGCACATGTGGACTAAGTAAAATGAAATCATTCAAACAATAATATCAGGTATGAAGGGAGATTACCAATAAATGAATAGAAATGTCCTCTTGTTAAATTCAAGTGAGGAAATTCTTCAAGTTATAGATTGGAAGAGAGCAGTTAAGTTGCTCAAAAATGGTAAAGCGAAGAAACCATACAATTACAAAAAATCGTATTCTATAAGGACGACCAGTGGTGAGTATAAACTCCCTGCCGCAATCGTCCTTATTCGTTATGTGTATGTACCGTATAGTAATGATATGTCACCTTCAAGAACAAACATATTCAAGAGGGACAAATGGACTTGTCAATATTGTGGGTACAAATCAAAGAATCCTAAAAAATTAACAATAGACCATATTCATCCAAAGTCAAAAGGTGGTGGTACTCAATGGACAAATCTAACAACCGCCTGTCCCGACTGTAATATGAAAAAAGGCAATAATAATATTAAAGAATCTGGTATGAAATTGAAAAATAAACCTTTCAAACCAAAGAAATTAATGATACAATTAGTAGGTTTAGATGAGAACGGTGTGGAATTGTGGGAACGGTGGATACATACATAGTATACGGGAGTATTAATTATGCCAACATATGAATATCAATGTAAAGAATGCGGTAATAGGTTTGACAAGTTTTGTAAAATGGATGAGAGAGAAAATCCAACAAAACTGCCTTGTTCAGAATGTGGGGAAAATGCAGTAAAACAAGGGTTTTTCACTGCACCTGTTGGTGGATATGATACAAATTTAAAACCACAAGCAGGGTTTGGTGAATTAATGAACAGTATAAAAAACAATGGGTCAGTCCCAAAAAGATTTCACGATAAACTAGATAGAGCGGCCGATAGAAGAGGCGGAAGGTACAACACACAATGAGCGATTTTCAACACGATATTCCAGAGGAATATACAAATTCTTCATTTGATTTTGGGTTCACAGCGGCCGATGAAAATGAATTAGGTAGTCTATTGGGTGCAGATGCTGAAACTGCTTCTGTTGATGAAATCTTAGATATTCAAAATAAACTATCACAGATACTATCAATGCATTCTACTTGTGAGGGTACAAATGCTGTCAAAGAAGAATATGAAAATCTAATGAGTGTAAAAATGACAGAGATTGAAAAGGTTGTAATTCCTCTTCTAGTAAATCTCAGAAAGAATAAAGAAAAGGATTATTTATATTGGAATGGCGCACAGCGAGAAGCACAATGCAATCTTCAACTTGAAAAACTTCTAAATATAACAAGAAATAATTAAGGATTTTTATATGAAAACATTTAATAAAATAAAAGAACAAATTTTAATCGAATCCAATCAATGGGTTTTGGGTTTTGATTTTACTGTAGACTATACTAGTAAAGAGGGTCGTGCAATACAAGACGACCTCATAACCAAATTCAAGAAAATCTATAGTGGTAGTGGTTCTGGTGGTTCAGGATTTGATGTTTCTTTCCAAGGACCAAAGAAAGAAATTGATAAAGCAAAGAAGTATGTTGAGTCAAAATACAAGAGAGATATTGATAAAAAGTACACGAACTTATATCTTGACGAATCCGTAAAACTGGATGAAGCAAGTCAACTATTCGGTGGGGACACGAACATTCCTGCCGATAAGAAAACCAAAGGATATATCGAAAGTGGCAGAGCAAAGATTCTAATGAATGTGCAATCTTCTCTCCATACTTCTGCTCGGTTTGTTGTGGCCAAAAACCCCAACACAGGTAGCAACCAAGACAAAGTATTGATGTTTACCATCAGTGACCCAGACCGTGGTCGCATCAAGATGTTCGCATTCCACGGTAGTCATGTTAGTCATCAAAAGGCGATGGACTTTGCAAAGAGACATAAACTTGTTGCGAAGAAAGATGCAAAGGGAAATCCTCTCTATGCAAAAGAATCCGTTGAACTGGATGAAGCAAAAGTCCCGGCAATTACATTTGAATTCCCAGATGAACGAAGAGCAAGGCAATTTGACTTAGACATTGAAAATTCTGCTATCGGTGTGGGTGACCAAATTGGGAATAGAGTAACCGTCACGGATGTTGAGACTAGGTGGCGTGCCGCTGTTAAGAAAGCAATGATAAAGAGTAAAGGCACAGTCGTAAAAGAATCCGTTGAAGAAGTAGATGAAATAGTATTTGCTCAACATAAAAAGTTGAAGAAAGCAGGAGGAAGACAACTCAAAGACCCAAGAACCGAGGTCATGGTAGTTGACGAAAAGGGAAAAGTGATTGTAATCGACAGAAAAGATTTGAAAAAATATGAAAAAGAAGGTTGGGAACTTGCTGAATCCGTTGAACTGGATGAGCGTTTAGCATACCACCACGAACCAGATGCAAGAATGCGGAAGGGTATCGAAAGTGGTAAATATCCAATGGTCGCTTCCAAGAAATCCATTCTGGGTGGTAACACATTGTTTGGTGTTTTCCAATTTACTGGAAAGGCCGCAGGCGGTGGTCCAGAACCAGGCACAACCAGTGATAAAGGAATGAGATATAGTGTCGATGGATATGTAATGGCAATTGTAGACAAAAAGAACAAGGTTTTGGCCTATTACGGTTCACACCCTTCCCCTCAAGGTGCAATTGATAAGTACGGCCGATTTCATGGACTTATTGGTGAATCCGTTGAACTGGATGAACGACTAAGTGACAGAGAAATGGATACTTTCAATAAAGCACACACTGCTCTACATACCAAATATCACAAACAGGCATTACAGATTATTAAGTTTATCGACAGTGTAGAAAAGCATAAACAAAAATGGGTAGATTCATTTGGTGATTATGTCACTCCGAAAATGAATCCAGAATTGGCGTTGTCTAACCCCAACAGTGTTGAATATCAACAAGGTAGAGGTAGAGGTGATTGGTCTTTCCTCATTGGACACGGCAAGGTAAGATACAATAACAGGGATATGCCGTGGAATCCAAAGAGTGGTGAACTTCCATTCGACAAGTTTATGAAGTTGCTTGATACTTGGAAGTCGGAAACTCTAAGAGAATCCGTTGAACTGGACGAAGTATCTCTGAAAGCAAAAGAATGGATTATTGTGGACAGAAAAACTGGTAAAGTTCTTTTTGGTCCTGATTCACACGATGCAGTAGAGAAGCAAGCAGAGAAGAAGCACGGTAGAAGATGGAACAACAAACTTACACTCACCCACAACAAAGAGAAACTAAAAGTAGGTGAGGTTGACAAGTACTTTAAGAGAAGAGCAGAATCCGTTGAAGTGAATGAAGCAACAAAATGGAAAATGGGCGATGGTAGACCAAGAGGTGGTTCTCATATAGAGAATATCAGATTTTGGGATTTAACAAAAGATGAATTAGAATATATCATAAAAGATGCCGGCAAGGCAATGAAGGCAAATCCAAAAGCAAGAAAAGCAACTACTGGACCAGGCAATTGGGCTGACCAAGTTAATGATGCTCATACTGTTCTTGGATGGAGAAAGAAGAACGGTATCAAAGAATCCGTTGAACTGGATGAAGCAAAAGCCTGGGATAATATTGTGAAAATCCAACAAGACCATACTGCGAAGAAGATTCACGGTATGTTGGTTGATGCTCAAACTGCAAATGCATTGATTACGGTACACGATGCACTCAAAAAGAGTGGCAATAAGAAGACATTCATTGATACCATCAATAAGAATAAAGCAGGATTGGTTAAGATGGTAGACTTTGCTTGGAAACAAGTAAGTTTTAAATAAAAAGAGAACCGAATGGTTCTCCTATGGTCCTTATAAATAATGTATAAACCTAACACAGATATTTAGAATGAGTATCGTGAAGTGTCAAGGATAAAAATTGTTATTTTTGTAAAATAATATTTGTAAATGTAAAAAAGTGAGGTATAATTATGGTAATGATTAGTGAAAAGCAATATAACCACCTAGAAGTAGAAACGAAGTTTGATTCTTTGCCTGTTGAGCAGAGAAACGGCCTTCGTTTTTATCAATCCCCATCGGGAAAATGGCTGCCATCTGTAACAACAGTAACAGGATGGAGCAAACGAGAATTCTTCAAAGAGTGGCGAACTAAACCAGGCAACCAAGCAGAATCTCGTAGATGTCTAACAAGAGGCAATGAACTTCATCAAATTATTGAAGATTACATCAATAACAAAGAAGACATATTTAAAACAAAACAGCCACAAAATATTGAATTGTTCAAACAACTCCAACCAGAACTACATCGCATTGACAATGTGGTATGTCAAGAAGTGCCATTATGGTCAGACACAGTTTCTTTGGCGGGTAGGGTAGATTGTATTGCAGAGTTTGACGGTAAATTGTCTATCATTGACTTCAAGGGTAGCAGTAAACCAAAAAAAGAAGAATGGATTGAAAATTACTTCCGACAAACAACTGCTTATGCTATAATGTACCAAGAGAAAACAGGAATGAAGATTGATAATATTGTGATTATGGTTGCCAATGAAGATGGTTCAAATCAAATATTCCAAAAGAACCCAGTATATTATGTTGAAGGTCTATACAACGACATCAAAACATTTTATGAGGAAGTAGAATTATGAACTTGAATATGATTTCAAATTACTTAAAAGCAAAATGGTCGAAAGGAATCGACAACAAAAAAGTAGATGTCACAACAAAAGACATTCGTTTACTTGGTTGCTTTGGTGATGGTGATGTGTTGTCGGTGTGTCCTGCGTTGCGGCCATCTGAAGAAAAGATGGGGAAGTTTTATTGCAACGATTGCAATTGTGGCGACAAAGCAAGCACTTGGTTGAATGGTGATGAACAAGATTATACAAAATTAGACCATCCATATCTTTCTTGTCCACGAAAAATGCCTGGATTTAGTGATTATGAATCTTCAACAGATGAAGATAATGTTCAAGAACAAAGAAAGAAATCAATTGAAGTTATGTTGGGTGATATGGTTCTCAACAATAAACAATTGATTCGACCAGAAATGCCTGAAGAAGAGAAAGCAAAACTTGCTAAACAGAGAGCAGAGCAAACAGAAAAAGATAAAAAATGTCCCTCTTGTGAATTGAAAAAGAAATTGCGTGAAGATATCATTGAAGAACTTCAGAAAAACGGATACACCCCCAATTGGGAAAACGAAACATATAAAGAAATGTTTATGACTTTATGGAATGTTCGTGTTAAAAGTATTGAGTCAAGAGAACCCAAAAAAGAAGGCGGATGTCCTTCTTGTGAAGCAAAAAAACAATTGCGTGACAAAATTATACAAGAACTTCTTGATGAAGGTATAGAAAAGAATTCATTGGAATTTAATAAGAAGTTTCAATCAATATGGGAATCACGAACATAACAATAATTATGTGTGATTCCAATATGTAACACTAATTGATGGTGCATATTGTGGAGGGGATGAGGCAGAAGCGGCAAGTGGACTAGGTTCTGATTCTGTTGAGTAAAACGATAAAAATACAATACTATCGCTATTATCATATGTTTCGTCATCTCGCAATCGAATCATTAATCTTAATTTGTTATTGTAGTTCGCAAATGCATCTTTCGCCGCATCTGTAATATCAAAATTAACAAGTTGTCCTGCGGTAACAGTTCTTCTTGTAGCACTTAAACCAAAATCATATAAATTATCAGTGTATGAATCATTGTTTGCACCAATAACACCACCACTTATATCTAACCATTGTGCAGTAGTTCCTGTGGGTACTGCATTATGTTCTGCTGTTGAACCTGTTGTACCAAGTCCTTGATTGTCCCATAGGTTTGAACCGTGTGTTCCACCTTCTGTTATGGCAAATTCACCAGTTGAACCAAGTGTTGCAGTTCCAGAATAATCATACTCCCACCAAGTAGCATTTTCGGTAAACACTTCATTTGCTGTAGTGCCTGGATGAAAACGGTAAAAATCAAAAATATAATTACCTGTTTTTGGTACAGTGTTTGACTTATAGTAATATAATGAAAGTTGGCAACTTTCTAAATAATCACCATTTGTTATACCTGCACTATTTAAATCAAATTCAAGAAGTGTCCTTGCAACATAATCACCATCTGCACCTGCTCCATCGTCAGGTGTGAGAAAACTTTTACTTAGTGTCCAATATCCGTGAGTTGTGCCCTTTGGCATAACACCTTGAAAATTTCCCTTTGCATCAAAACCAACCACCAGTGCTTTTGAATTTGGTAGTTTCCTATTTGGATTTTCTCTGTTTATTGAACAATCTTTATCAGGAAGAATCCTGCTATGACTTTTCTGTATGTAAACATTACCATCAGCATCCTTTGCGGATGTTACACCATCAGCGTGGAGCATATGCTTTAATGCTTTTCTGGTCTGATGCCTTGCCATTTATTAACTACCGATATATCGAATTTTTGCTGAAGCGTTGTCCGATAAAATACAAACTTTATTTGCATCATCTACTTCGATGAATATAGTATCAAATTCTCTCAATGGGAATCCATTAGTATCTAATCCTGTTGATGTGTTCCCACCAACATAAACATATTCAGATGTTGTTCCTGTGTCGAATGCTTGAATCCTAATACCACTTGAGAGTCCGTGTGAGTCTAAAGATATGCCAGCATCGAGTCCAGTTATTATTGCACCATTTGTCAATCCTGTTGGTAATACAACACTGATTGCTGGCATCGTACTTACGGTAACACCGCCACTGATTCCTATCAAGGAAGTAGAATCAATGGAAACTTGCCCTGTAACACCAACTGCTGTACCACCTGTACCGTAAACTGCTACCCCTGTAGTCGAATTCACATTTGCAGTACCAAGAACATATACACTACCTGTTATGGATGGACTGCCACTGATTCCTATCAAGGAAGTAGAATCAATGGAAACTTGCCCTGTAACACCAACTGCTGTACCACCTGTACCATACACTCCAATTTGTGCGAATGCACCGTCTGTCGTTATACCTACGATTAAGTCTTCAACAATTGCACTTACGGTCAATCCTTCATCACCAGTTATTCGCACTCTCATTGCAGTTACACCCGCAACTGCATCATAAGTCAATCCATTATAAACTTCTTCGATGTATCCACCTACTGTAGATGAAGCACTTAAATCTATTGGTAGAGGAGTCGCATTATCCACCCAATCCCAAGTTGTTCCACCGTTATCAAAAGCAAGTCCCATCATTTGATAGTGACCTGTAGTTCCTGTTGATTCAAAATGGCTCTTAATTTCGTATATTCCACCGTTAGCGGAAATGTTTACATTGTCATCTATTGGCATTTTACAAACTCCTTGATATTTTGTTTACCTAATATGTATAAATAATCTTGAACCACTTTACAAATATGGTATGATTACTTATATGAATGAGAGGATAAATGATGATTTTTGAAGATTCTAATAAATTTGTGTCCGAAGTAGAGGACTATGTAAGAAGTAATGGTGGTGGATATATTGAAGCCATTTTGGAACTATGTGACAAGCATACTATTGAACCACAGGTGGCGGCAAAATTTTTAACACAACCAATAATCGAGAAGATACAGGCAGAAGGCGAAGACTTCAATTTACTCCCAAGAGGGGCAAGACTACCGATATGACAGGATATAATGCTTTCTGCATTTATCTTGGACTGAAGTTACACTTCACGAAGGAATCTTACGACTACATTAAGTTCAACGGTAAAACGAAGGCAAATGTAAAAACCTACAACAATCGAAAAGACAGACACTTTTTCGATAGACTGGCAAAGACACAGAAGAAAGATGTCTTTGGTTTTTTGGTTGCCAATTTTGTTGCAAGAGGTGATTTTTGGGTGGGTGATATCTTCGATGATGATGCAGAGAGAATATTCACAGAATGGAAGAAACGCCTGCAATCACTCACTATGGTATTTTCTGAAGACATCAATAAAATCATCAAAGAAATGTTAAATTCTGAAATGAATTTTGACGATATATTTATATCAGAGAATGGCAGACATCCATTGCTAATGAAAATGGTCTTGCGTGAAGATATCGCCATTGAATCTTTTATTATAATGAATAAGTTTCTAGGGTTCGACCGACAATTCGACAAAGATATGGAAGATGATTTGCTTTGGGAAGAATTGCGAATCAAGTGTCTAAAGTATGAACCATTTGTGGCGATAAAAGACACAACAAAACATCGTAAAATTTTACTAAATAAATTGGAAGAAAGTATTTGACTTTCCTCTAATATACCGTATACTACTAGTAATAAGTCGTACACTTCGTACACAACACAAGGAGAAAATACTATGGGATTTTCAGATTTTAAAAAGAACTCAACAGGCGGGTTCGACAAACTAACGGATGCAATGAACAAACTTTCAAAGGGTTCAGAATCATATAAAGATGATAGGTTCTGGCGTCCAGAACTAGACAAGTCAAGTAACGGTTATGCTGTTATTCGATTCTTGCCAGCAGTAGATGGAGAAGATGTACCGTGGGCAAGATTGTTCAATCACGGTTTCAAAGGACCTGGTGGTTGGTTGATTGATAATTGTCCAACAACAATTGGTGGTAAGTGTCCAATATGTGAAGCAAATGGTCTTCTATGGAACAGTGGAATAGATTCCGACAAGGACATTGCACGAAACCGTAAACGAAAGTTGTCATACATTTCAAATATTATGGTTGTGAGTGACCCTGCTAATCCACAAAACGAAGGTAAGATTTTCCTTTACAAATTCGGTAAGAAGATTTTTGATAAAATCAACGAAGCAATGAATCCAGAGTTTGAAGATGAAACTCCAGTGAATCCTTTTGATTTCTGGGAAGGTGCAAACTTTAAATTGAAGGTTCGTAAGGTTGCAGGATTTATCAATTATGATAAGAGTGAATTTGAATCCGCAAGTGCATTGCTTGATGGTAACGATGAAGCATTAGAAGCATTGTGGAAAACACAATACTCTCTTTCAGAGTTTACTGAGAAGACAAACTTCAAGAGTTATGATGACCTTGCTAATCGTCTGAGTCAAGTTACAGGTGGTGGAAGTGCTTCTGCATCTGTCCGTGCAGAAGATGTAAATTCTGTATCCCCACCCAAGTCTGAAGATAATTCATCGTCTTCAGCAGTCGATGCTCCCTCAGTGGATGATGCGGATTCCGGCGATGCCCTCTCGTACTTTGAGAAGTTGGCAAACGAAGGTTGATTTTTAATTAAACCTAGATGAAGGAAGGGGACACATTAATTTGTGTCCCCTTTTTTATTAGAATCTTCGGTTTCGTAAAGAGTTTAGACTGCTATCCGTGTTTCTCGTATTTATTGGCATTATCATACTCTGATTATTATTTACTACATTATTAGATTGTATTGGTGTGTTAATTGTTTGTGCTTGCGATGCAGACCCTGAAGAATTTCTCAATGCATTGTTGATGTCTTGATTTGAATTGAATACCAATCCTATACCACCCGCACTATCAAGTTCCGTCATTGATGATGACAATTGACTGATAGCATCCGCAAGTTTACTTACTGCTTTTGATTTTGCATCTAATGCCTTTTCTGGAATCATACTAATTCCATCCATAAACACAGAGAAAGCATCAACAGAAACATCAGCATTTTGGAATGTTAGAATTGCCATCATACCTGCGGTAAGTTCACCAATTGCTGGACCAATCGTTGCGAATTGCGGACCCATACCTGCAATTTCTTGTAATACTTCAAGAGGTCCTTTAGTTTCTTCGGATTCAATTCCAAGTAAACTTCCAAACCAACCAGAAACTTTCTTCATTCCCCCACCAATTAAATCACCCAAACCTGCTAATGCGCCAGGTTTGTTTGTCATAAAGGCAGTTACTGCACCTGCAAGTCCAGAAACCACACCAATAGTTTCGTGGATGCTATCACCGTCAATTTCAACTGCACCGAATGCTTGAATACCATCTATTAAACTGTAAATGCCTTTTGCACCTTCTTCAATTCCTGCACCAATTGCACCGAATGAAGTTAATGCACCAAGAACATCCATTGGACTTGCGGATGGTTCACCACCAAACCAACCAGATACCCAATCTCCAACAGAACCAATAACATTACCAACACTTGATGCAACACCACCCACAACTTCTAATGCCATAAATGCGGCAAGTGCTATTGTAACTGCACCAATACCTGCGGCGGCGAGGAGTAATCCGCCTGAGGGAGCATGTGCAAGTTCAATAAATTTGTCTATTATTCTTGTGAGTGTATCACCGACTGCACCTATAATTAATCCAATACCTTCTGCAACAATTTTAAATCCTCTTGCAAACGGTTCGGCCGCATCTGCGAATAGAGTCATAGCATATGCAAATGGGATTAATGCCACACCGAGTGCGGCAATAGCCAGAGAACCTGCAAGTATAAGTGGAATCACTAAACCCATCGCTGCCGCTACAACTGCAAATGCGGCCAATGCTCCAAGTCCGATGAATACATCTTTCCAAGAAACACCTGCAAACATTCCTATCGCAAATGCAAACGGAATTAGTGCTACACCAAGTGCGGCAATTGCCAACGCACCCATTAACATTTGTGTTGCAAACATTCCCATAACACCTGCGGCAACAGCAAATGCTACCAACGCCCCTGCACCAATAAATACTTGTTTAAAATCGATACCTGTAAATTGTTTTAAACCAAACGCAAATGGTACAAGTGCAATACCAAGAAGTCCTATAGCAATAATACCTTTAAATACTTTTGCATTTCCAAACGCACCAATACCTTTTGCAAGTCCAGTGAGTAATCCCTGAATACCTTTACCGAGTGCTTTACCTGTTGCGGCGAGGATTTTGAGGAATCCACCACCACCACCACCTTCTTTGTCACCTTTATCATCACCCCCAAGTGCGGCGATAAGTTCATCGTGTCGTACTTCTTCTGCTCTTGCTTCTTCCCCTGCTTCTTCTTTTCCATCATCATCAGCCATCGTATCAAGAAGGTCGTGAAGATAGCCTGGACTTCTAACACCCAAACCATCAATGATGTTTTGATTCATTTCACGGAGAACATCAGTTTGTGCATTTAATTGAGCAGACTCAACATCACCCTCAGATATTTCATCACCATAATAATCAACCCCACCAGACATCTGTGCAAGTTTTGCTTGATAATTATCAGATTCATTTACTGCATCTTGCTGTTGTGCTTGCTCTACTCTACCTGTGGTAATTGCGGTTGCTTCTTTTCTTTCTCTTCGTCTGCGAATTAAAGAACCCGCAAATTTACCCATAATACCACCACCAAGAACATTTTCTGCCATCTTATCTAAAGATGGCAAGGTATCCATTATAGCACCTTTAAGTATTCCTTGGGCACTCGCTATAGATTCCATTCCATTTTGAACGGTATCTGTCATATATTCAAGACGAGCCTTTTCGTCATCATTTAAATTAGACGAAGCATCACGAATTGCAAGCATTTCACTGCGAATCTTTGTTGCTTGTTCTTGGTCGGCACTCATCAATTCATTTGATAGTTCCAACAATCTAGTTTCTAATGATTTTGCAACTTCACTTACAGGTTCTTTGAATGCATCAATACCGTCTCGCATCGAACGAATATTATTCTCTGCAAAGGTATTGATGTCATAGGACACTCTATCTGCCCATTTTTGAGTTGCTCTAAATGATGAATTTAAAGATTTGGAAAATCCACTCAAAGAATCTCTACGAGAATCCATAAAGTTCTCAAGAGATTTGGTCATCCCCATCGCTGACTGAGCAACCTTCTCTAATGAACTAACAGAAAACCCTCTAAAAATATTTTGAAGGTCTGTTGCGGCATCATCGAACTTTGATAATCCCTTATCAAACTTCTTTATAATGTTATCCATTCTTTTTTCGTCAGCCATTTATTTTCCTATCGCCTTTGTGATTGTTCTTTCTGAATCCTTGCGTTTTCCTCTTCGACATAATTATTCAAAAGCATCACATATAAATCCCTCTCCCAAGGCATCATTTCTTCTACCTCACTCAAACTCCACCCATGATGTTGCATCATTGCGAAGTTCGTTTTTATCATATTAGTTAGGTTGTTGTGAGAGAGGCAGAGTCGAAAAAATCCTGTAGTCCTGTTAGTTTAATTTTGTTTTTCTTCTTACACTTCGGGCAAGTAAATTTAATTTCGTGTTGTACTTTTGGCATATTCTCAAAGAATGTAGAAATCTTCTTGAATTGTTCTTGAGGTAACGAATCAATAAATTCATCAATTTCATTCCTATCAAAATCATTATAGACTTGTTCTTCGTCATAAATGGAATCAATGCATCGTGTAATAGTATCAAATATAAATTCTGGACTAGATTCTTCGCCAGGTTTCACATCTTTCATTAAATCTAATGTTGGATATTTCATAACCACACCAACATCACTTGTTAGTTGGATTTTAAATTCTTGTTTCTCTTCTGGAAATATAACACCAACATCTTTAAGGTCAACCTTTGCATTGAATCCTTCATTACATCCACCACATTTAAGATTTACATTGACAATATCATCAATAGACTTGATTCTTAATTGTAGGAATAGATATTCAATGTCGAACATTGGAAGGTTATCTACATCAACCTTTCCATCGGTGCAGTTTCCTATGATTTGTTTCATTACATTAGAAACATCTGCTTGTTTACCACTCTCCATTGCCATAAGAAGAAGTTTCTCTTCTTTAACCAAGAATGGTCTATATTTAATTTTCTTCCCTGTTGAGGGCAACTCCATATCATAGAACGGAGTGTTGATTTTCGGTAACGCCATAATAATCTCCTATTATTTAAAGTTCATCTGCGGGAATTTCTTCCCATTTGCGATATGCAAATTCCACAGTTTGTTTGTTATATGTATCTCTTGTTTCGTATCCCAATTCTATGGAACTAATACTTTTGGGATACACTTCTTGAATTCTCACACCATAAATTGGTTTAATTTTCGGTTGTTCTTGTTGTTGTGCGGGCGGTGGTGCTTGAGTTACTGCTTGTTGGGATGGATACTGATAAATCTCAATGTCAGAAATATAGTTATCATAATAATCAAAGTCACCTGTTTTTGTTTTGTATATGATGTCTTGCCAAGCAGTGAATAATTTTCGTAACCACATCTCTGAATCTAATCTAAAAGTCAGAGTCAAATCACCAGAAAATAATCGTTCATATACTGTTTCTCTTACTGGACCATTTATTCTATATGGTTGAGTAGATAAACCTGTTCCAGGCAATGACGCAACTTCACAATTCATCGTTATCAATCTTTTACCGTTAGCACCCGCACCACCTGGTCCTGTACCAAATGGTATTTGTACTGTGTTTGACGGTGAAGAACCCAATTGCTGTGCGGCCGCTTCATACCCCCTACCCATAATAACCACCTCATATAGAGTTGGTTTAACTATCCCACCTCTGAGGTTGGACATCATATCATTTACATTGTTTTTAATTCTTGGTGCTGTCATTTATGATAGTTCTTCTCTTATTGTCTGTTTCCAAATCCTTTTCTTACCCCGTTTCTTGAATCGTTCTACTGGTAAATTGATTGCAATTGGCCAGTCGGGTGCTGATATATTTATAAGATTTCCTTGAATTTTATTGATTTTATATCTACGAAAACAGGATTTGAATATTTTCCACTTCTTATCTCGTTTCATTTTTTCATATGGTAGGATGATACGAGTACCTTTGGTTAGTTTACCGTTATTGGTATATCTCATTAACTCTAAAAACATTGATAGTCTTCTTTTTGGTGGAATATAATGAAAATTGATACCGAATATAGTATCGCCTTTTCTGTGCATTAATAGTATTAGTGGAAATGAATCATAAAAAGGTAATGTGGCCTTGTATTCTGGTTCATTGTAAAAGAAAAAATACAGATTACCTAACAAAAACCTATTTGCTATTCTTGAAGGGTCTGTTATAATTTGCTGTCTAATTTGGTTACGGTCACTACTTTTAATTTTTTCATTTACTATGTTCCGAAACCACTTATAATTTTCTACACTATTATTAATACCAGAATTGATTCTTTTTCTTATATCATGAAAAGCATCAAATATGCTTGCTTTCTCGAATATTTTACTTTTAGCCATTTTTATTTCCTGCGAATAGTGTGTCTTCTGTTATGATTTGAAATTTCCACCCCCTGTTCTCCGCATATTCTTTTGCGGCATCCCATTTGGCAGAGTTGATTGCCCAAGTCTTTACTTCATTGATAAATCTTTTAGTTTTCCGTGAAGGTTTGTCTGGTGGTTGGCATTGCTTCTTTGGTTTAATTTCAATTAATCGAGTTTCATTATGACCATTCTTATTTTTGGTTTTGATAAGAAAATCTACAAAATATCTATGCATTCTACCATCAATAGGTGATTTATATGGTATAAATAATTCCTCAGAACCCCATTCAACAATAGCATCTTTGATATCACAAAAAACCATGAACCTGCGTTCCCACAAAGACCTATAAATAATGTTAGTGGGGTCACCCATGTATTTATGAGGATTTTTAGGTCGAAATTTTCCTTTGTAAGACATACATAATATGTAGCAGAACTTTAGCAGGAGAAATGAATGGCAACCAATTTAATCAAATTCCCGTTAGACTTAGATGAAAATCCAGAAAATCATCACTATATGGTCTTTAGAATTTATTCAAACTCATCCGCATCGTTGTCGGGTAGTAAGAAATCATCAGGAATTTCTTCCCGACCGAATGCAGAAGATGCATTGTTATCTAAATTAGATAATACCAGAGGACAACAACCAGAATATAAAGGCGCCGCTGAACAAAGTAATGATAATTTACTTGAAGAAGTTGGTGGTGCGTTTGGTAGTGCAGGGGAAGCGGCAAAGGAAGGCGTAAAGTCAGTATTTTCAGATACAACCTATAGTCCTGCAAAGAAAATCAATCAAGATGCAATATATCTCCCATTCCCACAAACAATTAATATGAGTGATGGGTGGGATTGGGAATCGGTGTCTTTTCAGTCATCTGCTTTGGGTGAATTATTAAAAGGCAATGTAGATGAGGCAGCAACAAAAGCAGTAAGTGGGGTCATGGGTAGTGTTTCAAAATTGGCAGGTAATGAAAATGCCGATAGGTTAATAATGCACAAACAACGAAAAGCAGTAAACCCCAGAAAAGAATCTTTGTTCAATGAACCCGATATGAGAACATTTTCTTTTGAGTTTGACTTTGCTCCACGAAATCAAAAAGAAACAGATACCGCACAACAAATTATACAACTCTTTAAATATCACGCATCGCCAGAATTATATGATGGTGATAATGCTTTGTATAATTACCCATCAGAATTTCAAATTTATTTTGTATCGAATGGAAAAGAAAATAAATATATTGGTAAAATTGACAGGTGTGCTATGACTAGTTGTAGTGTAAACTACACAGGTGCGAATATATGGTCAGCATTCTCGGAGAATGGCGCACCAACACATCTTAAACTTACAGTTGAACTTACAGAGTTGTCACTTCAATCCAGAAACAACTTGAAACGAATGGACGGTGAATGATGGCATTTTTTGATAAATTCCCATTAACAAGATATGATATTGACAAGAGTGGTAACACTACAATTTCTGTTGATATTCTTAAAAGAATAAATTTTCGTGAAAGTGTTAGAAACGAATCTCATTATTATCAAAATTATACAATAGAAGATGGAGAAACTCCAGAAATTGTTTCTTTTAAGTTTTATGGTGAATCGGGATTGCATTGGATATTGTTATTGCTAAATGAAACCATAGACCCATATTTTCAATGGCCATTAAGTAACGATTCTCTTGAAAATTTTAATAAAAAGAAATATGAAGGCCAAGCATTTTATTTTAGTGGTGATGATTTATACTTTGATAAAAACACAGAGGTATATGTAAGCAGTAGAAGTGGAACGAAACATAAAGAAATTCGAGGTCTTGTAAAAGAATGGGACGCAACTTACAGAAAATTAGTTCTCTATAATACAGAAGGAACTTTTCTTGTGGGTGATACTGTATCAGGTACATCGTCTGTCGGAACTATTAGCAGATTGGTTGATATACATTCGCAAGCAGTGCATCACTTTAAAGATAATAATGGTGATACAATTAACCCATTAGGTACTCCACCAAACGATGATGGTATTCAAGTAGTTGTTGGTCAGACAGGTGATTCTCCTTACGATGTTACTGCGGCGACATTTGGTAATAGTGTTCTTTGGTCTTATGTTACAAGTAATGATGAAAGTATAACAACTCATTCTGTAGTAACCAATCAAACATATGAAAATGATTTAAACGAATCAAAAAGAAGCATCAAGGTATTACAAAGAAATCTATTGGATGGTATAATAAATGATTTTGAAAAGGTTATTAAATAATGGGTGAAGATGTCAGAAAAATAGGTGTTGCACGGTTCGACCAAGCAAATCCAATACAAACTGCCAGAGATGAGTATGCGGGTGATAATGATTATCAATTAGATTCGATTAAAATTATTTCTGCATCTGGTGCCGACATAGACATTTCTAATGTGTTTATTGGTGCATCAATATATGAAGATATATTTTCAAATACTATGTCGGCGGCCGTAAGTTTTCAAGATACAAACAACCTTGTCAAACATCTTCCTATTATTGGTCAACAAGAAAAATTAGAGATTATTTTTAAAATACCAGGCGAGAGTAATGTCACATATAATTTTGATATATTCAGAGTTTCAGTAAGGACACTTTCAACGGTTGGAAAAAAGCAATCGGTTACACTTAATGCGGTATCAACAGAGCAATTTAAAAATATACACACAAAAGTCAGCAAATCATATTATGCACCAATACACGAAACCATTAAAAACATATATGATGAATTTTTAAGTGGTGACAAAAAATTAGATATTCAGGTTGATACAGATTCTGAAAAGAGAAAATTTATTATACCAAATTGGCATCCCCTCGATGCTATTGATTGGTTGAAGCAACGAGCAATACCTTCCGATAATCCAGATGCTTGTCATTATCTTTTTTATGAAGATAGGGATGGATTTAAATTTACGACAATTGAAAAATTGTTTGAAGTAAAGAAACCAAAGATGGAATATTTCTATATGCCAAGAAGATATAGAGATACAAATACAAGATTTCGTGACCCCGGCTATGAATTCCGAAATATTCAAAGATTAATCATTGAAGAACCAGGCGACCGATTGGAAGAAAATATCAGGGGAATGTACGGTTCTAAAATTCTAACACACGACATTGTTAGAAAGAAATACAAATTTACAGAATATAGTATGAAAAATGAATATAAAAAAACCGACCATGTCGAAAAAGAATATCCTATCGCAGAAAAAATAGATAAATTTAGTGATAACCCCGATACATATTTTGCACTTCAACCCATTCATAAGAATTTAAATATGGAAAATGATAGGGGCGGAGATACCGTTGAACAAAATGAAAAATATTCAAAATGGTTACTAAAAAGAAAATCATTACTACGACAAATTGGTTCTCAAGTTGTAAATGTTCATATTTCTGGTGATTCACGAAGAAAATGTGGGGATGTGGTATTGTTGCAAGTGACTCCATTGGAGCCTGGTACAATAGAAGACCATAACATAGATAAATATATTTCAGGGAAGTATCTTGTGACTTCCATTAAACACAACTTAACACCTGATGGATATTGGATGGATATGGAACTAGGTAAAGATTCCGTACAAGAACCATATCCAGAGGAGTCCAATTTCTTGAAAGAAGAAGGTTAAATAAATGGCACTAAATTTTAATCAATTTAACGAAATAACTGAGGGGTTACACCTACTCAATGAAAAACAAATCATTGTAGGTGGTGGTGCTAATTACGGTCAGATTGTGTTTTTAGTTGGCGGTGCAGGTAGTGGTAAGGGATTCGCATTAAAACATTTCTTACAAGGAACTAAGTTCAAGGTTCGTGATGTTGATGCTTGGAAAGCCGCATTCTTGAAACTTGCCGCTCTTAAACAAAAATATCCCGAACTTCGTATACTGGATATGAATGTTCCTGACGATGTTACAACACTTCACAAATGGATAAAAAAGAAAGGCATCAAAGATAAAACTCTTGATGCTTTGTTGTCGCAAGTAAAGGTTGGAAAAGCACCAAATATTATTTTCGATATTTCATACAAAGAAAAAAATGATATCGATGCAATTCTCCCTTCATTAATAGAGGCTGGATACAATCCAATAAATGTTCATGTTATTTGGGTATTGACCAATTATGGTATTGCAGTAATGCAAAATCGTGACCCAAAAAGAGGAAGAGTTGTATCAGACCAAGTTATGTTAGATACACACGAAGGTGCATCAAACAATATGTGGCAAATGTTAAACAGTGGGACACCTTCTGGTATTGATGGTTCAGTTCATATTATTCTTGGTGGTAAAGACCACACCGTATTCTTTAAGGATGCAAATGGAGAACCACTGGATGGTTCACAAAAAAGTAAATACGGTACGGACAGAATCGTTATTAAAGATTTCAAATATCTCACACTCAAAGAACCAGGCAAAGAAATGACAAGTGATGCAGATTTGAGAGGACAGGCTATGGATTGGATAGTATCAAATGTACCAAGAACCTTAAAGAATAAAGGTATATTCCAATCGGATGTTTCAGTTACCGAAGCAACAAATATCATCTTACCGCAAATTTATTGTGATATGGACCAAGTGCTTGTAAATTTTCTTGATGGGGCAGAACAAGTTTTGGGCGTTCCATATACAGACAAAGATTTTTGGAATGATACAACAGATGATAAAAAAGAATTACTTACTAAAAAATCACCAAGATTATTCAGTAAATTAAATTGGATGGATGATGGTAAGAAGTTGTGGAAGTTTATTAACAAACACGACCCAAAGATTCTTTCAGCACATCCAACTAAATGGATGCCAAATGCAAAGAGTGATAAAGCAGAATGGGTAAAGAAAAATCTTGGTTTGTCAATGGATGATACACACTTGGTCAAGAGAGCAGAGAAAGTTCGATATGCTCTTTCCGATAAAGGTCAACCAAATATTTTGATTGATGACCATGCAAAGAATATTAAAGAATGGAATGCAAAAGGTGGCATCGGGATTTTACATCGAAATGCATCAGACACAATTGCAAAGTTAAAGAAAATGGGATTTTAAATTATGCAAGATTTTATGGGTAAGGATGGTTTTATATGGTTTCAGGGTGTTGTTGAAGATGTTGATGACCCCTTGATGCTTGGTAGATGTCGTGTTCGATGTTTAGGTTGGCATACTGATGATAAAGCACTAATTACAACTGAAGATTTGCCTTGGGCGCATCCGATACAACCAATTACTTCTGCCGCAATGAGTGGTATAGGTTCATCACCAACTGGTCTTGTGCCAGGGTCTTGGGTTGTTGGTTTCTTCCGTGATGGTGAAGATGCACAGCAACCAATTATAATGGGTTCAATTGGTGGTGTAGCAGAAGAAAAGACAGATAGAGATACAGGATTCAATGACCCACGAACAGATAAAGATTTAGAATTAGACCCAAGAGGAAATATGTTGGGTAAGGGAAAGAAAGTTCAAAAATATTATCGTGATGGTAATGGTGCAATAATTGTCAATCAAGATAAGGGCAAAAATTATCCAAAAGAAACTCATCTCAATGAATCTGACACAAATCGTTTAGCAAGAAATGAAAAAATTGATAAAACAATTGTACAACTCAAGAAAGATAATATTGACCAAAATGTTCCGACTGCTGACATCACTTGTGAACCAGTAAAGGCAGGATTGAAAAAGAAAACAACTTCAAAAAAGTCAGAAGAAGGTAAATGGACTGAACCCAAAACTGCATATGAAGCAAAGTATCCACATAATCATGTATATGAAAGTGAATCTGGTCATACTATTGAAGTAGATGACACCCCAAACAGAGAACGAATGCACAGATACCATAGAAGTGGTACATTTGAAGAATTGCATCCGAATGGTGATAGAGTTTTGAAAATTGTTAGAAATGACTATACTGTTATTCTTAAAAATGAATGTATTCATATTGACGGTTGGACAAATGTTACAATGGACAAGGCGTGTAAAATTTATGTAAATGCTGATGACGAAGATGGAAATCATTTAGATATTCATGTTGGTGATAATGCAAACTTAAACATTGAAGTCAACAAAGGAAATATCAACACTAAAATTGGTGAAGGTGATATGAATGTTGAATTGTCAAAAGGAAATATGCACACACACATCAATGGGGACTTTGAGCATTATGTTAGTGGTGATTATAATCTTAGAGTAGACGGACAATTAAGAACACAATCAGGTAAAAACACATACATGAATGCAGGACCAGATATTCACTTGAATCATCCTGGCTTTGCAGGGTAGGAGAACTAAATGGGACTTTTCGATTCAGGTTATAGCGAACTTCCAAGAAGCATAACACCAAAATTTGACCATCTTGCTCCGAAGATACCAGAACTTACATCAAACATTTCTGCTTCTGGGGTAAGCAATTTAATTACACGCCACCCCCTATGTGATGAGAACTTACTTAAAGATATTGATGGTCTTGCAAGTATGTCAAGTCTTCCGAGTATACCAAACCTTGAAGATGTGTTGAGTGCATCTGGTCTTTCAGGTATTCCTAAGAAACTTGACCCAAAGGCAATGTTTAACGGTGTTCCTGAATTTACAGGTTTGCAAGATATTCTTGGTATTCCAGATTTAGATGATATTGATTATGAAAAAGAAGCAAAAGCACTTGCTGACGATGTTTTATCTCAACTAAATATAACAAATCCCCTTGCAGACTTATGTGGTCAGGTACAGGGAGCGGGCGCTGATTTGCAAGACCAGTTGAGTCAGACAGAAATTAATAAAGGTGTAAACAATCTTATGCCTAACATTGATGTTCCTAAGTTCACAGATATAGTAGACATTCCAGAGGTCGGCGACCTCTTCTAAGTAAAACAGGTGGATAGTAAATAATGCCAACACTTAACCTTCCAAGTACAATAGAAATTCCATTTGAATCTCTCACTAATGAGCAGAGGAATGCTATTCATACAGTAATGACAGGTAAGGGATTAGACAATCCATTACGAGATAAAATTACTGCGTGTGTTTCTTTATGTGATTCTGAAATTGAATTTTTAGACAATTTAAATTTTAATAATCCCTCAAATTGTACTATGACAGAGCAAGTCAAACTAGACTTGGTTTATAAATTGGGGTTGTTGAAATATCATCTTGGTATTTTAGAAGAACATACCAACAGATTATCTGGTTCATCAATTAAATATGTTGATGATTTCTTTCAAAGATTATCTATTGCAGGTTCATATACAAATATAATGAAATCCATAACTGGAATTGATAGAGAACGATATAGTTATATCTTTTACAGTTTGATGGGTGCGGGTGATAAATGTCTTAATAAATGTCTTAAAGATTTTGTTGGTGACTGTGTTGCGGGTGATATTATCTGTGGGAAAATTTCTGCTTCTTCTGGTATACAAGGGATAGGGCAACAAGTATGCTCCAACGCTTCGATTACAAATGAAGTATTAAATTGCTTCATTCCTGGCATAATAGAATGCATTGAAGATGTAATTGAAAAAGACAATTTACATTATTGCCAAGCAAAATCTATCATTGATAATTATTCAGCAAGTGTTCGCATTTCTGAGGATGCTATTGCTGACCCAATTATCAGTCATATTATTGATTCGATGTTTGCAACACCACAACTTAAACAAGCATTGCTTGACATAAAGCAATCGGACGATACACAAAAAACAGATATATTCTTTCCTGAATTTGGTTTACCCAGACAAGAAAGACAAACAGGTGAAAATTGTGGATGTTGTGAAGGTGAATGGGTTGATATTCTTGAAGATATTACACCCGATTGTCTTGGTAGTCCATTAGTTGTTATTGGTCCAGCAGGACCTACTGGAGATGATGGCACAGATGCCTCAACAGGACCAGCAGGACCAACAGGTCCTCCCGGCGCTGATGGTGATTGTGGTTGCAACCCACTCGATGTTGGTGCATGTTGTTTTCAGGGAAATTGTTTTGAAGTGCAAGAACAACAATGTAATTTTTATGGTGGTGCGTTTTATGGTGAGTCTTCAGAATGTGCAAACATAGTATGTACACCACCACCAATTTGTGGTAGCGATGACCAATGTGATGATGGTGAAATTTGTTGTGCAGGTTCTTGCGTAACACCTTGCGAACATTCTGGTTGTGGTGTATGTCCACCTTGTTCGGAATGTGCTAATTGTAACACTCCGTGTGGTGGTGTATGTGATTGCGGTGAAGGTAAAACTTGTTGCAATGATATGTGTGTAACAGAATGTCCAAATGGCGGATGCCCGCATTGCCAAGGTGCTTGTTGTCCAGAAGGAACAAGTTGTTGCGGTGGTGCAGGATGTTGTCCAGATTCTAGTGAATGTTGTACAACAGATAATGGAATGGTGTGCTGTCCATCTGGTCAAAGTTGCTGTGATGGTGAATGTTGCGATGGTGGATGTTGCGGTGGTGAATGCTGTGAAGGTAGAGACTGTTGCGGTGGTAAATGCTGTGAAGTAGGTGTGCCTTGCTGTGATGGAAATTGTGGTGGATGTCCTAACGGAAGTTGCCCAGACCCACTCAACTGTGGGTGTGGATGTGGACCGTTGCAAATATGTTGTGGTGGTGATGATTGTTGTTCGCCTGAGAAATGTTGCAATGGTGGATGTTGTCCAGATGGGCAGATGTGTTGTAATAACATTTGTAAAACAATATGCAATGGTGGATGCCCAGATTGTGGTGGTGTTGGATGTTGTTCAGAATCTGAACCTTGTTGTTCAGCAGACGGTATATGTGAACCATTTTGCACCGGCACTACCGTATGTCCAAATCCACTTACACCATGTGGTCCTTGTGGATGTGATGACGATGAATGGTGTTGCGAAAGTAGTGATGAGTGTTGTTCAACAATAGATGAACCTTGTTGTTCAGAAGGGAGTGGATGTGGGCCTTATTGCCCTGGCACTTCGACCTGTCCAGACCCAGATAGAGAATGTGGTCCTTGTGGATGTAATGATTTTATGGACCCAGATAACATCAATCGTACTTGCTGTAACGATGTTTGTTGGGTATCTGATGACCCTTGCCTTAAATGTTGTCAGCAGGGTGTTCAGCAGGGTGTTAACCTTACTTGCTGTGAAGGTAGCAATCCTTGTGGGAAAGACGATGGTACTGCCGAGTGTTGTGGGCCAGGTCAGACATGTGTGTATGGGACATGTTGTCCTTTTGATGATTGTTGTTGCATTCATCAATTTGATGATTGTGATACTCACGACCCTTGTGACCCTGTTGAATGTGAAAGGGACAACCCAGGTCCTTGGGACTTTGGGCAATCGACCTCGCCAACAATGGGGGGAGACACAGGAGACCAAGATTCACCCGCACCACTTGAAACTATAATTACAACAGCAGTATTCGGCAATGAACTTGAATCTGCGTTGAAGTCCATAGATGAGAATCCTGCGAAGAATGTAATTCCTGGCCAGGAAGGCGTTTGTCTAACATCTATAGTGTTAAGAGTCACAACACGCTGTAATGTAAGTATGGTTAATGACCCGCCTGACAACATCGGAGAACCACCAGGACCAAATCATGGTGAAATTTGCTTGAAGACTCTGAGGCAGTTTATAACAGCGAGCGAATCACATAGATGTGTACATCCCGATGACCCTATAATTAAGAGATGGGAGAGGGATGATGAAAGTAATTTGTATACAGATGATGAAGGTGAACATTGCACATACATCTTCTCTTTGAAGAGAAGAACCATAGGGGGCCCCTGCAATTGTATAGGATTACATCAAGTTGAACCGCCGAGACGGTGGAAGGAAGAAGCCAAATGGTTTCCGAAAGAGCCACCTTATCCGTGTCATAAGTGCGATACTGTATGTTCGGACACGCATAATGCGTTTGTCCGCGCCATGAAAGAATTGCATGGTGAACCGCATGCCACATGTTCATGTCCATGCGGTGGTCCTGGCGAACCTCCATGTGAACCAGACCGCAGTGTGTGGATTCCAGACCCGCCTTGCTCTGAAAATAGAGAATTTTGTGTAGATGAAAATGGTATAGGAAATTGCTGTAAAGAAAATGAAACCTGTTGTGGTGGTGAATGTAAAAGTGGAAGGGGTATATGTTGTTATAGTGAAGTAACAAAAAAATATTCATTCTGTTCTGGTGGTTGCTGTAATAAATTAGATGCAGATGGAAATGTAATATGTAAAGATATTAATGGAAATTGTCCTAGCATTGGAACAGAATCTACAATATTAATCTTACCAGAAGATAGAACTTATGGTGCATTCTTACTCGATAACAGTAAAGATAATATATCAATAGAAAAATCATTCGATGGTGGGGGTAGATTATTAAACTTTAAAGTTTCATCTAAACCAGTGGTAGGCGCCCAAGACGAATTGAGTGTTTCTATTCCTCTATCCAAACCAGTAAATACACAATCAAAAATTATAACTGCTCCTGTACAATTTCAAATTGTAAATTTTGTTGCAGATGATGGTATTAAGAGTGTACCTAGACCAGCATCAAGAATTGCCAATGCTCAAACAGATTCTAAATCGAATATTTCTGTTGCAGAATTAAGAGATACTGAAGATTTAGGTATAGCAGGGTTTGAAGGATTTGGAACTTCTGCCAAGACAATTAAAGGTTCTATGACAGCAACCATCCAAAGTGACGGTATACTTGGAAATAGTCAAGTAATATCTTTTGTTAGTGGTTCAAATATTAGACTTGATACAAATGAAGCATCTAATATTATTAGAATATCTGTAGATGACTTAAATCTTTTTGAATTGGTTGATATTGATGCCGAAAGTCCTGATGATAATGATATATTACAATGGGATTCCTCGTCTTCAAAATGGAAAGCAGTTGCAATTGCTCAAGGTGAAGCAGGTGATACAGGACCTATTGGTGGTTCAGATAAACAAATTCTCTACAGTGATGGTGTGGGTGCTTCTGGTTCACCAAACCTAACTTTTGATTACGATACCAATACTGTAGGAATTACTGCAACCGTTGATTTGAATCAGGGATTCACCGCAGGGGATACTTGTTACTTCCAAGACAATGAAGTTAATAGAGCAAAACTTAAAGATTATAGTGAAGTTGTATATGATAATGGTGATTTGGATACTTCACCGACCATCTTGAGTTTTGGGAATGGTAATGTTCAAAAATTGAGAATAACATTTGGTGGTACTATGTCATTCGGTTTGGTGAACCCACCCCCATCAAATTCAAATGGAACGATGACTTTAATTATTACTGATGGTGCAACAAACGGAAATGCACAATGGCCAGGCACAGTGAAATGGGCGGGTGGTACTGCCCCATCATTGTCTGCAAGTGGTACAGACATTGTTACCATTATGACAAATGATAATGGAACTAGTTATTATGGGTTCGTTGGTGGTATAGGGTTTAGTTAATGCCAATTTTAAACATCCCAGATACAATTGATATTGATTTTGATGCCTTAACAAACGAGCAACGAAATGCTATTCAATTGATTATGGAAGGTGAAGGATTAAAAAACCCATTAGCAAAGAAAATAAAAGAATGCACAGATTTAGTTGAACAACAAATTTCTCTTATTGAAGAATTTAATTTAGTAGAAGTTGGAATAAACGAGCAACAAAGAACAGATTTAGTATTTCTCTTAACTGCATTAAATATTGCCTTTGAAGAATTACGATTGTTTAGTGATAAAATATCAGGAAGTTCCAAAGGAACTCTTAATGATTTCTTTGAACGATTGAGTGTGGCGGGCACTTACACAAGAATTATGAAATCCATAAGTGGCAAAGATGAAGAAAAATATTCTTATATCTTTGATGTGGTTATGGGTGGTGGGGATTTATGTTTAGACAGAGTATTGAAACATTTAAGTTGTAATGACACAGCAACAAATACTGTATGTGGAAACTTAGATGCAGGTGCAGGTATTGTTGGATTGTCACAGTATATTAGGAATAATCCTTCTGATATTATTAGCATTATTACTTGTTTGATTCCTTCCATTATAGAATGTGTTCGTAACTTAACAGACGATGACAAATACTGCAAAGCAAGACAAATTATTGATAGGTATGCTATCGGTGAAAAGATTTCTAGTGATATTTTAAATGACCCATTATACAACGAAGTAATTAAACAAGTCGTTGGTAGTTATGAATTAAAACAATCGTTACTAGAATTAGAAAGAGAAATTGAAGCAACAGATTTTGCAACAAGAACCACTTCAAAGTTTTTTAAGGAGTTCCCCTACGAACCACCTGTTCCACAATCAAACACAGAAAATTTAGATGATAATTGTGATGGGTGTTGCGAAGTAAGTGTAAAATTTGAACCACTTGAATTTGACTGTACAAGAAATATTATATTTGTAGGTCCTACAGGACCGCCAGGAAGAAATAAAGATGCTCCTGCTGGTCCTGTAGGACCTCCAGGTCCTACAGGTGAATGTGATTGTCAACCTATTATTCTTGGGGCGTGTTGTATTGGTGTGAGTTGTTTGGAAGCAACACAAAATCAATGTTCATATTATGGTGGTGATTATTATGGGGATGGTACTTCTTGTACTCAAGTATTTTGTTCTGATGGTTCTAATTGTGAAACCGATTTACATTGTACATATCCTCAAATTTGTTGTGATGGAGAATGTACAACTCCTTGCTCCTCTGAGTTTGGTGGTGGTTGTCCACCCTGTCCAGAATGTCCAGATGAACAATTTTCTTGTGGTGGTGAATGTTGTAGTGGTTGTTGTGTATGGGGTGGTGAAAGTTTTATATGTGAAGACTGTGGGGGGAATAATCATTCTTGTTGTGGTGCTGATGGTTGTTGTCCAAATGATAAATGTTGTGGTAATGTGTGTTGTGAAGGAACACAAATATGTTGCCGAGGTCAATGTCACGATATAACTGATATCGAATGTTGCGGTGAATATGATAACTTTGAACCTTGCAGTAATGGATATGATGTTGAATGTTGTCCAGAAGGTGAATGTTGTTTTGATGATGACGGTAAACCTATGTGTTGTGATGATTGTTGTCATGGTGCATGTTGCAATGATAATCAACAATGTTGCACACATTCAATAACAAATGATGTTTCTCGTTGTTGTCCGTTAAATCATTGTTGCTGTGAAGGTATTGATGCAGAGGGAAATCCATTTCTATCGTGTTGCGATGATAATCATATTTGTTGTAATGGACAATGCATAATAAACACATCTGAAGATTTTAGACATTGCAATCCTGATTATTGTACATCAAATGAAAAATGCAAAGAACCTTGTTATGACCAATTAAGGGATGAAGTTGCTTGTTGTATGCATTGGGAAACTTGTTGTGGTGGTGAATGTTTCAATACAACAGACGATACAAGAGAAGATTATGTTGGGGAGTGGTTTACTTGTTGTCAAAATGATATAGAAAACTCACCACATTTTGGTGAATGGAAAGGTTGTATATTTGGATGTTGTCCTTTTCCAAATTGGCAAACAGGAGAAATTGTTTGTCGGAGTGGTCCTGGCAATGTATTTGAAGGAAGCAGACCGGGTGATTGCGGAACATCCAATGGTACTTGTGCGGATTGTCCTTGTCCTTGTTGGTGTTCTTGTAATACTGATGGTTTTGGTGGTGGTTGGATGGACGAAGAAGGTTTCGGTTGTAAAAAGTGGTGTCATATAACCGATTCTGGTGAAAATTATTGCGAAGCGGGCGGTTGTCCCGATTGGGATGATATGTATATTCCAAGAGATACTAGTAATTGTTTACTTGAATGTTATAACCCAGACCCAGACGGTGAATTGTGGCACTGGCACTTAGAGGGATGCGAGGTGATATGTGGTCCTTCGTTTGACGGACCAGAATGTGAAGAGATAGGATGTGACCCATACAATTCGCCGTGTGCGCCCTGTAATATTGCTGATTGGGAAAATAGCACAGGGTGTTGTGTTCCTTCAGGCCTTGCAGAGGGTGGGGATTGTGGAGATTTGCAGTGCGGGATTATTCCCGCATATAGAAAATGTTGCCCGGCAGAAAAAGAAATGTGTGGGAGAATAGCAGGTGGATTTGGTGGTCCCTGTACTGACTTTGAATGTTGCAGTACAAGATGCTATAGCACCAAGTATGATAATCAATCGGATGCTTGTCCAACTGATGGTGGAATTGGTGGTGAGGATATTTCATATTATCATGGTGGTTGTTGCCCGTGTCCTTGGGAAAAAACTGTACCTTCTGATTTGTGTCCAAATTCTATGCCTTGCTCTATGGACTGTACTCCAGATGGTGGGCATGAATTTAGAAATTTTGGTGGGGATGGAGATAATTTTAGGGGAGATGGAACAACAAAATGGAATGACTTGTTTAACATCTCAAATATTAAAGATGAATATGATATACAAGGTAGGTTTATAAAAACAAGTGCTACAGGAACAAGAAAAACAAAAAAAGAAGTTACAGGATTAGGCAATGAACTTGCCGAAGATGTGCCGTTAGCAAAACCAAACACACAACCATCAATGACAGCGAATATACAATTCCAAATTGTAAATTTTGTTGCAGATGATGGTATTAAGAGTGTACCTAGGTCGTATGCGAGTCAGTCCAATCCATCGGAAGAAGTACAATCGAATATTTCTGTTGCAGAATTAAGAGATACTGAAGATTTAGGTAAAGCAGGGTTTGAAGGATTTGGAACTTCTGCTAAGACAATTAAAGGTTCTATGACGGTTTCTATTCATTCTGATGGAACAATAGGAAACTCACCACTAATATCTTTTGTTAATGGTTCAAATATTAGACTTGATACAAATGAAGCATCCAATATTATTAGAATATCTGTAGATGACTTAAATCTTTTTGAATTGGTTGATGTTGATGCATCTTCTCCAACCAATGAAGATATATTGCGATTTGATATTGAAGATTTAAAATGGAAATCATCAAATGATATTCCAGTTGGACCAAAGGGACCTACTGGTGCAATGAAATCACAATACATTGACAATGATTATGGTATTCTTTACAATCTAGACGAATTGGGAAAACCAGTGCTTGCAGGCACAACTTCCGATTTTACTTATAATCCATTTCCAGATTATCAACATTCCATAGTTGGAATAACTGCATCTGTAGAATTTAATAGTGGATTTACAGGTAGTGGAACTTCATATATTAATTATAACGAATTCAATAGAGCAACATTTAAAGATACATCGGAAGTATTCTCCCCCACCGCATTCTCTAATGGAGAAACTGCCGGTCAAGCAGTGGTAGATTTTGGAGATGGTAATGTTCAATATGCTATTGGAACAGGTGATGGTGCAAGTACACATAAAATAGCGTTAGTGAATCCACCACCATCAGGAATTGCGGGAACTGCAACTTTAATTATTACAAATGGCGGTCAATTAACACAAACATTATTTGCAGAAAATGCAATTTGGCCTGGTGGTATAGAACCAACACTATCTAGTAATGGAATAGATATATTGTCATTCCTTACAGTTGACGGTGGAACAACTTATTATGGTTTCCTTAACGGAACGGATATGATTTAGGAGAATTATGTTAGGAGCAGGTAGAGCAGTAAGTACAAGACAATATCAACTTCTCGATACTCAAACTTATACAAGTACAGGAAGTCAAACTTATACAATTCCATCAGGAACGATTTATATTGAAATTGAATTTTGGGGAAGTGGTGGTGGTGGTGCCGCAAGGAGTCAAACAGGAAGTGGTCGTGGTGCAACACAATATTCAGGCGGTGGTGGGGGTGGTGGAGCATACTGCAAGAAAACATATTATGGTAATGAAGATATGCAATCTGGTGATACATTAACAATGCAAGTTGGTGCGGGTGGATTGGGTGGAACATCACAGGGAGATGTGGGTGATGATGGGGATGAAACAACATTAGATTTTCATAAGAGAGATACCACAATAATAACAACTATCGGTACTGAAGCGGGCGGCGGCGAAGGCGGTAATATAGGGTCGGGTGGTGGAGAAGGTGGTGCCGGTGGTGTAGCATTGTTTGGAGATATAAACACAGAGGGCAATGATGGTGAAGATTTTCAAGGAATTGATGGTGGTGATGGTGGAGCAGGAGCAAATCCTGATGGTGGTGCAGGTGGTGCGGGTGCCAAACTGGTCGGTTCAATAAATGCAGGAGTAGGAACTCAACCAGGCGGTGGTGGTGGTGGTGGATGTAAAGGTGGCGCCGCCAATAGATGGGGTGGTAATGGTGCAGATGGAAAAATGATAGTAAGGAGTTATGGATAATGCCAAAAGTTCATAGAAAAGGGGATATGGGAACAGGTCACGGATGTTTTCCGCCAAGGGCAAGTGTGCAAGGTTCACCAAATGTATATGCAAATAATATTCAAGTGCATAGAGTAACCGATGCTTGGGCAACACATTGTTGTGATAAATGCCACGGTTCTAAATTGTGTGATGGTTCACCAAATGTATTTGCCAATAATTTGAAAGTTGGTAGAAAAGGTGACCCAGTTTGTTGTGGTTCAAGATGTGCAGAACATTCTCCAGATGTTATTGCTAATGGACCATAACCTTTATACATATAATACACTGTAAACTAGATAACATGTTAGGAAATGTATGGTTGACAACAATGTAGGGGATATAGACATTATTGGTTCTTGGGTAGAAATTGGAATGGTAATAACGGCGCTTGTAGCAGGTGTATTTCTTGCCGTTCCTATTATTAGGCAAGTGTTGAAAAGTAGAAAAAACAAAAGACATTTTTGGAAAGAAATGCCTACTTCAACAGCATTTGTCAATATTCACACAAAAATTCACGAGCATCTAACAGAACTCCGTGTTTTAAATGAGTCTGCTAGAACTAATGTAATGCAATTTCACAATGGTGGAAGTTTCTTAGATGGAACTCCAATGAAAAGAATTTCTCTAACTCATGAATCTTGCAGAAGTGGTGTTTCTGAAACTAGAACAGAAAGACAAGATGTTCTGCTTACAATGTTTTCAGAAATGTTAGAATTGATAGCATATAATGATGCTACTCCCATTTTAACTTCTCAACTACCTGATTGTCACTATAAAAGACATTTGGAATCAAATAATATAATTATGTTTTCTATAGCGCCTATTAGAAACGCCACAGGTCTTGCAGTAATTGGTTGTTTATGTGTAGAATGGTGTTCTTGGATGAAAGCAGATGAAAGCATAGAAGAAGATGTAGTGGTGCTTGTGGAAGAAAAACGAAGATATATTGAGGCAGAACTGGCAATTCAGAATACATAGTATATGGCAACTAATAAAAGATATTCCGATTTAGACCTAGACTTAACACCCCATCCAATATCGGGTGACATTTCTGTTAAATATGATATTGAAGCAGTGAAGAGGTCTGTTCGTAATCTTGTGTTTATGGGGATACATGAAAAACCATTCCACCCTGAAATTAGGTCAGAAATTCGCAAATTACTATTTGAGAACTTTACACCAATTACTGCTTTTGAAATTGAAAAAGAAATTGAAGATATAATTTTACAATACGAACCAAGAGCAAAACTAGAAGGAGTTGATGTTATACAAATGGATGACAATAACCGATTGGATGTAACTATAAAATTTAAAGTTATAGGTTTTCCATCATCATATAGTATATCATTGCCTCTTGAGAGGATACGATAATGGCAGACAAATTTAACGCTAAACTATCTGTTTCAGATTTAGACTTTGATACAATCAAAGCAAATTTAAAAGAATTCTTGAGTGAACAAGAACAATTCAAAGATATTAACTTTGAAGGTTCGGGTATCAATGTTCTTTTAGATTTGCTTGCATATAATACACACTATCAGGGATTCTATACCAATATGGTTGCGAATGAAATGTTCCTCGACAGTGCTGTTCGTAGAGATTCGATTGTTTCTCTTGCAAAACATCTTGGTTATACTCCGAATTCTATTACTGCTCCAACAGCAGTTGTGGATATTTACAATCCTACCGCATCACTTACCGATACCATTCCAATTGGAACTATCATTAAAGGTACGCAAGGAGAGAAAACATATAACTTCTCATTAACAGAAAGTGTTGGATATACTTTGGACAGTGCTGGTCTAACCGCCGCAACAAATATATCAGTTCGTGAAGGTAAAATCGAAACACTTTCTTATGTGTTCACCGATAAAAATACAAATCTAAAATATGTTCTTCCTAAAAATGCAGACACTTCTACATTAACTGTTAGAGTTCAAACATCTATCAGTGATAACACTGGATATACGGATACTTGGTCACTAGCAACAGATTTGAACAGCATTGAAAAAACAGATAAAGCGTATCATATTCAAGAAATTGAAAATGGTGAGTTTGAAGTATATTTCGGTGATAATATCGTTGGTAAAAAACCAGACAACAACAATGTAATAATCTTACAATATTTAAATACAAGTGGTCCACTTTCAAATGGTATAGGAAGTGCAGACAAAGAAGGTGCTAGAGTATTCACATATTCTGGTACAACGGTTAAAGTTGTTTCTGCATCTTCTGGTGGTGATGTTGCGGAAAGTAATAAATCAATCAAGTATTATGCTCCGAAATCATATCAAGCACAAGACCGTTCTGTAACTTCAAGAGATTATGAAGCATTATTATTAAAAGATTACCCCGACATTGAATCCGTTTATGTTTGGGGTGGTCAAGACAACGACCCACCAGAATATGGTAAAGTATTCATTTCACTTAAACCAAAAAGTGGTTTGACCATTGACGAAACAAATAAAGAATCAATCAAAAAAGATATTCTCAAAAAGAAAAATATCATTTCTGTAACACCTGAAATTGTTGATGCAGATTTCATTTATCTTTTAATGGAAAGTGTCATTACTTATGATTCTTCCAAAACAATTCTAGACAAAAAATCAATTGAAGGTTTGGTCAATACAACTATTATTGATTATGTTGATAATGATTTAGAAAAATTCGATAAGGATTTATATTTTTCAAAACTTACAGGATTGATAGACGGAGTAAGTAATTCAATTGTCGGTAATGATACAAAAATTAAACTACAAAACAGATTCGCACCAACTGTGGGTGTAACAGCAAATTATACTGTGAACTTTAGCAATTCCTTATATCATCCACACGAAGGTCATATGCCAATATTAGAAAGTTCCTCTTTCAAATATAAAGATGACGATAATAATGAAATAGATGCGTATCTGGATGATGATGGTAAAGGTAATATACGATTATACAAATATAATACCCTTTCAGAAAAAGTATTTGTATATTATGATAATACTTCTATTGGTACAATTGACTATGGTACGGGAATTCTTAAATTTTCCAATTTTAGACCATTATCATTTATTAATGATTCAAATATTAAACTAAATGTATCATTGCAACATAAGGATATATTTGCAAATAGAAGTAACATTCTAACAATAGATAAAAATGATTCAAGTGCTATGATTTTATCTGTTAAAAATATAACAGACACAAGCAACAGACCTGGAACAAGTTCATACAACCAATGATGGAATAATATATGTCAATACTTGTACTATTAAAAACCGCAGGAGATTCTTCAACAGCATTATCCGATTTAACAATCAAAAAGGATAGTGTTCTTGGTATTTCTTCGTTGGTTGCCGAACAAGTTCCAGATTTTGTTCGAGTGGACCATCCCAGAATGGTAACATTTATGGAAGCATATTATGAATGGATGGAACAAAAAAATGAAACACTTCATAGTACATTTGTTCTTAGGGATTTTGCAGATGTAGATGATACTATAAGTAATTTTATAAAACACTTCAAGACACAATATCTTGACAGATTCCCGCAAAGTCTTGCTTATGACCAAAATACAAATTCCGCAGTCGATGAAAAAAGACTAATTAAGCGTATTAAAGAATTCTATAGAGCAAAGGGTACAGAAAAGTCATATAAACTTCTCTTTAAAATTCTTCAAGATGCAACAATTACAGATTTCTATTATCCAAAAACAGATATTGTAAAATCATCTAATGGTAAATGGATAGAGAATAAAAGTATTAAAGTTTCCTTAACAAATAAAGACGAAATTTGGAATGCAAAAAACACCACAATTGTCCAAAAATCAGAAGCGGGTGAAGTTTTTGCAACTGGAACAGTTCGTGGTGTAAGAAGATATGAAACACAATCTTCTACAGTGGCAGAATTAGTAATTGATGAAATTAATGGTAAGTTCCGAGTAAACAAAAATGTACATTTTGATGTTGGTGGAAATACTGCTGAGTTTACTGAAAGTACATATTCAGTAATTGAAAATATAAAAACCTACAATGATAAAGGTGATAATCCTGTAAGGGGAAGTGGATATAAAATAGGAGAGAAAGTGACACTCTCAAATGCAACAGGCGGAACAGATGCATTTGGTTTAATTTCTGAAATTGATGGTAAAGGTGGAATCATATCTGTTGAAATTATAAACTCTGGTATATCTTATAAAGATACCGACCCGATAACTTTTAATGTTGCATCTTTGGGTGGAACTGGCGCAGGACTTACTGCATCTATTGGTGCAATGACATCATATAGTGGATACTATTTCAACACACAAGGTCAACCAAGTTCCAATAAGAGAATGTTTGATAATTATTTTTACCAAGACTTCTCATATGAAATAAAAACAAACATTGCATTAAAATCATATAAGGATACTATCTTAGATTTAGTTCATCCTTCTGGAACAAAATTGTTCAATATGATGTTGATGAAAAATACTCATCCTGTATCTACAAAATATAAAACGACAGCAAAACCCTTTGAGATTTCTATTCTTGGTCACTATACTCCCTATACTTGGAATACCGCAGAAAATCTACGGCATAATAGTCAGAGTGTGGACTTATACCCAGTTGGTTATAATCCAACCATAGGAACTGTAAATGAATCTGGTGCTACTGCACATTCTGGAACTACAGCAAGTGGTAGGAGTGGTTCTTATTGGGGATTGGTTTATAATGATTATGCGGGACGAACATCACAAAACGATAGCAACACGGGCGGAAATACATTTGCATATGATTTGGGGGTCGGTGGTACTTGGGATGCAGGGACAACAGGACCACTTTGGTATTTAAGTCAAGGTATATTCTTCACAGCAGGAACAGGTGGAGCATCAGCCTCATATGAATTTCTTGGAACTGCCGATGCAGGTGACTTTGATAATAACGGTTCATATTGGGTGATATATCCCCACCCAAATATAAGAGGCATAGATAATATACCATCTGGGTGTAGTTTTTCCGCAGTTAAGATGAATCCATTCTTCTATATTGATAGAGGAGAAACTGGTGGAATCGAAACGGAATTTTCAACTAATACACCTACATAGGTGATATGGAGAGGTTTTAATGGTAGCAACTGGCGACAATTCAGTTTTCAAACACGGACTAAGGAGAAGCATTGTAGAATCCTTTGTTGAGGGTTTTGATTTTAAATCCAATGATAGGTATTTTCTGTTTGTAGGAAAAGTTGACGGATGGACAGGTGGTGATGTTATACCATCACTTACTGATAGTCGTTCCGAAGATGTTGATATTTGGCGAAATATTGTTGGTATAAAACAAATAGACAGAAACAGTATTTTCTATATGATTCCAAAATATGAATGGACTAACGGCATTAAGTATACAATGTATGACGATACCGTGGATTTGACTGATAAGAAATTTTATGTTTTAAATTCTGAATATAATGTATACAAGTGCATACATAACAACAATCAATTGTCTTCTGTCGAACCCTCTGGTATAAAAGTTGATGGTAATATAACAACATCAGATGGTTATGTGTGGAAATATATGTACACAATTCCAGAACCACATCGATATCACATTGATGATAATCTAATTCCAGTAAATATCGTTTCTTCAAATGGTTCATCAACAGAAACTAATAATCAATGGAAAGTACAAAACAATTCTATAAATGGAGCAATAGAATATATTTATATTGACCAATCCACAGTTGGTGTAAACTGGGATAGTGCTTTGGTGATTCCACACAACCCAACAGTAAACTTAACATCAGATAATTCGTTGTCTGGTGCAACAGGAATTTCATTAAATTCTACACATCTTCAATCAGATGATGATTATAATGGATTGGTTATAACTGTAACAAGTGGAAATGGTTCTGGTCAAAGAAGAATAATTACCGATTATGTTGGTGGTTCTGACAATATGGTAAAATTTGACACACCCCTAACAAAAGAAGTACCTATAAATAGTAATTATGAAATTGCCCCAAGGATAACAATTTATGGTGACGGTGTTTCAGCAGATGCATATATTGATTTGTATGATTATGATGCTGATTATGCTACACGAAAACAAATTGAAAGAATTGCGATTGCAAATAAAGGTAAAAATTATACCTACGCAACTGTAGAATTTACTCCAATTACCGTTTCTGCAAGCATGGATAACGGTGTAACCGCAGATGCTCGACCAATTATATCACCTCAAGGTGGTCATGGTTCAAATGCTGTTAGAGAATTAGATTGCACTTCGCTGTTAGTGACTGTTAATATTGACCAGAATGAAAACAACGACTTCCTTCCAGAAAATGAAATTCGACAATATGGAATTTTAAAGAATCCAATTTTAAATGATACAGATTCTCAGTATCTGGACATAAACGGAAATCCACATAGAGTTGCAGGGTTAGAAGCATCATTAAAAACGACATTAGAAATTTCCCCAATAAACTCAGAAGCATTTTTACCAGAAACATTATTTACAATTGGAAAGTATATCATTGGTAAAGAATCAAAAGCAAATGCCAAGATTGAAAATTGGAGTCCTTCATTAAATAATAATCGTGGCATTCTTACTATAAGTAAATTGAATGGAAATTTCATTACACCAGTTGATTCATCTGCAACAGGTGAAGGAATTGTTGAATTTGAGCAATCAGGAGATAGTTGGGATTTCAGTACAGTCCAAGTGGCCTCCGTGTCGGGATTTGATAACATTTATGCCAATACTGTTCCCACATATAATTGTACTTGGACTCTTGGTATTTCGGGGGATTCCCTCACTACTAGTTCATTTCCAATTGATATCGGAGTTACTGGGGGGAGTGCTACCACAGGACCGCAAGAACCAACTGGATTGTGTTTGAATTGGGTGGTAGATGACACTGGAACAGGCGGAACATTGACACTAACCGAAGCAATTGGTATATTTAATACTGGTGATTCTATTGGAAGTTCTTCGTATTCTTCCACAACTTCTGTTATAAATAATATAACACAACCAGAAATCAAACAAAATACTGGCGAAATAATATATGCTCAGAATATGAAACCAGTTGAAAGAGAACAAGAACAACGAGAACAATATCAGATTATTCTGAAATTCTAGCCTAGAAGGTTTAACGAATGACACTAGAGAAATCAAGATTTAATATCGACCCATACTATGATGACTTTGATGAAACTAAAAAGTTTCTTCAAATTTTATTTAAGCCAGGTTATTCTATTCAAGCAAGAGAATTAACGCAACTTCAAAGTATACTTAGTAATCAAATGGGCAGATTTGCAGACCATATGTTTGAAGAAGGTGATGTCATTCAAGGTGGTGGTATAACTGAACGAAAATTAAAGTTTGTTAGGTTGGAATCAGGAACAACTACAGACATTGACGAGTTGGTTGGATATAATTTAAAATATACACATACCGTTTCTGATACATCAGAAGGTTTAGAGGATGATGTTCTTACTGGAACAGAAACAGAAATTATCGGTAAAGTAATATTCGCATTAGATTCAACTTCTGGTGACCCCTATAAGATTTTGTTCATCGATATTCTTCAAGGTTCGCAAGATGAAAATTCTGAATTTTCTGCCGGTCAAGAAAATATAACAACAACAAATCCAAACATAAATCCAACACTTAAAATTAAAGATGCAAATTCGGTGGGTGACTCAACAGGTTCTTCTACGGGCGAAGCAATAGTAATTTCCATAGAACAAGGATTGTTTTATGTAAATGGTTATTTTGTAATGAGTACCGCACAGTCCATTGCCGCATTTGAAACTGAATCACTTGTACGCAAATTTACACCTGAAAACAGAACATTGTCAATTGGATTTAGTGTTAATAGGGAAATTGAAACATCAACTACTGATGTTACTTTGCGTGACCCCTCACAAGGTTCATATAATTATAATGCGCCTGGTTCTGACAGATATAAAATTGATTTAGTAATATCTCAAATTCCATATATCTTTGACGAGCAAGGATATAGAACAGATTTTGATACTGACAACTATTTTGAATTTGCACGAATTATCAAAGGTCAGACATTCAAAACTTTAAAATATCCAGAATATGCACAACTAGAAGAAACTTTAGCAAGAAGAACTTATGATGAATCTGGTCACTATACAGTTAGACCATTTGGTATTGAAACAATAGATTATAATGAAGTTTGGGACCCTGCGGTAACAGGAAGAACCGACCATTATAATTATCTTGCAGTAGGATTACAAACAGGTAAAGCATATGTTCGTGGTTATGAGTTTGAATTACAAAATACCGAACATCTTGTTGCAAAGAAAGCAAGAACAACAATAAAACAAAACGATAGAACCATCGACATTGACTTTGGTAATTATGTTTTGGTTGAGCATAATATAGATGGTACTACTCCATTGTTTCAATTAGATGGAGCAATGAACGAAAATAATATGAACCTTGTTGGTGGTGATGCTATCCCAGAATATAAAAAAGTAAATTTATCTATAGTGGGTAGTATTGGTGAGATGACACCAATTGGTTGTGCTAGAATATTCCAGATTGCACCTCACGCATATGACCAAGGTACTTTGGGTGTTGGTACAACATATAGAGTATATCTTAATGATATTGTTTTTGGTTCAGATGCAGGCCTGCCCGCATCGGCAGATTTAATGACAATGCACGATGTTGCTTATATTTCTGACCCAATTTCAGGTAAGAAACTTTTCAAACTTTACATTAAATCTGGAAATGAAAAGAACGATGGATTGTATAGCAAAGGACAAACATCCCTTCTATTCAGAGTACCTGTTGGTAATACCGTAAAAGAAGTAACTGGTCTTGATTATTATGCACAACGAGATTTCATGTTTGACTTGACAGAGAGTGGTGGGACATGGTCTGGAACTATTTCAGCGCCAGCAGGAACTAATTGGCAAGGAAGCGGTGACATTAATGACATAACTAACATTGATGAATATATGGTTGCAGTCGATGGTTATATTTTCAATATGAATCCCGCATCCACTGGTGATTATGGTGGAAACAATTTAGTAGCAGATTCATCTTCAACTTCATTAACTGTAAATCTAATATCAACTGCAACAAACACTTGGTCGGGTACAAAGAAAGGTTATCTGTTAGCAAATATTCGCATCAATGCAGATGACGAAATTGTTGGTGGGGAATCTTCAACAATTAGAAAGAAAATATTAAAACGGCACACCGTAAATATTGCAAACAATAATAATGCAGATGGAACTTCCACAATGTGGAACAGTACCCTTGCAAATGGTTGGGGAATCAATCTTGGATACTCTGATATCTTTATGCTTGAAAAGGTAGAAGAAATCGGAACAGGTAATAATATTACAAATGATTTTTCACTGAATAATGGACAAACAAGGCATTTATATGACCACGGTTCTATTGTATTAGACAGCGGCAGTGTCGGTGGTACAGGTGGTGTTGAAAATTCTTGGGCACAACCTGGCGCAGGATTCAAAGTAACATTCTTATATTTTGACCATCAAACATTCGATGGTGGTTTGGATTCCACCGACTATACAACTTTGAAATATCCTTGTGTTGTAAATTCATACATTCACAATGAACACGAAGTCACAGAATTTGATAATGGTGGGGTTACTGCCGAATTTGGTAAAGTTGGTGGAGATATTCCTGCTGAACTCTCCGCATATAATTATATTCCTATGTTCTCCGATGACAAAGTTGGTCAAACATTAGAACTAAATGATGCAATTGACTTTCGACCAATTAAGGTTGGGGGATGGGACACAAGCCACGCAGAATCTGGTAAAATTCGTGGTGTTTGGACACCTCAAGACGGTAAACTATTTTTCTGTGATTATGAAAGTTACTTACCAAGAATTGATAAGTTAGTTCTCACCAAAGACAGAGAATTTAAAATTCTTGAAGGTGTTCCTTCTCTAACACCATTTCCACCAGAACATAATCCAAATGATATGATGGTTCTATATGAATTAAATTGGAATCCATACACATTTAATGCAGATGATGTTTCTGTTGAATATCAAGACAATCAAAGATATACAATGGAAATGATTGGTGAACTTGATAATAGAATTAAAGAATTAGAACGAACCACAACATTATCTGCAAATGAATTAGAAACCAAAATAGAAGCCAAATCACACGGTGATAAATTCATTAATGTTATGGCATCTGAAGGGTTTACTACTTTGCTTTCATCTTCAGTTGAAAGTGCAGAACATAATGTTTCATTCGATAGGGAAAAAGGATTGATGCACCCCGCACAATCATTTACCAATATCAATTTAAATGTACATAAGTCTAAATCACTACCAGATGGTATTACTTCATCTGGTGATAATATTTACACATTAACACCAACATCAACAACTGTATCAACAGTAAACAACCTTACAGGTAATATTGTACTATATCCGAATCCCTTCTCAAAAACTAATTGGGTTGGTAATCTTAAACTATCCCCATCATCGGACGATTGGTTCGATGTTACAAAATCACCAAAAATTATAAGTAACGAAGATTCGTCTAATGACACATACTTACTAGCAGTAAAAAGAAAAACAAAAGGTATGAATAGATGGGCGTGGGGCATTCCTTGGATTGCTGGATGGTTACATCATCAACCAAGACACAAATCATATGATGATTTTGGCGGATTTAAAAAGTGGAATAGTATGAAGAATATAAATAATTCCACAATAACAGGAACTAAAATATACAAGAAACACTTTAACAACTACAAAAAGGCTTGTACAAATTCGGGTGGTGGTATAAATTGTGCTGTATGGATGACAGCAAATCACAGCAAACTAAAAGATAGAGGATATTTCTCAGGTAGTAAGCAAGGAAATAAAGTAGTTGATAATAGTATTAAGAATAAAGTACGAGCAAAAGAAGTTACTCTTACTTCAGTAAACATGAAACCCAATACTAGATACTGGGTATTTATTGATGGAAAGAAAATTACAGAAACAGTTTCCAAATACGGTTACATTAAATCAAGTGATAATAGTATGAGAACTAATTCAAATGGTTCTGCTTCTTGTGTTGTGCAAATTCCAGAAAACAATCCATACTACTCAGGTAGCATTTTGTTTAGAATGACAGATTCAAAAACAAATGTTGCATCACTTGCAACAACTACATCCGAATCATTCTTTGTTGTAAGGGGTAATGTAAAATCATCAGAAGGTATAATTAACTGTACTAGAGAAATCACAGCAAAGCGTGATAGTGCAAATAACGAACGAATTACTCAGGATTCCCTAAGCAACGCAAAAGGACAAGTATTAAGTGATGTTGCAGATTACTTCGATTCAATGGCACAAATTATTGAAATTGATAGTACACAATATCCAAAGGGCGTATTTGCTACTAGTGTAGATTTATTCTTCCGAGATTTAGATAGTGGGAATTTGCCCTTTAGTGTAGAACTCCGTCCATTGATAAATGATGCACCACATCCGACAACACCAATTCCATTGTCGGATGTTACAAAAACATCAGGATTCACATCCAATAAAAATGGTCCAGATACAAGTTCACCAACAAGATTTGAATTTTCTTCTCCTGTATTTTTAGAAAGTGGAAGATATGCGTTAATGATAAAAACAAATAGTACCAAATATACCTTATGGGGAACAGAATTTGGTAAAAAGGGTTTGACTGCGGATGGTTCTGCTACAAGTAGTGATGTTGAAAAACAACCATATGTTGGGAGTTTATATCTACCACAAAATAACGGTTCACGATATAAAAATACAAATCAAAATGCAATGTTTAGATTAAATAGAGCAACATATACAATAAACTCAGAAAATACAATGCACCTTCAAGGAGCAACTGCCGATACAATTAATGCTGACAACGAAGTAGTTTCAACACCAGATTATCATACAGTAACTCTATCAACAGAGTATATTTCTGACCCAGTTACAAGTTTAAAATATTATATGAAGGACGGAACAAATTCCGTTCAAGTATTGTCTAATGATATTACTGAACTTTCAAAAAGAAAAACCTTTGATTTAGGAAATCAAACAGCAACAGACGAATCTATTAGTGAAGTTATTATGAGTACATCTGATGCAAATATAACTCCTGTAGTTGATATGGATAGATTGAGTATGGTAGTAGCAAAGAATGAAATGTCTTCAGACTTATCAAAGGAATTGCTACCAGATGCTCCAACATCTTCCACTCCAGTTGCACGATATATTGGTAAAATTATCAATACTGGTAACGAAGCAAATTATGTTAGAGTATCGTTTGAAGCATCTAAACTATATGGAACAGATATCAAATTATATGCAAAAACTGCAAATGATGATACAGACATTACGACAAATCCATACGAAGAACTTTCGGGTGAATTAAGTAATGATTCAATTCCAGCATCATCAAGTAAAGATGAATTTTATTCATATAGATTCTATCTCAAAAAACCAGAAGGATTTGCTAATTTCTTAGTTAAATTGGTTCTTACTGGCGACCCATCCAAATCAGATGTTCCAAGAGTAAAAAATCTCAAAACATATGCATTATATGACCCAGATATTGATACTACTACTTCACAAGGAATCATCTGATGAATAGAATAAAAGTTGAAGGTGAACCATATTTGGTAAGAGACGAATCGTCTAATGCTATCATAAATACAAATAAAAGTGAATATGATAGGTTTGTTGAGAAGTCTAGGCAGAAAAATAAGATAAATAAACTTGAGGGAGAACTCACCGAGATTAAATCTCTACTCAAGGAATTATTGGAAAAGGGTAACTAATAAATGTCAAGTAGTCTCCATTATGTAACACCACTTCAACTCTCTGACACATTCAACGAATGGTTCTTGAGAAGTAACGACCTTATTGATGTTGTCAATAAGATTAATGTATACAATGTAGAGAACGGTTGGGGATTGGCAAGATATCGAAGTATTGACGGTACAACACTGATTAGACTTAATATCGGTCAAGAAGAAAAAGAATATGACGGTACAGCAGTTGCATCTGATTATACTTACGGACTTAGATTTATTGCAAATACCAGTGTAACTGGTGGTGCAAACCCCGATGTTTCTTCAACTCGAAAAATACTAACATTAGATTTTGAAAATTTACCGAGTGCAACAGGCGGTGTTTCAGGTGCATCTGTACATGAAACAGATTACTTTGCATTCTCCGATACTTCAAGTGGTACTGGTTCAATTCGTGGCGTTCAAGCACAGGATATGTTACCGTATGGAATTAGTGGTGACCATAGATTCTATGGTAATATTTACTTCGATGGTGACAACACCGTCATCAACTCCACCGAACTAAACATTGATGATAAATTAATTTATATTGCGACAAACAATACAAATGATACAACTGATGGATACTTAAACGACCAAAACCTTCAAGGTGCTGGTCTTGTTATTCGTGGTGCATCTGGTGATAAAGAATTCACTTACGAATATACTGAAGTAGCGGGTGGTGGGACATACCACGCATTCAAATCAAATATTGATATAATGTTTGGTGCAGATTCTTCTGCACTATGTGAAGATAATAGTTTGAAATTCTTATCATTGGTTGATGATGATTTTGATATAAGTTTCCGAACAATAAACGGTGAAGACAAATTCTGGAAAATTAGAAGAACTAAATCTGGTGATACTCAAGGAAGATTAGTATTCTTCCATGAAAACACAACTACAGGTATTTCTGCTGATGCGATTTCATTATCTAAACTTGGAACAGTTAAAATCCATCAACTTGATGGTGACATTGTAGATGGTGTAACACACGAGTCAACATTCAAACATCAACCTGCTCCATATTCTGTACCAACATCTGGTATGAGTGGAGATTCATATCTTCATTATAAATGGACAAATAGAAAAACAATAGACCAAGTTGCACACGGATTTACCGCAGGTGACTTGCTTAGATATTACCCATCAGGTACAACTTATGATAAAGCATACAATTCATCAAAAGCAACAGCAGAAGTAGTTGCAATTGTTGAAGATGGTTCGCCTGGTTCGAGTGCAGACCAATTTGTTGGAGTGTTCTCTGGATTGGTTGATTTGAGTTTATGGACTCCTCAAGGATGGAGTGCAGGACACGGTACAACAATGTCTGTTGGAGAAGTTTACTTCTTAGACGGAACAGGAAATTCTGGTGGGTTTACTTCAGACGAACCAATTACAGACGGTGAAATTAGAAAACCCATATTAGTTGCAACAGGACAACAAGAAGGACTATTTGTAAATTACCTTGGTAATGTTGTTGCAACTGGTGATGCGGCGAGTGCCACTGGTGATATTGTATATTCTGATGGGTATCTATTAGATACATCAATTCTCCCAAATCAAGAATTTAAAAATAAGGTTGTAAATGGTGACTTCTCTTTCTGGCAACGAGCAGAAGATGGTATTGTTTCTGGTGGAACATCAGGTGCAATAAACTGGGACGGTTCAACTGGTACAAGATTTACATCAAGTAATGATGCAATCTATACATCTGATATGTGGATGATTGATACTCGGCCAGATGGAACATTAGCAGAATCCCAGAAACACGGTCATACATTTGCAAGTGGGCCAAGCAACACCTCACCATATACGACAGGTGTTCGTGGTTCTTATATGAAAGTTCTGAATAACACATCAGGTTCAGGTAGCAAATCATACTTAATCAATAGAATTGAAAATGTTGGTACACTTGCTCCTTCTTCGGGAACATCATATGCAACATTAAGTTATTATGTACAAGGTTCATCTGCGGGTGTTGCCTCAATGGACGATATGACAGTATCGCTTTGGCAAGTATTCGATGGTAATAGTGGAGATGGTATAGATTATGGTGGCGGTGCATCATCTTGTTGGGGTGTTAATTTAGGAAGCGGTGTTACCAATGAAGGTGGACACAGTGCAGACATTCCCACATCTTGGACAAAGCAATCTCACACTTTCATTTTAAAAAATACAGATGGAATAAGTGCAGGATATAATGAGAATTATAATTGGTTAGAAGTTAAATTTGAACTTCCAACACAATGGGGTGTTAGTGGTGGTATTGATTTAGCAAGAGTTCAACTTGAAGGTGGTTCAGGTGCCACGGATTGGGATAACAGACCAATACAAATTGAAGAGAGTATAGTTAATAGATACTATCAACGACATTTTGTATTGTTGAATTCATATGCTGATGCGGGTGGTACATTGGGTGCGAGTGTAAACTTTGACGCAACACCATATCCATATTACGGGTATACTCCTGCAACTAATTTAAATAACAAGTGTGTTTATGTTCATAATGCAAGGTCTAATAATTGTGCAGTTGGAGCAACGACAGATGTTTCGAGTGCGGCGCCAGGAAATGGTTTCTTCATCGAACGAATTAATAATTCTGGAAGTGCAGGAATGGTAGGAATGGGTGGTATTTACCACTTTGATTTTGGAATCTACGATGATTAAGAGAGGACACTAAATGGGTAACAGTGCATTTGAAGGTTCGGGTTCGGGTAATGCCGGCGTTAAAATAACTGTACAACAGTCTAACAACTTTGTTGCAGGTGAAGCACTACGATTAAATGGTAGTTTGTATGTTCGGGCAGTTGCAACATCTTCCGAAGACTCCGAAGCCATAGGTGTCGTTGAAAGTGCAAGTGGTTCTAGTTTTACCATTGTGTTTTCTGGTGAAATCAATCTCAGCGATGCTTCTTGGACACCAGTTGAAGGTAGTGTATATTTCTTATCTTCTGCTACAGAAGGCGAACTCACAACTGTTCCGCCTTTAAGTACAGGTACAGTCAAGAAAACCATTATGGTTGGGACAAGTAACGAAAAAGGTATTATTGTAAACTATCTTGGATTAATGAATGGTATTGGTGGTAATGATTTAGTAGAACTTGATGGTGTCCAACCAATTGGTAGTATTATACCATACAGTGGTAATATCTCAGAACTATCAAAAATTCCCACAGGATGGTTGTTGTGTGACGGTTCAAAATTCAACAATATTGATTATCCAGAACTTGCTCTTTTATTAGGAGATTCATTCGGTACAATATCGGGTAATGAATACACACTTCCTGATTTCAGAGGCAGAACACCTATTGGTGTAAACACTAACAATAATGCAACAGAAATAAATAACGCATTAACACAAAGAGTAATTGGTAATCAGTCAGGACAAGAAGAGCATGCAATAGGCACTGATGAAATTCCTAGTCACACTCACAGTGCAACACAACTTGCTTATGTGGACGAAGCATCTAATATCGAAAATGCTTGGCATAATTTACGAGTTGATACAAATGTATATGGTCCAGTTGGTGGTCAAACCGTAACATCAACCAGTTCAGGTGTGACAGCAAACACAGTAGTTACAAATATCGGTGCCAAGGGCCCTGTTTGTGGTAATGACTTCGCAGGATGGTGGAATGGTAGTGGTGATGACCTCGATTATGGTTTAGTAAACTTTAATAATATCACAGTAAGTCCTTCAGGCAACGGTTTGCCACACAACAATATGCAACCGTATATTACAGTAAATTGGTTGATTCGTGCAACAGCACAAGCATCGGCCGCTATATTAACAGTAAATCTGGAAAATCTTGCAGATGTAGATAAAACAAAATCTTGCGGTATCAGTTGTGAAGGTGCGTGTAATTCACCAAAACACGGCGATTCTATAGTATTTAATGAAGCAAATACTACCACAAAAAATAATGGACACGGTTCAGATAAATTTGTAATTACTTCGTCAAGCAATCCAAATAAAAATGTCATCATTAATGGAAACTTTGATGTGTGGCAAAGAGGAACTTCCTTCAATTTTAATACAGGAAATACACATTTAACCACAGCAGATAGATGGCAGTGGGGGCAAGGTGCATCAACAAGCATAGTAATGGAAGTACAAAAAACTACACAAAATCCATTTGCAACAGGACAGTCATATATCCCAAGTACATATTCCCTTCAGACGATTTTAACAGATGGTTCTACGATGCAATCAGCAGATTATGTGGGACTAAATTATGTTGTTGAAGGTTATGATTTCAGAAATCTTTGGAGTGCTAAATGTATGACATTGAGTTTCTTTGTTTCTGTAAATACAGCAGGAACTTATTGTGTATCATTTAGAAATAAAGATTACACACAATCACTTGTTGCCGAATATACAATCGACACAGCAAATGTTTGGGAATGGAAAACTATAACAGTGCCACTCCCGACAGAAAGTGCAGTTGGTTGGGACTTTGATAATGATGCGGGATTGAGAATCGGTTGGGTTCTTGCTTCTGGTTCAAATTGGCACACAAACACAACAAACCAATGGATGTCTGGTTCTTCTTACGGTACACCAAATCAAGTAAATAGTGTTGCAGTAGCAGAACCATCTGATGCAGGATTCTCTATATCTCAAGTTCAACTTGAAGCAGGTTCAGTAGCAACTCCCTTCCAACAAAGAAACAGAGAAGAAGAAATTTCAAAATGTCAACGGTATTATCAGAAAAGTTATGACTTAGATGTATTGCCTGGAACATTTACTTGGAATGGCGCCGCTGGCGACTGGGCAAGACCACAAGCAAATGGGCAATCATCTGGTGATGGAGATTTTGGTTGGAGAATAGAATATCCAACTACCTTTAGAAAAAATCCAACGGTAACAGTATATGCTCCATATAGTGGAACTATTGGATGGATGTCGCCTGGTAATTCCGTTGCGTCGATACCTCTTGGAAATGCGTGGGAAATTAATGCTAAGGCAGGGCATTCAGGCACCAAATCATTCCTAATGGTACATGATGGTGGTCAAGATACCAATTACGCATTTCAACAACAATGGTATGCTCATTATACCGCAGATGCAGAGATACTCTAAACGATAGGAAATAACATATGGCGTATTATAGTGCAATAAATGTTCCAACAGATGTTGAGGGATTAGTTCAAATAATCTCTAGCAATATCAATTATTATATTAGTCCAGATGGCAATGATTCATCTGGAGTTGGCACATCTGTTAGTCCGTGGAAAACTTTAACAAAAGCATTTGACTTTATTAAAAATAAAAGAATAGCAAAGGATGCTTCTGTAACATTCACAATCAAAAGAAAAGAAAATATGGATTTTTGGTATGAATATCTTATTGACGATACCAATATTGTTGTAGAGCATCCAGATGCAGATAGGATTATAATTCAAGGTGAAATTTCAAGCACATTAAATCTTTATGGTGTAAATTATTATGATTCAACATTAAGAGCAATGGGTGACTCTATCACTGGTGGATACTTAATGGAAATTACAGTTCAAGATGCCACAAATGTTAGTGTTGGTGACTTCATTACGATTAAGGATAGTAATTATTCTGCCGGTTCTTCATATACAACTGGTATGTCAGGTGCGACATTTATAGAAACAGATTTTGACCACTACGAAACAAGTCCATATTCTGGCGAAGATATCAGTGGTTCTTCTGCTGATTATGCTCCACTATCGTTAAGAAAATGTTTAGCATTTGGTTGTCACGAAGTGATTGGTGTAGATGTTGTTGGTGGTTCAATTTCAAGTGATACTGTTCTTCTTCATATTAGACATACAAATAATACATTTGAATCATATGCAAATGGTACAGATGGTGCTACAGCATATGTTACTCCACAAAGTTTACAATTCTCATCCGATGTAAATAATTTCCCATCAACACAAACAACAGCAGGATATATTCAAGGCAATGTTTGGAGTGATGGTGCAACTGGTCATAGACTTGGTGTTACAGGTACTAACAAACTTCCTGTTTCTGGTGGTTATACAGCAGGAGCATCGGGCAGTTATGGTGGATGGACAGCAGAAGCAAACGGTGGTACAGACATTGGTGGTATCAGTGGTGGTAATGGTTATTGGTGGGATAAAAGTCCACAACAAAGTAACGGCATGCAAAGTGCATTTAGTGGGATAGAAGTTAAACATCTTCCTTGTAGAATAAATTTTCAAAATAGTAGTGGTTTAGAATTCAATAGTAGTCAATTAGGAAAACTAAAAGACTTGGTAATTTGTGGACCATCATTTGCATTGGGTGCAACTGCATCAATATTAACAGATGGTTCTGTTGGTGTAAAAGCAAACGATGGTGGTGGATTAATTGAAACCGATAATATTGCAGTCGTTGGATTTGAAAGTGGATTTGTTTCAGAAAACAATTCACAAATAATTGCAAGTGGTTCAATTTCAAGTGCTTGTAAATATGGATTTGTTTCAAACAATAACAGTCAAATGGAAGCAAAACATACTATTGCTTCTGGTTGTTATGATGGATATAGTAGCACCAACCATTCTAATATGAACAGTTCATATAGTATCTCTGTCGCAAATGAAAATGACGGAATGCTAGTATCTCATAATAGTAATATGGATGCATCGTTTGGTTTGTCTTGTATGAATACTGGGTATGGTTATCACATAAACAACTCTTCAAATTTACACTTATCCCCAGATAGAAATATCCTTGGTGAAAATGGTGTGGGCACTACTGCTGATTCACTGAATGGTGGAGCAACAAGTGATGTACGATACCACTATTCTGATAAGACAGGTTCATTCGCATTCCGAAATAATCTTTCAGGTGTATATGTAGAAAACTCAAATGTATATGCAACAAATACAAGAAGTAGTTATAACTTAAACGCAGGTGTTCTTGCTGATAGAAAATCACACATTGATGCTAACCACATTAACACATTCAATAATGGGTTAAGTGCAGGTAATAATTATCACGGTTCTGGTTTTGTTGTCAATAACCAAAGTACAGGTATTGTTGGTATGTCCACATCCGAGAACAATAAGGTGTACGGTTTCCATTCGGATTATGGTTCAAACTTAATTGCGACAGGTGCATCTGGTGGTACTGCTGATGGTGGTCAAGGTGCCGGTACTTATGGATTATATTCCGATAAGGACTCTTTAATATTTAACAACAATGCTTCAGGTTCTACGGCATCGGCGAACAACGGAGCGATTCGAGATTATTGATAATGGGTATTTTTCGTCATTTGCCAGATGATATAATTGAAATTAATGGTGAAAAGTTTGATTTGGAACTATTCCTTGAACTTGAACCAGAATATTATTTACCAGAAAATACAATTTCAAGAGAATATGAATCTGGTAGTCATCATATTCTATATTCAAAGGATAACCAATTTCAAGGTGAGTTTCCGTGGATTAATGGTGACAGATATATTCTTCGTGTTGCAGACTTAAATTTATTATTAAATACAATAGAAGAAGATAATAAATATGTCAGGTCTCTACAAAAAGAAAACTCAGAAATAATAAAAGATAGACAAACCGAATATCCAAGAACTGACGAGTTGATTGTTGCAATGTGGGAGTATTTTGTTGAAGGAAGACCAGCAGAAACTACTATAAATATAGTACAGGAAAAGCGATTAAAAGTGAAGGAGCAATTTCCAAATGAAGATAACTTATGAACAACTATATCGGTCATATCCAGTATTTAACCATCTATTAGACCAACCACTACCAATTCAAACATCTTTGAAATTTCAAGATTTGCTTGAAAGTGTCAATCCACATCTAAAGCAAATTGAAAATATTCAAAATGAATTGATTGATAAATATGCAGAAGATAGTGATGAAGAAGGTGTGGTAGAAGTACCAGAAAACAAAAGAGAAGAGTTTATTAAAGAACTTGAAAAATCTCTACAAAACGAAATCATCATCTCTTGGGATACGATTAAATTGCAGGATTTGGGTGAACAAGTAAATATATCGGTTAGGGGATTGGAAACCATCTCCTATCTTCTTGAAGATTATAGTAAAATGGCTGTTATATCATAATATCCTTTTTATATTATACATATAGAAGAAAAGGAGAATGACGGAATGGCTCTATCATCAAGACAACAACTTAAAGACTACGCTCTACGCCGACTCGGTAGTCCTGTAATTGATATTAATGTGGACGATTCTCAATTAGAGGATAGATTAGATGATGCACTTCAATTTTTCGCAGACTATCATTACGATGGAGCAGAAAAACTTTACATAACTCATCTAGTAACACAAGATGACATTGACAATGGATATCTCGATATGACAAATATTGATGATTCTGTAATTAGTGTTTCAAATATATTTCAATTCTCTAACAATTCAAGTAATATGTTCGATATGCAATATCAAATGGCACTGAATGATTGGTATGGATGGCACAGTGGTGGGACAATGACAAACTATGTAATGGTTCGTCAAAATATGGCATTGGTTCAACAAATGCTCGACCCTGCCAAATCATACAGATTCACAAGAGCAACTATGCGATTATATCTTGATATGAATTGGAGTGAGGAAGTTAAAGTTGGAGAATATCTAACAGCAGAAGTATGGGCAATCATTGACCCAGAAGCACACACAAGAGTTTATAATAATAGACTCCTCAAGCAATATGTTGCTTCATTATTCAAACGACAATGGGGTGCAAACCTTTCCAAATTTGAAAATATTCAATTGCCTGGTGGTGTATCATTTAATGGACAACAAATTTTCGACCAAGCAAACGAAGAAGTAATGAAAATTGAAGAAGAAATGCAGTTGAAATTTGAAGAACCGCCTGGTTTCATTGTAGGATAATAAATGGCAAAGAATCCATATTTTAAACATACCAACAACGAACAACAAATTGTTGAAGACCTTACCATCGAAGCAATCAAAATTCACGGTGAGGATATGGTATACATTCCCCGAACAATTGTAAATAAAGACGAATTGTTTGGTGAAGATACTATTAGTAAATTTGAGGGTGGTACTCAAATTGAAATGTATGTTGAGAGTGTTGATGGATTTGAAGGTGATGGAGATTTCATATCAAAGTTTGGTCTTGAAATTCGTGATAGTATTTCTCTAGTTGTATCTAAGAAAAGATTCGTACAAGAAATTGCCAATGGTAGACCACTTGAAGGGGATTTAATTTACTTCCCACTCACCAAAGGTTTGTTTGAAATTAAATTTGTCGAACACGAAAATCCATTCTACCAATTAGGTAAACTTTACACATATAAACTTTCCTGTGAATTATTCCAATACAGTCAAGAAGACTTGAATACAGGATGGTCAGATGTTGATACGATTGAAGATACACATCAAGACACAACGATGAACTTAGTATTCTCTGCATCAACAGGTTCATTTGTGGTTGGAGAATCTATCACAACCGTAAGTGGGTTTAGTGCAAAGGTTGTTGCTTGGGCAGGAACTACAAATACCCTTGTGGTACATAATCTTTCAGGGACTCTCTCAGGGGGCGATACAGTCACTGGTTCGTCCTCCAGTGCGACAGGAACATTCCAATCACAATCTGCTCCTGCAATACCAACAATCATCCCCAACGCAAGCACAGACCCGTTTGACGCATCTGATGATATGCAAGTCAACGCAGATGACATATTCGACTTTACCGACATTGACCCGTTCTCAGATGGGGGATATTAATGTTTACATATTTTAATAACAATTCAGTACGAAATCTTGTGGTAGCATTTGGTTCACTCTTTAATAATCTTCGCATTCAAAGATATAATACAGATGGTTCAGTAAAAGAAAATATCAGAATTCCACTTGCATATGGTGCTAAAGAAAAATATCTACGGCGTATTGATGAAGGTGGTTCTATTCAAAATGAAGATGGTCAAGTAGTTGCAATTACTTTACCAAGAATGAGTTTTGAACTTGAATCGGTGGATTACGATACTACACGAAAAAGAAACACAATGCAGAAATTGGCTGGTGTGCATACAGACGACAGCAAAATGAATTATACTTATGCAGAAGTTCCATACAATGTCAATTTCAATTTATACATTATGACAAAGTTTATGGACGATGGATTGCAGATTGTTGAGCAAATCCTCCCATATTTTACTCCAGAATTTACAGTATCAATTAATCCAACCACTCTTGCTACCAAAATGGATATTCCTATCGTTCTGAATAGTGTTAGTAGTGAAGAAGATTGGGAAGGTGATTTTGATTCAAGAAGAAGTTTAACTTGGACTCTCGGATTTACAGCAAAGACATATATCTATGGTAGAAAATCCGACCAAGAAAGAATCAAGAGAGTATTGGCAACTATACTTGATGGTGGTATTGCATCTGGGACTACTGGTGCCGCATCGAGTATGATTGATGTTGGAGTAACAGGACCTTCTGGTGCTTCTTCCGATTCTTCTAATTATGACCCAGATATTACATTTAGAGTATGGGGTAGTGGTACAGGTGATATAGATATTTATGGAGATATAATAGGGTGAGTGATAAGAAAAAAGTTGATGAACAAATAGAAGATGCATTAGATTTAGAAATAACAGAAGACAGTGAAATAGTACACGATGGAATGTCTGCTGGCGGAAGTCCAATTATGATTCCGACAAGTGATGAAGACAAACTCAAGCGTGACTATAATCTTGTAAGAAAAAACCTAAAAGATATTATTGATACAGGGAATACTGCCATTGATGGTATTCTTACTGTTGCATCTGAAACAGAATCACCAAGAGCATATGAAGTTGCCGCTCAGATGATTAAGAATGTTGCTGATGTGAATAAAGACCTTATTGAAATGCACAACAAGATGAAGCAAATTAGAAAAGAAGATGGTACACAAAAAGCACAGAACATTACCAACAATTCTCTTTTTGTAGGTTCTACTCAAGAACTTCAAAAACTATTGAAACAGCAAAGAGAACAATTGATTGAAAGTGAAATTGAAGAAAAAGAAGCACTTGATATTATTGATGTAGAGTATGAAGATAATGACAAAGAATGAACATTACTTAGGAAATCCAAATCTAAAGGCAAAAGGTGTCAATTTAGATTTTACCACAGAACAAGTTGGTGAATATCTAAAATGTCAGCAAGACCCAATCTACTTCATTAAGAAGTATGTGAAGATTGTTCATCTTGATAGGGGTTTGATTAATTTTGAATTGTATGATTTCCAAGAGAACATCGTAAATACGATTCATGAAAACCGTTTTGTAATTTGCAAACTTCCAAGGCAGTCTGGTAAATCTACAACTACAATTGCTTATCTTCTACATTATGTACTTTTCAATTCAGAAATGAGTGTTGCCATTCTTGCAAATAAGCAAGCAACGGCAAGGGAACTCTTACACAGACTTCAATTAGCATACGAACATCTACCAAAATGGTTACAACAAGGCGTTGAACAATGGAACAAAGGTTCTATTGAATTGGAAAATGGTTCAAGAATCTTGGCATCTGCAACATCATCCAGTGCTATTCGTGGTAGTTCATTCAATCTGATTTTTCTTGACGAATTTGCATTCGTTCCTCACGAAGTGGCAGATGAATTCTTCAGTTCTGTATATCCGACAATTACATCTGGTAAGACAACGAAAGTATTGATGGTTTCTACACCGCACGGTATGAATCTATTCTATAAATTCTGGACGGATGCGTCAAATGGCAGAAGTTCATATATTCCCATTGAGATTCACTGGAGTCAAGTTCCAGGTCGTGATGAGAAATGGAAAGAAGAAACGATTGCCAATACAAGTGAGCAACAGTTCCGCACGGAATTTGAGTGTGACTTCGTAGGTAGTGTAAACACCCTCATCGAATCTAAGAAACTTAAAGAATTGACATACAATGACTATGTGTTTAGGAATGATGAGGGATTTGATGTTTTAATTGAACCAGAAGAAGACCATAGTTATGTAATGTGTGTGGATGTTTCAAGGGGGCAAGGTCTTGACTATCACGCATTTACTGTTGTGGATATTACATCTATGCCATATAAGGTGGTTGCCAAATTCAGAAACAATCAAATGTCACCCTTAGTATATCCAAATGCAATTTATGCGGCGGCAATGCAATATAACCAAGCACATATTCTTGTCGAGATAAATGATATCGGTGGACAAGTAGCAGATATTCTCCATCACGAAATGGAATATGACAATTTATTAGTAACCACAGTTCGTGGTAGAAAAGGTCAAACCCTCGATGGTGGTTTTGGTTCTGGTCAAAGTCAATATGGTATTCGTACCACAGAAGCAGTAAAACGAGTAGGTTGTTCTCTTCTGAAAAGTATGATTGAAGAAGATAAACTACTTGTTGAAGATTTTGATATAATTAAAGAGTTTGTTTCATTCATTTCCAAGAAAAAGTCATATCAGGCTGAAACTGGTCATCACGATGACCTTATAATGACTTTGGTTCTGTTTGGATGGTTGACAACTCAATCATATTTTAAAGAATTGACAAATTTAGATATCCGTAAAGACCTCTATGAAGACAAAATGAAGCAAATTGAGGATGATATGACTCCATTCGGATTCATCGAAGACGGTGTGAACAATCAAATTGAAAAATTCACCGATGAAACAGGTCAACAGTGGAATGTTATAGACAATGAAGACGGTTGGATTATGTAATGCTTTATTATTATACATATTAGGAAAGAAATTCAAAAAGCACGAGAATGCTTAATCAAATAAGTCAAAAAAGGAGAAGATTCAATGCCATTTCAAATTAGTCCCGGCGTGAATGTTACCGAAAAGGACCTCACAAATATTGTCCCTGCTGTTGCAACAACAATTGGTGGTATCGCAGGATACTTCCAATGGGGACCTTGTGAGGAACGAGTTTTGGTAGACAGCGAGGACAACCTCGTTACATTATTCGGAAAACCCAACAACAACACAGCAGAATATTTCTGGACAGCCGCAAACTTCCTCGGATATACCAATGCACTACAAGTCGTTCGCAAGATTGACACTGATGGTGCAAATGCAGTTTCAATTGCAGATGGTTTAAGAGGAGATACTGCAATCGGAAATACAGGTGACAGTAAACTCATCAAGAACAAAGATTCATATGATGACACATACTCCGATGGTATTTCTGGTGGCGATATGTACTTTGCTGCCAAATATCCTGGCATCCTTGGTTCTTCACTGAAAGTATCGATGTCGGATAAACACACTGCCGCATTTACTGGCATTACAGCAACTGTTGACACAGCATATGTTGATGTTACTGGATTAGATATTAAAGGCGAAGTTGCAGTTGGTGACATCCTCAAATTAGATTCAAACTATACAGTTTCTGGATTTAGTGGTGGTTCACTGCACGCCAATGACTCTGGCACGGCAGCAAGTCACTCAACAGAAACCGCAGAATACACTCACATTCACCTATCTTCAGATATTTTATCTACCGATGCAGGTACTGGTTTGACAGGTACAGTAACTTGGGCATACGCTAGTAACTTTAATGCAACACCAGACACATCTACAGATGCCGCAAAATTCAATGCAGTAAATGACGAAATTGATATTGCAGTTATTGATGAACAAGGTTTATTTAGTGGAGCAAAAGGAACTGTTCTTGAAACATTCTCTGCTTCTAAAGCATCTGATGCTAAAAAGTTTGATGGTTCTGGTAACTTCTATAAGACTGTTATCAATAATGAATCAAAATATATCTGGTGGGGCTCACACCCTTCCACTGCATTGACATCCACTACTGGTTTGTCTGGTGGAACAGATGGTACAGATTGGGGTGCATCATTAGCAGATGTAGACTCTGGTAGTGAAGGTGCAACTTTCGATTCATTCAACAGAAACTTTTACAGTTCTCTTGCAAATGGTCATGATGGTACTGGTACTACTGCCGCATCACTATACACAAACGGTTATGAATTGTTTGCAGATGCAGAAACAGTAGATTGTGCATTATTGCTCGGTGGACCAGCAGAAGAAACTCTTAGTGGACAACTCATCGACCTAGTTGATGCAAGAAAAGATTGCGTAGCATTCCTTTCACCACCAAAAGCAGATGTTGTTAATCAAACATCAGTAACAGTTGCACAACAAAATGCAGTAGATTACTATAATAACGACCTAAATAAATCATCCTCATACGGTGTATTTGATTGTGGTTGGAAGTATCAGTATGACCGATACAATGACATCTACCGATGGATTCCATTGAACGGTGACATTGCTGGTCTTTGTGCAAGAACTGAAAAAACTAACGATGCTTGGTGGAGTCCCGCAGGTTTCAACCGTGGTCAAATCCGTAACATCGTTAAACTTGCATATAACCCACGAAAAGCACACAGAGATAATCTTTATAAGAACAATCTCAACCCAGTAGTTGCCTTCCCAGGCGAAGGAACGGTTCTTTTCGGGGATAAGACAATGCAAAGAAAACCAAGTGCATTCGATAGAATCAATGTTCGTAGATTGTTCATTGTTCTTGAAAAAGCAATTTCAACTGCCTCAAAGTATCAACTCTTCGAGTTCAATGATGAATTCACTCGTTCCAATTTCGTAAATATGGTTTCACCATTCTTGCGAGATGTTCAAGGACGAAGAGGTATTTATGATTACAAAGTAGTATGCGATGAAACTAATAACACCGCAGAAGTTATTGACCGAAACGAATTTGTTGCAGACATCTACATCAAACCTGCTCGTTCGATTAACTTCATCCAACTCAACTTTGTTGCAGTTAGAACTGGTGTTGCATTCGAGGAAATCGCAGGAGCGTAAATTAATTTTGGTATTTATGGGGGGGGTTATCAAAATCCCCCCTAAATACTATTAAAGGAGTAATACATGAATCTTAATGAATTCAAATCACAAGCACTACAACAAGGTGGTGCAAGAGCAAACTTGTTTGAGGTAGAAGGTGCTATCGGTAATAATTCCGATGGTGGACTTTTAAAGTTCCTCTGCAAATCAGCATCCATCCCTGCTTCGGAAATTGGTGAAATAACCGTTCCTTGGCGTGGGCGACAATTCAAATTGCCTGGCGACAGGATATTTACCGATTGGGATATCGTCATCACAAGTGATGCCGCTTACGACTTACGAGATAAGTTTGAAACTTGGCATAACTCATTCCAACATCACCAAGGAAATGTTTCCGAAGTTGGTGATGTTTCCACACCATTGTTCCAAGATTGGAGCATTTATTGGTTGGGTAGAGATGGTGAACGAAGCAATGCTAGAAAATATACAATGGTAGGTGCTTGGCCAAAATCTGTTGGTTCAATTGACCTAGCAATGGATACAAATGACACATTAGCAGAGTTTACTGTGACAATGACCTATCAGTGGTGGGAATCCCCATCTACTAAGTAATTTTAGTAAGGAAATATTATATTATGCCAATTGACTTTTTTGGATTTACTATTGGAAAAAAAGATAAAGCGAATAAAGTTGGTCTTGAATCCAGTATTCGCCGCCCTGTGTCTTTTGTCCCACCCGATTATGATGATGGTGCTACAACCATCGAAGCAGGAAACTTCTTCGGACAATATGTTGACTTTGATGGAAACATCAAGAATGACATAGAACTCATTAAGAAGTACAGAGAGATGTCTATGCACGCCGAAGTAGATAGTGCAATAGATGACATTGTGAATGAAGCAATTGTTCAAGATGATATTAAAAAGATGGTTCAAATGGACTTAGAACATGTTGACCTATCCGATAATATCAAAGATACAATGCAGAAGGAGTTTGGACATATCTTAAAACTCCTTCATTTTACTAGTAGGGGTTATGAACTTTTCCGAAAATGGTATATTGATGGTAAAATGTATTTCCATATTGTAATTGACGATAAGAAAAAGAAACAGGGTATTAAAGAATTACGACCAGTAGATTCCACTTCCATCCGAAAGATTCGTAAAGTTGAAAAAGAAACGGGCGAAGGTGGTGTTAAGGTAATCAAAGATGTGGAAGAATTCTTTGTATACACTGAACAAGATAAAGATGATAGGTTAGGTGGAGTTGATGCCGTGGAAGGTATTAAAATTCATCCAGACTCAATTCTCTACATTCATTCTGGAATGTATGATATTGATAAAAGAAGGGTATTTGGTAATCTTCATAAATGCATAAAACCCCTTAACCAATTGCGTATGATTGAAGATGCGGTAGTAATTTATCGTATCTCACGGGCGCCAGAGCGAAGAATTTTCTATGTTGATGTTGGTTCACTTCCAAAAAACAAAGCAGAACAATATCTTCGTGACATTATGAATCGGTATAGAAACAAACTAGTTTATGATGTAAATACAGGCGAAATTCGAGATGACAAGAAACATATGTCAATGCTTGAAGATTTCTGGATGCCACGGAGAGAAGGTGGTAGGGGTACTGAGGTTGATACACTTTCGGGTGGCGAAAATCTTGGTGAGATGGAAGATGTCGAATACTTCAAGAAGAAGTTATATCGTGCATTGAATGTTCCAATCTCACGACTTGAATCTGACAACGGATTCAATATGGGTCGTTCTTCTGAAATCAATAGAGATGAACTCAAGTTTTTTAAGTTCATTGAGAAGCAACGACAGAAGTTTTCTGAATTGTTCCTTCAAGCAATGCGAGTACACCTTCTATTGAAGGGTATTATGAACGAAGAAGATTGGTATGATATTAAGGATGATATTAAATTTGATTATGCAAGGGATTCGTATTTTACGGAACTCAAAAATAATGAGATTATGACCGAAAGAATGAATCTTTTAAGTCAAATGAATGAACATATCGGTAAATATTATTCAATCGAATGGATTAGAAAACATGTCTTGCATCAGAATGAAGTAGAAATGGAAGATATGGATAAGGAAATCCAAACAGAACGAGAGAAGGGTCTATTAACCACAGGAACAGAGGAATACTATTGATGCAATCCACCAATAAAATTATGGATTCTATAAAAAATGAAGATGTAAAAACCTTCAAAGATTTATCCAATGATATTCTTCGTCATAAAGTTTCTTTATCAATAGAAGAAAAGAAACAAGAAATTAAAGATGTAATGATGAGTGAAGAAGAAGAGGCAGAAGTAAATATGGATTCTCCTGAAATTGCTCTTGACCCAAAACTAGAAAAAGAAATCTGGATTGATTCTTTTGAGATAAATGGTAAAACAGTTGTCATTAAAGCATTGGGATTAGGGGCAACCAAACCTGTAGTTGTCTATATTGACGATGTACGATGGGAAGTATTTCCTGGACCAAAGATTGCTAAACGAGAAGCAAGACGACATATCAAGAAGAGCAAAAGTGTCAAGAACGAAAATCTTGATGTTGATTTTGAATCAATGCTCAATGAAGTTTCTGTGATGGTAAGTAAACCTGAAGTGGTCAAATGGGTAAAGAAGAACAGAAGAAAATTTGACAATGGTGCAGAGGCCGCATTTGCTGTTGCTGATGAATTTGGTATGGAAGATGAATTAGAGAACGAAAAGCATTGGATTTGGAGTATCATTAAAAAGATATACAAAGAATCATACGAACCTTTCTCTAATATGCTAGAATCAAATTCCTTCCGATTAGCAGATAACACTAAAATTAATTTGGATGAAGAACTATCGTCCAAAATTAAACTTGTATATGAACATTTGGAAGATAACAATAAAGCCAAATTCAGAGAGGCTTTTGTTATAAATAAAGAAAACCACAACAAAATTATTAAATTTGTTGAAGAGCAGACTAAAGGAACTTGATTATGGATACTAGAGATATAATTGATGCATTAAGAAACAATAACTTGGATGTTGCAAGAGATGAAACACAAAAGGTATTGTATAAGAAATCTGGTGAAGGTATGGCGGATAAAAGGTTGGAAATTTCTTCCACAATAGGACAAAAACAAGAACCAGAGGTAAATGACGAATGAAACTAATTACAGAAACAACAGAAGATGTAAATTATATCGTAGAATCGGCTGAAGAAGGAAAAGATAAATCCTACTACATCGAAGGTATCTTTATGCAAGCAGAGCAAAAGAACCGAAACGGTCGAGTTTACCCAAAAGACACACTAATGAAAGAAGTTTCTCGGTACAGTAAAGACCTTGTAGAAACTAAAAGAGCAATGGGAGAACTTGGTCATCCAGAAGGACCAAGTCTAAATCTTGAAAGAGTTTCCCATATCATTACAGAACTTCGAGAAGATAGCAATAATATCATCGGTAAAGCAAAAGTTTTAGATACCCCATACGGTAAGATTGTAAAGAATCTTATTGATGAAGGTGCTAAACTTGGCGTTTCAAGTCGTGGCATGGGTTCACTTAAAAAGAATGATGACGGTACAAATGTTGTGCAAGAAGATTTTATGCTTGCCACCGTTGATATTGTAGCAGACCCTTCTGCACCTGATGCTTTTGTAAATGGTATTATGGAAGGGAAGGAATGGGTATGGAATAATGGCGTTCTAGAACCTCAAACTATTGAAATTTATGAGAACATTTTATCCAGAGCAGATAAAAATACTATCGAAGAAGCCAAACTTATCGTATTTAAACATTTCTTGTCTAATATCTAAAAAATATACATATAGTAGCAATTTAAAAAAGTCAAAAGGAGATTACAATGTCCAACAAAGACATCCTAGAAACAGCAAAAGAAATCATAGAGTCAGAAGTGACTCTTGATGAAAGTACCCCAGAAGTCGAAGCAGACTCAAAGGGTACAGTTAATACAAAGTCTAAAGGCGAGAAGCCAGCAGAATCACCATCTGTTAATACTGACAGCATCGAAGATGAAGACATCTACAGTGCTGATGGTGCAGGTGCAAAAGTAAATGAACCAGAAGCAGATGAAGACGAAGCAGACGAAAATGCTGACTCCGTTGATATGAAAGCATCTTCGGCGGCCGCAACACAAGAGCATATGGATGCTTTGTTCGGTGGTGAAGAACTTTCAGAAGACTTCCGCAACAAAGCAGAAGTTATCTTCTCATCCGCAATCAATGAGCGTTCAGAAGCAATCCGTTCCGAACTACAAGAAGCATTTGATGCTCAACTTGCAGAAGAAACTGATAAAATTTCAAATGAACTATCCGAAAAACTAGACGACTATCTAAACTATGTTGTCAAGGAATGGATGGACGAAAATGAAATCGCAATTGAACACGGACTCAAGAATGAAATTTCAGAGTCATTCATTGCAGACTTAAAGACACTCTTTGAAAGTCACAACATTGAAGTTCCAGAAGAAAAGTTCGATGCACTTGCAGAGGCCAACGAAAAGGTTGAAACTCTTGAAGCAAAACTCAACGAACAACTCGAAAAGAACATTGAACTTTCAAAAGGTAACGAAGAACTAGAATGTGTAAAGGTATTTGCAGAATCCGCTAAAGATTTAACTGATACTGACACTGAAAAACTTCGCAGTCTTTCAGAAGGTTTAGAGTTTGATAGCGTTGAACAATACAACGAAAAATTAAACCTTCTTAAAGATAGTTACTTCAGAGCAACCTCAGAAAACAATGATGATGTTGAAGAAAACACACTTACAGAAGAAACAACAAATACTCGACAAATGGATTCATACTTGGATTCAATTACACGAGTAGGAAAATCACCAAGGCAATCGTAAAAGCCTAAATTTTATAAATAAACTATACTTATCAAATAAGTAATTTCAATAACTAAGGAGAAATCAAATGGATGATAAAGCACTATTGGCCGAACAACTTCAAAAGAAGTGGGCGCCAGTTTTAGAACATCCTGAACTTCCAAAAATTGAGAACAGTTACCGTAAAAATGTAACTACTGTTCTTTTGGAAAATCAGGAACAAGCACTAATGGAAACACCCGCTAACGCAATGGGTGCAGGAAACTCACCTCATATGGGCGGCGCAGGTAATGTTGCGACATTCGACCCTGTACTTATCTCACTTGTACGCAGGTCAATGCCTAACCTTATCGCATACGATATCGCAGGTGTTCAACCAATGACAGGTCCTACTGGACTTATCTTTGCAATGCGTTCCAAGTATGTAACACAAGACGGTGCAGAAGCATTTTACAACGAAGCAGACACCGATGGTGTTTCTGGTGGTGGTACAGGTACTCACGCAGGTACTGACCCGCTTGGTGGTTCATATACTAGTGGTACTGGTATGGGAACAGAAGATGCAGAAGGCAAAACCCCTAACGAAATGGCATTCAGTATTGAACGAGTTGCTGTTGAAGCAAAGAGCCGTATGCTCAAAGCAGAATACAGTACAGAACTTGCTCAAGACTTGAAAGCAGTTCATGGTTTAGATGCAGAAGCAGAATTGTCAAATATCCTCTCAAGCGAAATCCTTGCGGAAATCAACCGAGAAGTTATTCGTACAGTTTATAACCAAGCAAAACTTGGTTGCGACCAAACTGACCTTGCTAACAGTGACGGTGTTACTGTAGACGGTACTGGGGGTAAAACCGCCGGTGTTTATGACCTGCTCAAGGACTCAGACGGCCGTTGGAGTGCAGAACGCTTCCGTGGTTTGATGTTCCAAATCGAACGAGAAGCAAATGTAATTGCTAAAGAAACACGCCGTGGTAAAGGTAACATCGTTATCTGCTCCTCAGATGTTGCTTCAGCACTTTCAATGAGTGGTATTCTTAACCACGACCCAGCATTCGGAAATCTAACTGTAGATGACACTGGTAACACATTCGTTGGTGTACTTAACGGTAACTGTAAAGTTTATGTTGACCCATACGCATCAACTAACTATGTTTGCGTTGGATATCGTGGTGAAAGTCAATATGACGCAGGTTTATTCTACTGCCCATATGTTCCACTACAAATGGTTCGTGCCGTTGATGCTAGTACATTCCAACCAAAAATTGGATTCAAGACTCGTTACGGTATGGTTGAAAACCCATTCGCTCGTGGAACGAGTGCCGCAGTTGATAACATCGGTGGTACAAGAGCAAACACTTATTACAGAATCTTCCGAGTTGATAACCTACACGGTATCAACGCAGGTGGTGCAACTTCCTGATAAGTGGTAACTAACAACCAATGAATTAGGGGAGTCCTTCGGGACTCCCCTTTTCTTTTATACATACTATAGGAGAATATTATGCCAAGTAGAGATAATTATAGAGAAATTGATAGTAATATTATTGGTAGTGGAGATGTTACATCAGCATCGCCACCGGCGGATGATTCATTGTTTGGTTATGATAGTTTAACACACAAATCAGCAGAACGACAACCAGACAATCTCAATCCACTCTATCCTACATACTTTCAATTTAGTTTAGAAAAAACACCAAAACTTACCTATTTTTGTCAAAGTGTTAATCTGCCTGGAATGTCATTAAATATGATTCCACAATCAACACGGTTTGTCAATATTCCACAATCGGCAGGTTCTCCCGAATTTGATGATTTGACTGTTAATTTCCTTGTTGATGAAAATCTTACAAACTGGTTAGAGATTTGGAATTGGATGCGAACTGCTTCTAATACAAAAGACCATACAGAATATATTGATGCTAAAGACCATTATTCTGATGCAAGTCTTGTCGTTCTTAACAGTGCAATGAACGCCAAAATTAGAGTAGAGTTTGAAAATATTATACCAACAAGTATTTCGGCATTAGAGTTTGACAGCACAGTATCTAATCCTGATGCAATGGTTGCAACGGCGACCTTCCAATATACAACATATGAGATTATAAATTTGTCTTGACTTCTCTGCCTTTTCGTGTTATAATTAATTATATTTTATGGAGTAAAGTGTATGAAGTTTGATGATATTAGAAAAATGGTCGCAAAAGATATGGTGATTGACGACACCGAACTCGACCTCGAATCTTTAAAGATTCCACAATTACATAACAAGTATCTGAATATGTTTCACGATGAACGATTGGTTCTACGGAAATTTGAAGCAGACCAACGAGAACTCTCTAGAGATAAGTGGGAGTATTATACTGGCAAGATGAGTCAAGAAGAACTTGATAGACGAGGTTGGCAACCATTTCAACTAAAAGTCCTCAAACAAGACTTAGATAGGTATCTCTATTCCGATAGTGATGTTACTTTACTTATGGACAAAATAACATTGCAGAAGGAAAAGGTAGATTACCTTGCATCCACAGTAAAAAGTATTAGTGGTCGTGGTTGGGAAATTAAAAATGCTATTGAGTGGCGGAGATTCACAAGTGGTGTATAATTTACAAAATGACCCTATGCACAGTGTATATTTTAGACAACTATATCAGTATGCAATGAATAACTCTAAAGACACATCCACTCAATTGGCGGCAATATTAACAGACCCTGGGTCGGGTATTGTTGCAATGGAATGTAATAATATTCCAGACAAAGTACATCAAACTCCAAATAGAATGGAACGACCAACGAAATATCATTATGTCGAACACGCAGAACGAAATGTTCTATACAAAGCAATTAGAATGGGTATGTCAACACAAGATTTAACAATGTATTGTCCTTGGTATTCGTGTTCCGATTGTGCAAGAGCAATCATTCAATGTGGTGTAAAAAGAATAATTGGTCATAAAGAATATTTTGATAGAACACCCGATAGATGGAAAGAGTCCTGTGCAATAGGTATAGAGATGATGCAGGAAGCAGGGATTGACTGTATAGTGTGGTCTGGTGAAGTGGGTGGAAGATTAAGTGTTCTTGTGGATGGGGAAGTTTTTAGTCCCTAAATATAGTATGAGTGATATATCCATAGAGTATAAGGATTCCGTGTATATTAAGGTGAACTGTGATAGGGGTATCGCACAGGAATTATCCGAATACTTTACCTTTAAAGTGCCGGGTTATCAATTTATGCCAGCATATAAAAATAAAATGTGGGATGGTACAATAAAACTCTACAACATATATGGAGAGGAATTGTATGCGGGTCTGGATAAGTATGTTAAGCACTTTGCAGATGAACGAGGATATACTGTAGAGTTTGGTGAAAATTTAGCATCGCCAGCAAATCTCTCAAAAGAAGAAATTGAGAAGTATGTAAACGACCACTTACAACCTACTTATAAGGATGAAATCCTTAAAGCATACGAACATCAAATTGATGCAATTCACCACGCAATAAACAATAACCGTTGTTTGTTATTGTCACCAACTGCATCTGGTAAGAGTTTAATCATATATGCATTGCTCCGTTACTATATGGATATACTACCAAAAGACAAGAAGATACTTGTTATTGTTCCTACCATTTCTTTGGTAACACAGATGTATGAAGACTTTAAAGAATATTCACAGGCGGACGATTCATTTGAAGTAAGTCGAGATTGTCATCCAGTATTTGCAGGTCAAAAGAAAATAAGTACAAGTAAGATTATCATTTCAACTTGGCAAAGTGTTTATAAAATGAAGAAAGAATATTTTGACAACTTTGGTGCTGTATTTGGTGATGAATGCCATTTGTTTAAGAGTAAGTCCCTCACAAACATAATGACCAAATTAAAGACCTGTCCATATCGAATTGGTACAACAGGAACACTAGATGGTACACAAACTCACAAATTAGTTATTGAAGGTTTGTTCGGTTCAGTGTATAATGTAATAAAGACTAGCGAATTGATGGAACAAGATTTGCTATCACAATTGTCTATTGATTGTATATTACTGAAGCATAAAGAAGAAGAACGAAAAGAAATGAAACGAGCAAAATACTTTGATGAATTGGAATGGTTGGTGCAGAACGATGCACGAAACAATTTCATTGCTAATATGGCAAACAAAATTAACGGTAATACTCTTATTCTCTTTCAATTGGTAGAGAAGCACGGTAAGCACCTTCAGAAGTTAATCAAAGAACGATGTCCTAACCATAAGGTATTCTTTGTGTTTGGTGGTACAAGTGCAGAGGATAGAGAAGAAGTGAGAAAACTCACAGAAGAGAACAACAATGCAATCATAGTGGCATCTTATGGTACATTCTCCACTGGTATCTCTATTCGCAGACTTCATAATATTATTTTTGCATCACCCTCTAAATCACGAATTAGAGTGTTGCAGTCTATTGGAAGACAGTTAAGAAAGTCTAAATATAAAGAGAAAGCGAAGTTATATGATATTGGTGATGATTTGACTTGGAAGAGTTGGACAAATCACACACTAAAGCATTTTGTGGAACGCATAAAGATTTACAATAAAGAAAAATTTGATTACAAGACGATAAAAATTAATCTAGGAGAACAAAATGACTGATATTTACAAAAACTACAAACTATCTTCTGGAGATGAAATCATCGGTAAATTAGTAGGAAACAACCTAGATTCTATTACAGTCAACCGACCATTGTGTATTAAAATATTTCCAATTCAAGACCCAACAACTGGTGCTATGCGTGATATGATGATTCTTCGTCCTTGGAATACAGTTTCAACTGAACTTAAATATGAAATTAAAAGAGAACATATTGTGTTAGAAAGTAACCCAATGCCTGAAGTAATTCAAATTTATCTTGAACAACTCGAAAAGGAAGATATAGTTTCTGACCTTTATGCTGATTTAATGAGTGACCCCGAACGATTAGAAGACTATCTTAAAACAGTTATTGAAGAAGATTTAGAACCAAATATTCAAGAAGAAACAATGGAACAGGAACAACCAGAAGAAGGAGAGAATGTTCATATGAATTTTCTTATTCCTAATGCTATGTTCTTGGCATTTCTTATGAACGGTATTGTTAGTTTAGACCCAGAACAAGAAGATGAAGGTAATGATATACCACAATTGGATTTTAACATTCAAGAGTTTCTTAATCTTAAAAATAGTAAAGGGTTTAAAAGTAAAAAGTATTCCAAGAATCGGAATGTTGATATAGAGAAACAGTTTAAGAACTGGAATCCAGAACCTTAATAACTTAGTAATTAATTAATTCTTTTCTTGTTTCCCCTGACACAGATAAGGATACCTCAAATTTATACAATGTCAAGGAGAAAATGTGAAAAATGAGTAAAAAGAAGAAAAAAGCAAATCATTATGTAGACAATGAAAAGTTCTTTAAAGAAATGTGCGAATGGAAGAAATTAGTAATAGAAGCATCTGAAGTAGACGAATCTCGTCCACCCATAAATGAATATATTGGTACTTGTTTTGTAGAGATTGCAGAACGATTATCACATAGACCAAACTTTATTAACTATGAATATCGTGAAGAAATGGTGGGTGATGGTATTGAAAATTGTCTGATGTATGCCCACAATTTCAATCCAGAAAAATCAAAGAATCCATTTTCATATTTTACACAGATAATATACTATGCATTCTTACGAAGAATACAAAAAGAAAAGAAACAGATGTATGTCAAATATAAACTTATCGAAGAAATAGATAAAGACCATTTATTTCCAAGATGGGTTGAAGATAATGTTGAAGTAGATATGACAGAATCAAAGAATGTTGCTGCCGATTATTATAGATTGTCTGATTCGGATATAGAAAAGTTTATACCGAAGAAAGAACGAGAGCGTTTAGAGCGTGAAAAGGCAAAGAATAAAGGTATAACATTAGATTCTTTCTTAAAGGATGACAAGAGTGAAGATAGCACTGATAAATGATACCCACTTTGGGGCGAGAGGTGACTCTCAATTATTTTTTGATTACTTTATGAAATTCTTTGATGATGTGTTTTTTCCATATCTCAAAGAAAACAATATAAAGACAGTAATACACGCAGGCGACCTGATGGATAGGCGTAAGTTTGTCAATTTCAATATCCTAAACCAAATAAGGACACAGTTCATTGAAAGACTACAAGATGAAGGAATCGAGATGCACTGTATTCTCGGAAACCACGATGTATATTATCGTAATACTAACAATGTCAATTCTGTTTCTGAGTTGTTCGGTAATAAACCTAACATAACCATTTATGAAGAACCAGAGGTGCTAACTTTTGGTGCATTAGACATTGCAATGCTTCCGTGGGTAAACAAAGAGAACTACAACCAATCCGTAGAGTTCGTTAAGACAGCAGAAGCACCCTTCCTCATCGGACACCTTGAGTTAGGTGGTTATGAAGTAATGCGTGGTGTGAAGTTTGATGGTGGGTTAGATGCCAAACTATTCAAACGATATGAGAAGGTTCTCTCTGGACACTTCCATTGTCGCCAAGAACAAGACAACATCTATTATATGGGAACGCAATATCAAATCACATTTGCAGATTTGAATGAAACAAAAGGTTTTCATATCCTCGACACTAGCACAAGAGAAGTAGAGTTCATCGAGAACCCATACAAGATGTTCTATTCAGTAACATACAACGATAAAGATGGACCTATTGAACCAGATAAGTTTGATTGTCAATATCTCAAGGGTGCATATGTAAAACTATTCATAGAACACAAAGAGCATCCGTATTCGTTTGACCGATATATGGATAAACTCTATGAATGTGGTGTTGCAAAGATTACAGTTGTAGAAGAATTGGTAAATTCTGATTGGACAAAGGAAGAGATTGTCGATATGTCACAAGACACAGTTACCCTCATCAATAGTGAAGTTGATGTAATGGAAGAAGTGAAAGACAAAGAAAAGATGAAACGCATCATCAAGGATTTGTATATGGAGAGTTTGTCATTATAATATTTTCAAAATTGAGTTGGAAGAATTTTCTTTCAACAGGAAACTACAAAACAACACTAGAACTCACCAAAGATAACAACACACTTATCTCTGGTGAGAACGGTGCAGGTAAGTCAACCATGCTTGATGCGTTGTGCTTTTCTCTATTCGGTAAGTCATTCCGTGGTATCAATATTCCACAACTTCCCAATTCAATCAACGAAAAGGATTGTGAAGTAGAGATTGAATTTACAGTTGGCAGGGACAGTTACAGAATATTCCGTTCACTCAAACCAAAGAAGTTTGAGATATTTAAGAACGGTGACTTGCTCAATCAAGATGCCAAATCAAAAGACTACCAGAAGATTCTTGAAGAGCAAATCCTCAAGATGACATATAAATCATTCTGTCAAGTAGTTATCTTGGGGAGTAGCAATTACATTCCCTTTATGAAACTCTCTGCAAAGGATAGGCGATTGGTTGTAGAGAACCTCTTAGACATTGATGTGTTCTCTGTAATGAATACTCTTGTTCGTGCAAGACTACAAATGGCAAAAGAGTATATCAGGGACATTGACTACAAGGTAGAAATCGTCAAGAGTAAAGTTGAAGAAAAAGAGAAATTAATAAAAACGCTTGAGAAGAAATCGTCCGATTCTGTAGAAAGTTATAAAGGCGAAATCAAGAATTCCCATACACAGATAGAAGAACTACAAGAAGAAATCAAGAAGAAGAAAGAGAATGTGGACCACTTATACGAACAGGTAAAAGACAAGGACGATGTACCACGAAGACTTCTGAAGATGGAAGGGTTAGAGCAACAACTCAAGAGCAAGATAAAGAACATTGAAAAGAATGTGAAGTTCTATGAAGAGAACGATACTTGTCCATCTTGCAAGCAGGACATTCAGGAACACCACAAGGAATGTGTGTTCAAAGAAAAGGCGGAAGAGAAGAAAGAGGTAGAAGATGGTGTGGGTGAGTTGATAGTGAATATGACGGACACAGGAAAACGATTAGATGACATCAACTCTATTCTGCAAACGGTCGATACTATACAAAGACAAATCAACGAGAAGCAAAACCAAATTAATTCTTCCCTTCGTTACATTGGGAAGATGCAAAATAACATTGATGAAATAGTGGGTGAGGGTGTAGAGGTAGAAGAATCCAAAAAGGAATTGAATGAATTGCTTGGCGAAGGTAAGGGGTATATTGGCGAACGCAAGGAACGAGTAGAGGACAAACACTACTACGAGATTGCAAGTGTATTGCTGAAAGATACAGGCATCAAAGCAAAGATTATCAAACACTACCTGCCAATTATGAACAAACTCATCAACAAGTATCTTGGAGATATGGATTTCTTTTGCCAGTTTGACTTGGATGAAAACTTTGATGAAACAATCAAGAGTCGCCATCGTGACGAGTTTTCATACTACAGTTTCAGTGAGGGCGAGCGTTTGCGGATTGACTTGTCGTTGCTCTTGGCGTGGCGAGAGATTGCCAGATTGAAGAATAGTGTGAATTGTAACTTGCTGATATTAGACGAGGTATTCGATTCGTCATTAGATACAGTTGGCACTGAGGAGTTTCTAAAACTTCTAACAACTTTCGGAAATCGTGCAAATATATTTGTAATCTCACATAAATCTGATATAATGACAGATAAGTTCAGCAAACACATTGTGTTTGAGAAGAAGAATAATTTTAGTAGGATAAGATGAAGAATATAAAATGATGACAGATACAAAACACTTTTATGAACGCAACGATTATGTAATCAATTCAGATTGCAATTGCCTGTTTGAAGATTTACTTGAGATGACACCCGATGAATTTCGTGAGTGGGTTATCAAGTTCCGCAAGACGGTGAAAGAATCTTGGGACAAGTATGGTTGTCCGCCACGAACAGGTAAGAATGAAGAAGGCATCATTGATGTGTTCAATAAGATTGCCGAATACCCCATCCACAAGTTTACACGCAGTGACGAGTTGTCCAATGTTCCAGACGATGTTATCATCAACAAGTCACGCATTGGCGGAGAAGCAGACCAATGGTTTAGTAATATGATGCAGACACGCATCAACTATACTGAGAAGGATATAGGATATTCCATCTACGATTTGTTTGTAGATGATAAACACTTGGAGAAGATGGTGAAGGGTGGTATGAGGCATTTTAGGCGTGATAGTTTGTATGAACACGCAAAGAGTGCATTCACTAATAACAAGAAATATGCCATTGTGTCCACAGCAGATGCACACGAATGGATGGAAGCATTCCATAACAACAAGAACATCTTCAAGGATTATGACTTTATGTTAGAAGAAGTCAAGAAACGAGAAGGTCTAAACAGTGGATACTTCCAAGTTGAACAAGATGAAATTCTAAACTTGTCAATGGACGAAGTAAAAGAATACAAAGATAAGGGATGGTTGGAATATCGCCATCACTCTACATTTGATATAGACAATATGTCTAACGAGAAACGATACAATATTCGTGTGTATAAGAAGGGGAAGAAGATGTTCCCTAAAGCATTCGCCGCATATCGTATAGGTTTTATTCAACCTGCTGTCAATTTTCCACCAATGACTGCTAAATACCTATATGAAAGATTCACGGAAGATTTCAAAGACCAAGAGGTTATTAACATCTATGACCCGTCTAGTGGTTGGGGCGGCCGCATACTCGGTGCTATGGGTGTTAGGGATGATAGGACTATTCACTATATTGGGACTGACCCTAATCCTGACAATTTTATCGGGGATGGTGGTTACAGTAAGTATGCTTCTCTCGCTGATTTCTACAACACCAAAACTTATCGTGGAAACCCATTCTTTTCCGAAACTAATACTTATGATGTATACCAAGAAGGGTCGGAAGAAATTCAACACCACGAACGATTCCAAAAGTACAGAGGAAAACTCGACCTTATCTTTACTTCACCACCTTATTTCAACAGAGAGGCGTATAGCGAAGACGAAAATCAGTCGTACAAAAAATACGGGTCGTCCTACGAATCTTGGAGAGATGGATTCCTCAGACCAACCCTAGAAACTTGTGCAGAGTATCTAAAACCAAATAGATATTTGTTGTGGAATGTTGCAGATATTTTGGTCAGTGGAAAATACTTACCAATAGAACAAGATAGTATTGATATCCTTGAGTCGTGTGGTATGATGTATAAATACACATTGAAGATGGCATTAGAAGGAATGCCTGGGCAGAACAGAATGGGTGAAGACGGTAAACCTACTTGTAAAAATTACTGTATGATTGATGGAAAGTATATGAAATACGAACCAGTGTTTGTTTTCTATAAGAAAGAGAGAGATGAATGACAGAGTATCAGGTAAATGCTTCAGCACAAATCACAGTAAAACTAGAGTATGTCTGGTTGGATGGTTATAAATCAAAAAATACACGAAGTAAGGTGCGGTATGTAGAATGGACTATGGATTCCGAAAGTGGCAATATGTCAAGAGAATCCGTTCTTGATAGGATTCCTGATTGGAACTTTGATGGTTCAAGTACCAAGCAAGCAGTAACAGAAAACAGTGATATTATACTTGTACCTGTAAAAGTATATCACAATCCAATGGAGCAATCGGAGATGCCTTCTTTTATTGTTCTATGTGAAACTTACAATACAGATGGTTCACCACACGAAAGCAACCACAGACACCAATTGGAAAATGTATTGGATAGTGATATTTGGTTTGCTGTTGAACAAGAATATACTTTGATGGATGTGGAGACAGATAAACCTGTTGGATTTTCCAAAAAAGAAAATGTTCAAGAACAAGGAGAATACTATTGCGGTAACGGTGGTGCAAATGTTACTAATAGATTCATTGTAGAACAACACGCATTTGCTTGTATTCAAAGTGGCATCTCTATCTACGGTACAAATGCAGAAGTTCTTTTATCACAATGGGAATATCAACTTAATCCAAACAATGCAATTGATATGGCAGACGATTTATGGGTTTCACGATTCCTTCTTCAACGAATTTGCGAGGACTATGGCGTATATGCATCATTCCATCCAAAACCTATATCGGGTGATTGGAATGGAGCAGGCGCCCATATCAATTTCAGTACAGAATATATGAGAGAAAATTCTGACAAAGAATATATTGAAAATGTTTGTGAAGTGTTAAGAGAAACACACGATGAACATATTGCAGTTTATGGTGAAGACAATGAACTTCGTTTAACAGGAGATTGTGAAACGCAACATATTTCTAAATTTTCTTATGGTGTTAATGACCGTGGTGCATCAATTCGCATCCCATCTATCACCGCAGAAAATTGGAAGGGATATCTTGAAGATAGGCGACCTTCTGCAAATATGGACCCGTATGAAGCATTTATTATTATTACGGAAAATGTATCTAAAATTTGCGAACAAATTGAAGCATAAATCCATACATAGTATGGAGAACTATATGAATAATATAACCGAACTTTGGTATGTTAATAAACGGACAGGAATTGAAGAACAACTTTCTGACTCCGATGTACTTGCACATAAACGAGTAAACTACGAATCCCCAAAAGGCAAATATACACTCAGCATTACTCCTGTTGTTTTTGAAGAAGATGATAGATATTGGGCATACACTACTGGTAAGATTGTAACCAAAAAAGAAGACAAAACTGGCAAGATTTTGTTTACTGTTTTTAGGAATAGTGAAAAATTCCCTTTTGTATTTTTAGAAGGTCATAGTGATGGACACGACTATTTAATTTGTGGTGAAGATTACCAAGGACAAACCATTTTACAATTAGACACTGGCGAACGGATGGATTATATTGGTGAAAAGGCAAAACGAAATATGGAATTTTGTTGGCAGAAGTTTCATCTATCACCCAATGGAAAAACTTTGGCAGTCGAGGGTTATGCAAAAAATAAACCAAAGGATATGATTGAATACCGTTCGATTCGATTCTTTGATATAAAGAACCCACTTGATTTACCTTATAGAGAAGTTGGTAATAGGATTTCGTTCCATTACGATTCTGGAGTTGCTTGGGAAGATGATAATCATTTCACTATCTCTGTAGTAGAAGATAGGCGAAAAGAAGACTTGAAACGAGTTAAAGATTTACCAGAAGAAGAACGAATGAAATGTCTTGAAAGTGCCAATTATGGTAAACGAAACACCGTATACAGTGTTCCTGTTGATGGTGGCGAGGAAGACATAAAAGAAGTATATTCCGAGTGGTTTAGCACTTGACACAAAATATTTTTAAATTATAATGATGATATGTCTAAAAGAAAATACAGTTTAACCACAGAACCAATCTGGGATAACACAGAGGAAAGTGTTATTCGTTGTGTCTGTTGGTACAGGACAAACACCAGTAGTAAAAATTGTAAAAAATGGACTCTTGAATATCTCAAAAAGAATGGTTTCTCTAAAGAAAATATAGAGTTTATTAGTGTATGCGACACTGCATCCTTTGAATTTGTTGGTCCTTATTGCAGAATATCTAACCAAGCAGATTGCAAATTACCCACTGAAGGCGGATGGCAATCTGCAATTGATAGTAAGTTGAATTCTTTAATATTTCAAGGTAAAAGAAAACTTAAAGAACGAAAGAATCGAAACAATAAAAAACCAAAGGTGCAAACCACTTCAATTCAAGAACGAATTGAAAATCAAGTTTCTGAATTTATTGGCGATTTAGAATCCAAGATAGATTCCTTCCTTGATAGGGTAAGTATTGTTAAAAAATCCGATTACCTTGATGTTGTTGATTGGTTAAAAGAGTATGAAGTCAAATCCATACAATCAAAAATGATTGCAGATTACTTTAGAAAGTATGTAAAAGAATTAAAAAAAGCCTACTCTAAAAAAGATGAACAACTTACAGAGGGTTATAGTTTTTTGACTAGACCACAATTGAAAAAATTCATCGACTTCGTTGAGTATATTGTCACCACTTGCAATAACCACTCTGATATTGTCAAGAAAGCAAGAAAACCTCGCCGCAAGAAAAAGAAAGCACCAGGCGTAATTGTTAAAAAGTTACAATATGAAAAAGAGAATAAAGAGTTTGGTATCAAATCTATCGACCCAAAAATGATTATAGGTGCAACCAAATTGATTGTCTTTAATACCAAATATAAAAAACTTACGATTTTTGAATCATCGCCTCATGTAGAAGGTCTTTCCGTTAAGGGAACTACTATTGTTGGATTTGATGAAAAGAAATCAAGAGAGAAGACCGTACGGAAACCAAAAGAACTATTGAAAGATTGTGCAAGTTCTGGAATTCGTGCGATAAATAATAAGTACAATAAACTAACCACTAAGGAAAAAGTACCAACAGGTCGAATAAATAAGAACTGTGTAATTTTACAGGTAATGAAATGATTTTAATTGATATGAGTCAAGTGATACTGGGAAACCTTTTCGGATATACGAGAGATATTTCCCAAGTAGATGAAGATGCTATTCGGCATCTAACATTAAATTCTTTGAGAATCTACAAGAACAAGTTTAAGAACTATGGAGAAATGGTTCTTGTGTTTGATTCTGGAGATTATTGGCGTAAAGAAAACTTCCCGCACTATAAGGGAGTTCGCAAGGCAAAGCAGGAATCCAAAAAAGAAGAATGGTCTAAAATTTGGAGTATTGTACGAACCATTTACGCAGAATTAGAAGAAACCTTTCCGTATAAAGTTATGAAAGTGGGCAGGGCAGAAGCAGATGATGTTATTGCACATCTCGCCAAGAAATTCCACGCAACAGAAAAAATTATGATTGTGTCTTCTGATAAAGACTTCCAACAATTACAGCGTTATCCTAATGTGTCGCAGTTCAGTCCTAAGAATAAAGCAAAAGTTGTATGCAAGAAACCCAAGGAATTCCTTGTAGAGCATATCATTAAAGGGGATACCTCAGATGGTGTTCCTAATATCCTATCGGATGATGACACCCTAGTAAATCCCGACAAACGACAAAAAAGATTAACTAAGAAGGTATTGGATTCCATTAATGAAGACTTGTCTTTTGGCGAATTACCAAAAGGATACGAAGACAATTGGAAAAGAAATCAAGAACTCGTTGATTTGGAAAAAATCCCAGATTGGGTAATTGAGAAGATTGAAAGTAAATGGAATACGCCGATTGCTGGCAAAAGAAGTAACATCTTTAACTATTTCATTCAACATAAACTAAAAAATTTAATGGAACACATCGGAGAGTTTTAAAAGTGTCCAACAAAAAAGAAGACAAAAAAGAAGATGTCCCGCACAAATCCTTTAAAAAAGGAAAACAGCAAAGAGCAAAGAAGAGGCACAATGAAAAGCGGTTCATGAAAGAAATTCAAAAAGGTGATTATGACTTAGGAAATATCGAAAATTTTGAAAAATGGTAATTGACATTATACCAAAATATGGTATATTAAGTAAAACTGTTATGGAGAATATATTATGACAACAGCAACGCAAACGAAACTATCAAAGAAAACATTGGGTCTTCTGAAGAATTACTCTTCGATTAACTCTAATATTCTGGTGAAACCAGGCAGTACAATCAGTACCATTTCACCTGTAAAGAATGTTATGTCACAATCGAAAGTAGAAGAAACATTCGATGTTCAATTTGGTATTTGGGATTTGAATAAGTTTCTGGGTGTGGTTTCATTGTTTGAAAACCCTACCTTTGAATTCAACGAAAAGTATGTAGACATTGAAAATGGCAACGGTTCATCCGTTCGTTATTATTATTGTGAACCATCACTTCTCACAGTACCAACTAAATCAATTACTATGCCAGATAGTGTAGTGAGTTTTGATTTATCAAAAAGTGTATTGTCTGAGGTTCTTCGTGCATCATCAATCCTACAAGCATCTGATTTGGCGGTTCGTTCAAACGATGGTAAAGTAGAATTGGTGGTAATGGATAAAGCAGATGTTTCAAGTAACACATACTCTATTGATGTTGACGAAACAACCGATGCAGATTTTGCATTCTACTTTAAAGTAGAAAATCTCAAGATGGTTGATGGTTCATATACAGTAGATATTAGTGATAAGAACATCAGTCAATTCACAAACAAAGGCACCGATACAACTTATTGGATTGCACTAGAAACGGATTCAAAATACAACGGATGACAAACACACTCACAAAGGATTATTTGTGGGTGGAGAAATACCGTCCACAAACCATAGAAACTTGCATTCTTCCTGTATCAATTAAAACCACCTTCCAACAGATGGTAGATGCAGGAGAAGCACAGAACCTTCTTTTGTCTGGTGGAGCAGGATGTGGTAAGACCACAATTGCAAAGGCACTTTGTACCGAATTGGATTCTGACCATATTATGATTAACTGTTCGGAAGATGGAAACATCGACACACTCCGAACCAGAATTCGTAGTTTTGCCAGTTCCGTTTCAATTGCAGGCGGTAAGAAGATTGTTATTCTTGATGAATTTGACTATGCAAACGCACAGTCGATGCAACCTGCCCTTCGTGGGTTCATTGAGGAGTTCTCTAAGAACTGTCGGTTCATTCTTACTTGTAACTTCAAGAATCGAATCATTGAACCAATTCATTCACGATGTACTTGTATAGAATTTAGAATTCCGAACAAAGACAAACCTAAAATGGCTTCATCATTTTTGGATAGATGTAAATATATTCTTGATGATGAGGGTGTTGGGTATGATGAGAAGGTTCTTGCTGAACTTATCCTTAAACATTTCCCAGACTTTAGAAGGATACTCAACGAACTGCAACGGTATTCTGTTGCAGGAACAATTGATATGGGTATTCTCACACAGATTGGGGAAATTTGTACCAAAGATTTGATTACTCATATGAAAGAAAAGAACTTTACAGAAGTTCGTAAATGGGTAGTGCAAAATCTTGACAATGATACAACTCGTTTGTTTAGGAATCTGTATGATGGGTTCTATGAATATCTTGAACCACAGTCAATTCCTACTGCCATTCTAATTTTGGCAGAGTATCAATACAAAGATGCATTTGTTGCAGACAATGAAATCAATACAACTGCGTGTCTTGTTCAACTTATGATGGAGTGTAAATTTAAATGAGTAGGGGGTTTAAACCAAGCAGAGGCAGGGTAGCAATACGACACATTGCAGGTGACAATACATCACCAAGTGGAATCATCTACACAACGCAAGAGAATCCCCATTATAGTAAGGGACAGGTTCTATCAATAGGACATCCAGAATTACTACCGAATGGTACTCCAATTCCTGTAGATTTTGAAGTAGGTGATTTTATTGTCTATAATAAAAAGGAAGGTTGGGGAGAATTTTCTGGTGTCCGTATTATTGTACCAGACCAAGTTGTGGCGATAATTGACGAGGATACCCAAATCGGATGAAACTCGGAGAATATCTAACAGCAATTAACTATTCCAAAGAACCTCTCTTTGACACAGAAGATACCACAGTGGAGAAAGAATATACACCTTATATCATTAACAGGTGTTTATCTAATTTTCCCGATACACTTCTGCAAGTCAACGAGATGAATTTTTGGTGTAGTATCGACAAGAAGATGCATTTTGATTTTCTTTTGAATGGCACAAGAACACGAAAACGATTTAGTAAATGGCTGAAAGATGTTAAACCAGAAGACTTTGCAGTAGTCAAAGAGTATTTTGGATATTCCGATAGGAAGACAAGAGAAGTGATGGACATATTAAATGCTGATGATATTGCAAATATGAAGTTAGATATGGATAAAGGTGGCAAAAAGTAAAAAAATATAAATACTCTGTGTTAGCATATTATTGTGGCACATCTCAATTATGAAATAATATGGAGTATTAATATGGAAGAACGATATATTGAAATAGAAGTGAGTGACTTATTAGAAATCACTCTCAAGAAAGAAGATGATTTCTTGAAGGTAAAGGAAACCCTTACCAGAATTGGCGTTTCATCTCGCAAAGAAAAGAAACTGTGGCAATCGTGTCATATCTTGCACAAAAGAGGCAAGTATTACATAGTACACTTTAAAGAACTTTTTGCGTTAGATGGACTACCAACAAATCTATCAGACGAAGACCTTGCTAGAAGGAACACCATAGCAAACCTTTTAGAGGAATGGGAACTGTTGGAAATAGTAGACCAAGAGAAGTCAGAAGAACCAATAATTTCTGTGGGTAAGATTAAGATTTTACCGCACAGGGAAAAAGATGAGTGGGAATTGTGTCCTAAATACCATATAGGTAAGAAAAGATGATGAAGGATTTATATTATGATACCAAAGATTATTCACCAAATCTGGATTGGTGACCAGTCAAAACGACCAGACAATTTAATTGAAACTTGGTGTGAGAAAAATCCAACTTGGGAACATATGCTTTGGACGGATGAAAATCTTCCAGAGATATTCAATAAACCACAATTTGATGCAATGAAAGAATTGCCAGGCAAAGCAGATATACTTAGGTATGAACTGCTTTATAATATTGGTGGTATGTTTATAGATGCAGATGCAGAATGTCTAAATCCCCTTGATGATTTTTTTGTAGACAATGATTCATTTTGTTGTTGGGAAAATGAATATGTACGAACTGGTCTAATGTCGAATGGTTATCTTGGTGCATCCAAGAATAATTTGTTGATGCAAAAACTAATCAATAGAGTTGGACTAATTCCAACCGAAATATTAGAATCTGCACCAAATCTTACTGCATGGAAGATTACAGGACCAGCATTCCTAACAGACACTGTAAAACAATCTGCATATAACCAATTAAGAATTTACCCATCTCATTATTTTATTCCTAGACATTACAGTGGATTAGAGTATAATGGTAACGAAAAGGTTTATGCTAACCAATACTGGGGTAGCACTGAAACCATCACTGGAAAGATGGGGATGACTTATGGACTTGCGTAAAGATGTACGGATAGATTGGATTACTGTTGAACTTGCCAAGGAAAGACATCACAGAATGTCTGTGTTGTTTGATACATTTGGTTTCAGCAACACAAATCAAATTAATGGTAGACTAGTCGATAAATCAAATAAAACATTTATAGAAATCCAAAAACTAAAGAGTCACGCAGTTGCAGAAACCCACGAACAAGCACTCGGACAGAAGGGTGAGGTGTTGATTCTTGAAGATGATGTCTGGTTCACAGAGGCAATGGTGCCAATTATTAATAACATTCCTTCTGATGCTGATGCAGTGTATTTGGGTACTTCTGTATACGGAATGGTGAATGGTATATCCACACCAAATGGTACACAATATAAAAAAATAGATGATAATTGGGATAAGCCACTCAATATGTTAGGCATTCACGCAGTATTATATTTAACAGAATCATATAAACAAAAGGCCATTGAAAATCTTTTAGGTGCAAAAGATAATGGAATGTATTGTGATGAACCTATCGCAATAGATATGAAAAACCATAATGTATATTCTTGTGTTGTTCCGATGCTATATCAAAATGATGGACATAACAACAATGTAACTAGAATACCTTTACGACAAATGCAGATACCTGTAAGGGGTGGACAATGAAAGTAGTGGCATATAGTTTATGGGGAGAAGACCCAAAATATACAGTAGGTGCAATAAAGAATGCACAAGGAATTTGTGAATTATATCCAGAATGGATTGGAAGATTTTATTGTGGACAAAGTGTTCCTTCTGAAATTATTAAAGAATTAAAGCAAACTCCAAATACAGAAGTTATATTGATGGATGAAGATGGAGATTGGACAGGGATGTTTTGGCGATTCCTTTCAGCAGATAGTGATGATGTTATGTTATCGAGGGATACAGATTCACGAATCACACAACGAGAAGTGGATGCTGTATCTGAATGGTTGGAATCAGATAAAGATTTTCATATTATGCGTGACCATCCATACCACGGAACACAAATTCTTGGTGGGATGTGGGGATGCAGAAACGGAATATTAAAAGGTATAAGTGAATGGATGGAAAAATACACCAAAGGAGATTTTTGGCAAGTAGACCAGAACTTCTTAAGGGAGATGATATATCCAAAAATACAAAACAACACTTTTGTACACGATGAATTTTTTGAGAAGAAACCATTTCCAACAAAAAGAAAACCAAGAGAGTTTGTAGGTCAGGCATTTAATGAGGATAACAGTGAGTGCGAAACAAAGCACGGAGATATGGTTTGAGAATATTATTAATCCAAGAAAATGGAAGACACGAAGAGAATAGAAACTACAGAGAATGTTTTTCGTTGCAAAGGTCGTTTGAAAAGTTTGGAAATGACTGTGATGTGTGGGGATTTGGACACGACAACTTTGATGTTGTTCCTGATTGGGAATCTTATGATTGGATTATTAATTTAGAAAATTATGATAGCACTGGATGGGTGCCTGATTTGTCTGGTGTAAAGAATCCAAAGAAGTTTTTGTGGAGTATCGATGCACATTGCAGGGGAGAGGCAATTTACGAAAATACTTTTAGAATAGGCAATTATGATATTCTCTTACATTCCACGAAAGACTTTGTAAAACAAAAATACCATCGTTGGTTTCCGAATGCATTCGATGATTCATTAATAAAACCATTGGACATCGAAACAAAATACGAATTGGGTTTCTGTGGAAACTATGTAAACAGAAAACCAATTCTGGAATGGTTAGAACAGAATCACGGACTACATCTGGACATATTCGTAATCGGTGATGCTATGGTAGAAGCAGTCAATTCTTATAAATGTCAATTTAATCTTAATATTGGAAACGATATAAACTATAGGTCGTTTGAAACTATAGGTTGTGGTACACTTCTTCTTACGAACCACAACTATCAGTATGAAGAACTTGGTTTTGTTGATGGTAAAAATTGCCTAATGTACAAAAATCAAAATGAACTAGAAGAAAAAATTCAGTTCATCAAAACTAATAATGTTGAAGAAATTGCAAACAAAGGTTTTGAACTTTCTTTGAATAACACATATAATAATAGAGTAGAAGAACTACTAAGAAATGAATAAAATGACTGCTTTAAGTATTTCAACAAAAGATGCCATATCTCTCATAAAGGATAAAGGACTGAAGACTATACAAAATAGTTGGCACTTTAATTACAATATTGAAATATTTTATGAGAAGTGTGGACTTCTCTATGATAAAATAAATGAAATTGTTTATTTAGACTATAAAAACTTATTGGGACCTTGGAGTCCTCTACCAATTTGGACACTGGATGGGAACGCAATTCCGTTGCACTATAGTCTTCAAGAAATCGACATCACCCCCAATGAAGATACTTTCTATTTTTGGAGAACTATAACGAATAATTTCGATGATTATTTAAATATAAGAACAAAAAGAGCGAAGAAGCAGAATCATTTCCCCACAATTTCTAGTTATAACAAACTAAAAAATAATGAAAATATTAGATTAATGATTTTTGATTTTAATTTGAAGAATTATAGTGAAATCGAAAGAAACCAAAAGGCAGACTGGCACGCGGGTGCGGCCACATACTTACAGCACCCAGGCGTTGGTTGGTCTAGTTCTCCAGAAGAATGGAAAAAAATGGCATATCTGTATCACGAAGATGAAGTTGTTGCAACGGCTCCCATATTAGTTGATAATAATAGCATTTCCTTATTAAACACTACTGCAAAAAGAACAAAGTATTCGTATGGAGTTATTCTTTGTTGTGAAATCATTAAATGGTGTTGTGAAAATGGAAAAATGTCTTTTGATTGTGGTATATCAAAAGATAGGGGTTGCTATAAGCAAAAATCTTTTTTAGATTGTATTGGGGTTTATGGAAAATAAAAAATTAGACAATCTTGATTTGGAATGGGTGAATTGTGCTTCAGGTGACGGTACTTGGTATGCCAATTCTGCAAATAATCATTTTTTGGATATCGTTTCAAACATCACCAACACGAACAAAATGAATTTTCTTGATATTGGATGCGGTAAGGGTGGAGTCATATTTTTGGCATCTGATATATTCAATAATGCTATTGGGGTAGAGAGAAATAAAAAATGTTATGAGGTTTGTTTGGACAATCTAAAGGAATTAAAAAATTGTAAAATCTACAACTTAGATGCTAATGATTTTAACGATTATGAAAATATTGATTTCGTTTATATGTACAATCCATTTGGTAACAAAACAATGAAGAGTGTTTTGGACAACATAAACAAATCTCGTATTAATAAACCAAGAGATATTCTCATATTATACAAAAATCCAATAGAAAATGATTTATTATTGGAAAATGGGTTTGTTTGCATTTCGACTCATAACGACCATACAAGAGAAGACAATATGGTTAGTAAATTATACAAAAAGGATTATGGAAATGTTAGTTAGAGTTGATGATTTCCCTCACCTGTCCCCAAAAGAGTTTCACGGTCATTTGTATTTTGATGATTATAAAGAAAAGGCATTACAATGGATTCTTCCGTTTGAGAAACATAAAATAGATTACATCTTGGGCGTGACTCCGCTACTAATAGACGAATCAGATATCGAATTTTTAAATGAACATATAAAACACGGAAGAATAGTTATGCACGGGTTTGACCATTCTTTTGCTTCTTGGAAAATATTACAATCGCTAAACATACCAATAACATCAACTTGGAACAATGGTGGAGAATTTGTAAATTGGAATAGAAAAGAATTGTCAATTAGATATAACCTCTGCAACAAATATATGAAAGACATATTGCGGTATGATGAAAATCATTTCATACCCCCATTTAATGCCATAACACAAAATCTTTTGGATTTTCTAAACGAAGAAACAAAAGTAAGTACAATACACGACACTTCTATATGTAACGAACAACAAAACCACAATAGATTCAATTATGGGAATCTAAATAATATGATTGCCATATCAAACAAAGAATCAGCAGACATAAAAACAGTTATCAACAACCTAACAAAAAAAACAAAATATATTGTTTTGCATTGGATTTTTGACTATCAAAATTTAGATGACTATGGTACACTAGCAGAACACATAAGGAAAATAAATGATGAATAATTTTTTAATAACGCAAGGTTCTTGTGGAACATATGCACTAAAATATTGTATGGGAGAGTATTTTAATTATGGATATAAAATACCTTGGAACACACATTCCAACAACCCAAACACACCACCCAAAGATTCCAGAGTTGTTTATTTATTTGCAAATCCATATGACACAATATTGTCGTATTTTAGAAGAGATAAAGTGGAGTTTAATTGTAATGGTGGTTTTTTGTTTCCACACACTACCAATATCGGTGGAGATGTTGACTATTTTAAAAATCCTGAAAATAGAATAATTGAAAATTTTCTAAAGGATGAGTATGACCCTTTCTTTTTAAGAGAGCATTATGATAAATGGGCAACCTACAATGAAAGAAATTATGATTTGGTGATGATGCGATATGAAGAACTGAGTGAAAATGGTGTATCTTCATTTATAGATTATTGGGACTTACCAAAAAATTTAGAGTTTAAATTTAGAAAAAGAAGTAGTGATTGGCAGAACGAACCACAAGAAATACAAGATAGATTAAAACAAAAATATGGAGAATATTTTGATGCATATCATTCTCTCCCACTGGTATCGATAGGATAAACAATGATGAATAAATTACAAGAACTTGCGGGTAAATACGGAACAGACAAAACAAAAGATTGTCATACATTTGCTAATAAAAACTATATGCACAGATATGAATACTTGTTCTCGCCCATAAGAGAGGAAGTAGAATACTTTCTAGAAATAGGTGTTTATGGTGGATGTTCTCTTAGAGTTTGGGAAGAATATTTTCCAAATGCAAAAATTTTAGGGCTGGATATAAATCCTACCGCGAAAGTATTTGAAACTGATAGAATCAAAATATTTATAGGCTCACAAGATGACCCCGATACATTGGATGCTGTCATAGAAGAATGTGGTGGTAAGTTAAATGCCGTCATTGATGATGGTAGTCACTTAGTGGAACATATGATATCATCCTTTGAATATTTATTCCCCAGTGTTACAGAAAAAGGGCATTACATTATAGAAGATACTTCCACCACCTATCGTGATTTGACAGCAGAATCTCAAGGTTGGCCTGGAATGCACTTAAATAATTGTTCTCACACAAATGATAGAATTAAATTTAACGAGTGGTTGTTGAACAAACTAGAAGAAATAGACCACAAAACTGGCACAATAGATAGTATTGGTTTATATCACCAACAAGTAGCGTTTAGGAAAATTTGAATGAAATATATCGTAACAGGCGGAGCAGGATTCATCGGTTCACATATAGTGGATAGGTTGGTGGATGATGGAAATGAAGTTATAATAATTGATAATGAATCAGCAGAATCACACGACCAATTCTACCATAACAATTCCGCAAAATACTACAAATATGATATATGTGATTATGATATTATTGCTCCTTTATTTGAAGATGTGGATACTGTTTTTCATCTGGCGGCAGAATCAAGAATTCAACCAACCATTATCAATCCAACACAAGCAGTAAAAACAAATACATTTGGTACTTGCAATGTACTACAAACATCCAGAGAGAATAATGTAAGAAGGTTTGTGTATTCTTCCACTGCTTCTGCATACGGAACAAAAAATTCTATACCAAATAAAGAAACACAAATTGAAAACTGTCTAAACCCATATTCAGTATCGAAGGTATCGGGGGAAAAATTATGTACAATGTACTATGAATTATATGGATTAGAAACTATAATGTTTAGATATTTTAATGTATATGGTGAACGACAACCAATTCGTGGACAATATGCTCCAGTGGTAGGCAAGTTTATAGAGCAAAATTTAATAGAATCACCATTAACCATTGTTGGTGACGGAAAACAAAAAAGAGATTTTGTAAATGTGAAAGATGTGGTTGAAGCAAATATACTAGCATCAACGGTGCAGTTAGATGAATTGTTTCAAATAGAAAACAATAGATATGAGCGTGTTGATTATGGAGAAGTTATCAATATAGGAACTGGAAAAAACCACACTATAAAAGAAATTGCAACAATGATTTCTGATTATCATATAAACATAGAAGAGAGAAGTGGGGAATTACAAGAATCTTTATCTTGTATAAATAAAGCAAAGAGTGTTTTAAACTGGACTCCAAAGGTGAAACTAGAAGATTGGATTCAATCCCAACAAAAGGAAATTAAATTATGAGCAAACCAACAGTAACATTGTGTATGATTGTGAAAGACGAGGAGCATATCATTCTTGAATGCTTGGAATCTATGCACACACAAATCGACAGATACGATATTACCGATACAGGTTCTACCGACAATACAAAGAAAATCATCACAGATTTCTTTGAGGAAAAAGGAATTCCTGGCGAAATCCACGACCATGAATGGGATGGATTTGGTAAGTCACGAACACAATCATTGCGTAATTGCGATGGTAAAGCAGACTATGCTTGGGTGATTGATGCAGATGATACACTTCAAGGCACATTCAACTTTCCAGAAGATTTACTTCTTGATTCATATTCATTAAAAATCAAGCGAGGTGACTTCACTTGGTGGAGAAATCAAATCTTCAAGACAGATTCTAATTGGGTGTATACAGGAGTCCTTCACGAATTTGCTGAGTGTCCAGATAAACAAGCAGACGGTTCTCTCCGACAAGGAAGAATTGGAACAGAGGGATATCACATCGAAGCACGAACACTCGGTGCAAGAAATGTTGGTATTGACCCCATAGACAAATACAAGAAAGATGCAGAAGTATTTCTTAGTTGCTTGACAAATGAAGACGACCAAAACTACGAACCAGAAAACACACGATATCTTTTCTATCTTGCTCAATCATATTTCGATTCAAAGCAATTTGATTTGGCAAAAGAATGGTATATGAAACGAGCAGAAGCAGGTGGTTGGGAAGAAGAAGTATTTTACTCATTGTTCCGTACTGCTATTTGTAGTAGTATCACACAAGAACCTTGGGAAAAGACAATGCAATATTTCCTTAGTGCTTGGAACTATCGACCAGTTCGTGCAGAACCACTATATCAAATTGCACGAATCTATCGTTTGTCTGGACACCCAAGACTCGGTTATCTTTTTGCCAAACAAGCACAGTCGATTCCTTACCCACATCAAGATATTTTATTCCTTGCGAATGAAGTTTGGGATTGGCAAGTTCTTGACGAGATTGGTTCTTGTGCGTTCTATGCGGGACAATTTGAAGATGGATATAATGCTTGTATGCAACTACTCAAGGAAAATAAATTTCCTGAAGGTGAACGACAACGCATTATGAATAACCTTGAACAATATCAAATAAAGATGCAAGAGATTCAACAGATGCAACAAGAGCAGGTTAAAAAGAACGAAAAAATAAATGCTGAGATTGAACAAGTCCGTTCTGAAAGACTCGCCAAAGAGAAAGAAGAACGAGCAGTTAAGGTTGCTGTTCAAAATAAAAATAAAGCAAAAGCACAAAAAGATAAAAAGAAACGAACCAAGAAAAAGCAAAAGGCATAGATATATTATGAAAGCAGGAAACTACGACATATCGTTAGACCAAGGTTCTACCTTCGTTTTTCACTTAACCTACCAAGACTCTAGTGGGACTGCTATCGACTTGTCAAGTTATACCGCATCAATGCAGGTACGCCGTTCCACAACTGACCCAGACATCCTTCTTGATATTTCAAGTGCTGGCGGTGTTACTGGTGGTGGAAGCACAGGAGAATATAGTTCAGGTGGTGGTTCAGCAGGAGTCGGGGGTATGACACTTAATGCTTCTGTCGTTGGCGCCGCAGGAACAACAGGTGGTATCTATATTAAAATTGATGCAGACACAATGAAGAATGTACCACACGGAAAACATCGTTACGATTTTGAATTAACAAATTCTGGAACGGTAGATAAAATTCTAAATGGCAGGTTTGAAGTTGATGCAGAGGTAACAAGATGAAAATTGTTGTAAGAGAACAACTACCACCAAAAATTACAGTATCTTCAAAGAATAGTATTGTAATCAAACAGAAAGATGATAGAATACTTGTAATCAAAACTGTTTAACTTAGTGAATATGGTATAGAATGAATTACAACAACATCGTTGAAGATATTATAAAAGCATCAGAGTCAGCAAGAAAAATTGGTATTACTAATATTCTTCAACCTGGTCTTGTTAAAGAAATGATAATTGCGGATATACTAAACCACAAAATCATTCTTACCAAGCACGATGCTGATGCACATCACCCAAACGACCCAACAGAAAAATATGAATACCTCTCCTGTAAAGAAGGTGGCAGTGGTCAACTTGACAGAATGTTCAAGACACCAATAGATAAACGAGAAAAGTCTCTCGACAGAATCTCAAGAAACTCTATGATATACTATGCAGTATTCTACAAATCAAACCAAATTAAGTGTAAAGTAATATACAAAATAGAACCATCAATTATGCTTCAAGAAGCAAATAGGCAATTGGATGCAAGTTCAAATGATATTGCCCATTTAGGATTTTCCATTTCTTGGGTAAAAAAGAATGGTACGGTTGTATATGAAGATGTTGTTTAACCCATAAAGGATTTATTATGAATACTAATTTAGATTGTTACCGTTTATATGATGATGCTACTCTACCAGAAAAAGCAACAGCAGGTTCTGCCTGCTTTGATATTTCTTCTTATCTAAGAGAAGATGTTCTTGTTACTGTTTATGATATGAGTAATGCTAAAATAGAACGAACACCAGAATACCATACAATTGATGGAAAAGAAAAACTCTGTTTGCGACTCGACCCTGCTGATAGGGTATTAGTTCCGACAGGAATCATATTCAAAATCCCTTTTGGTTATTCTATGAGATTACATACTCGTTCAAGTGTTTCTCTGAAGAAGGGAATTATTATGCCAAACGGTGAAGGTATTATTGACAGTGATTATTATCATCAAACTTATGTGATGCTATTGAATGCATCTGCCGATACTGCTTATATTTCAGACAAAGAACGAATCGCCCAAGGTGAATTGGTACAAACAGAATATTATACTATTGAAGAAACACTCCAAAAACCAGAACAAGTGACCGAACGAGCAGGCGGTTTTGGAAGTACAGGAGTTAATTGATGAACAGACAAGAACTATTCAAATTGCACGGTGAACTATGCCAAACGGCATTGGACATTATGAAAAAGAAAAATCACGACTATGCAGGACAGGGTGGCGAAACACCATTCGCCAATTTTACTCGGTCGGAAGCAATGGGCATATGTTCTACCGAACAAGGATTTTTGGTACGGATGTGTGATAAGTTGTCACGACTTTCTACTTTCGCCAGTGCGGGAGAACTCAAAGCAGATAACGAAAGTTATGAAGATGCCATTTTGGATATCATCAACTACTCTATACTTTTCTATGGATATGTTTCCACAAAAGAAAACAATTGAATTTCCAGTAATATGTGGTATAATTTAAGTATGAAAAACCCTATTCAGAAACATCATATTATCGCAACCGCAGTATGTGCCATTGTAGTATCCGCAAGTATTTTCACTGGTAAATGTGAAGCACAAATTAGAAAGAAAAATCTGATGGATGCCATTTGTAATGTTGAATCAAACTGCGACTCGTCCAAAGTTGGCGACAACGGAGATTCGATTGGTGCATACCAAATCCAATACGCATACTGGTTAGATGCAACAGAGTTTTCTGGTATCGGTGGAGAATACGAAGATGTTCTTGATGACGAATATGCACAACAGATTGTCCTTGCATACTGGAACAGGTATGCTACAATGAAACGACTTGGACGAATCCCAACAGACGAAGACCGTGCGAGGATTCATAATGGTGGTCCTAACGGTTACAAGAAAACAGCAACCGTAATATACTGGAACAATATCAAGAAAGAGTTGAATGACTGAATTTTATACAAATATCTCAATGAGGGGAAAGTATATTCTCTATCGGGGTGTGGATGAACTTGGAAATCGTATTTCACGCAAAGAAGAATTTCATCCAACGATGTTTGTCCCTTCACAATCTAAAACAGAATGGACAACTCTTGATGGTTTCTATGTAGAACCTGTACAACCAGGCGATATGACAGATACCAGAGAATTCATAAAGCAATACAAAGACATTCAAGGTTTCGACATTTACGGAAACACTGATTATGTTTGTCAATATATCGCAGAGAATTATACAGGGGATGTTGAATACGACCTCGACAAAATTGTTGTTGCCAATATTGATATTGAAACTGAATCCGAATATGGTTTCCCAGAGATTAACAATCCACTTGAAAGAGTGAATGCAATCTCCGTAGACTTCAACGGAAAGATGTATGTTCTTGGTCTTGGTGAGTTTACATTACCAGAAGACGATGTACATTACCAAGAACAATTTTCAGAAGAAGAAGATTTGCTCAAAGCATTCCTTGATATTTGGGAACAAGAATCTCCCGATGTTGTTACAGGGTGGAATGTTCGATTCTTTGATATCCCCTATCTTGTCAATCGAATAACAAAGGTTCTTAGTGGAAAAGAAGCAAAACGACTTTCCCCTTGGAAGTTTTTCCGTGAAAGAACTGTAACCAAATTCAACAGAGAAAATGTTGTCTATGAGTTAAGTGGAATTGCAACACTCGACTATTACGAATTGTATCAGACATTCACTTATGTCAATCAAGCATCCTATGCACTCAATCATATTGCAGAGGTGGAACTTGGCGAGAAGAAGTTAGATTACTCTGAATACGATTCAATGGCAGATTTCTATCGGAACGACTTCCAGAAGTTTATGGAATACAATGTTCTCGATACTCGTTTGGTGATGCGATTAGAAGACAAGATGAAACTCTTGGAACTTGCAATCACTCTTGGGTATTCTGCCAAACTCGGAAACTATATGGAAGTGTTCGGTCAGTTGAGAACTTGGGATTCAATCATCTACCACTTCCTACACGAACACAAAATTGCTATTCCACCGAAGAAGGGTGGACAAAGTAAGAATGAAAAGTATGCAGGTGCATATGTGAAAGAACCAATCACAGGTATGCATGATTGGGTTGTGTCGTTTGACCTTGCCAGTTTGTATCCTTCAATCATTCGTTGGTTGAATCTTTCACCAGAAACAAAGACAGATGATGGATTCAGAAAAATGTTTGGGGTTGATTCTATACTTAACAACAACGACATTGCGATGGAGATGATAAAGGAAAGAACAGATAAGGGATTGTGTGTTGCCGCCAATGGTACAACATACCATCAGAAGCATCAAGGTTTCCTCCCTGCACTCATGGAGAAGTTATACAACGAACGGAAGATGTATAAGGGGAAGATGATTGATACACAGAAGAAACGACAAAGCATTCTGAGATCTGGTGCATTGGGTGGTGATGTGACAAAACTACTCCACGAAACAGACAAAGAAATAACCAAGTACCACAACTTTCAGTTGGTTCGGAAGATTCAGTTGAATAGTTGTTATGGTGCATTGGGAAATGAGTATGGACGATATTACGATTTAGATTTGGCAGAAGCAATCACACTAAGTGGTCAGTTGATTATTCAATGGATTGCAAATAAACTCAACGAATATCTAAACAAAACAATCGGAACAGAGGATTATGATTATGTTGTCGCAAGTGATACAGATAGTGTTTATCTCCGCCTTGGGAATCTTGTGGATAAACTTTGTCCTAACAGAAGAAAAGAACAGGTAGTAGAATTCCTCAACAAAGCATCAGAGGGAATCTTAGTTCCGTTCATTGACAAGCAATACACAGAATTGTCAGATATAATGGGTGCAATGCAACCTGATGTTATTATGATGGAACGAGAAGTCATCGCAGACAAAGCAGTATGGACTGCAAAGAAACGATACATGATGCGTGTGTTTGATTCGGAAGGTGTTCGTTATGACCCACCGAAGCAAAAGATTATGGGTATTGAAACAACACGAAGTTCTACACCACAGGTGGTTCGTGACTCTTTGAAAGAAGCAATCAATTTGATTCTAACTACCGATGAAGACTCGGTAATTGAATTCATTGAAGATTTCCGAGAGAAGTTTGAGAACTTTTCAATTGAAGAAATTGCATTCCCAAGAGGTGTGAATGGTATGGTGAAGTATGCAGACAGAGGAAGCATCTATCAGAAATCCACACCCATTGCAGTCAAGGGAAGTTTGATTTACAACCACTATGTTAGTAAATTGAAACTTGGCAAAAAGCATCGAAAGATTGTGGACGGTGATAAAATCAAGTTTGTTCATTTGAAGAAACCGAATCCAGTTGGTGGAGTTGCGGGACAGGACCAAGTGATTGCATTCCCGAACGATTTACCAACCGAGTTTGGTCTTGATGAGTTTATTGATTACGACCATCAATTTGATAAAGCATTTTTGAATCCATTGAAAACTATCTTGGAAAATATTGGATGGAACTGGGAACACATTTCAACATTGGAAGGTTTCTTTGGATGAATCTAAGCAAAAGAGAACAGAAGAAAATGGTTCTAAATATATTAGAATCAAAATTGAAAGAATGGCGTGTAAGTGCCAAACTAATGTTGGAAGATAAGAATTGTGATTTACAAACTTACGAAAAATTAGTAGACAACTGCACAGAATTAGAGTATACTATACAACAGATGGAGAAACATTATGATTGAAGGTACAAAATTAGAAGCATTGATTGACAGTGCATTTGACGGACTAGACAGAATGCTTGGTGTTAGCAGACGAGCAAGAGAAGCAGACGGAACATATAGAGCAGACGACCCCTCAACTGTAAAGACGAACGAGGCGTACACATCTGGTAAGAGTCCTACAAATAAGGTTTCAGTAAAAAAGAAATCACAGAAGAAAAAGGTTAGCAAAAAGAAATGATTATTAGAAACATAAAACTACGAAGTGGTGAAGAAATTCTTTGCGAAGTTGAAGAAAAAGAAAATTCATATAATATGAAAAATCCTTGTGTTCTTGTCCCATCGGGACAAACAGGGATTGCAATGGCGCCTTGGATGCCATTTACAGACTTCAAAAACGAAGGTATTGAAATTCCCAAAGATGCAGTATTGGTGGTTGTGAAAGTTATTGATGAAATTGAAACTCAATATGAATCACAATTTGGAAGTGGTCTAATTAAACCCAATTCCAAAATCGTAACACCTAACGATTTAAAATTGACAACATAAATGAGGAGTGTGATATGAGAAATTCATTCTTAAATAGTATAATTAAGGAAACAGGAAATAAATATGCAACGATTGCGGCAGATGGTATTGATGGGTCTGATGTTAATAGTTGGACTGATACTGGATGTTATGCTCTTAATGCCTTGGTTAGTGGTTCTTTGTTTGGGGGTATACCTTCTAATAAAATCACTGCATTAGCAGGCGAATCAGCAACAGGTAAGACTTACTTTGCGTTAGGTATTTGTAATAAGTTTTTGCGTGACAATCCCGATGGAAATATTGTGTATTTTGATACAGAGTCGGCAGTTACATCAGAGATGATTTCAGATAGAGGAATCAACCCAGAACAAGTTGGCATTTTTCCTGTAACAACAGTTGAAGAATTCCGACATCAAGCAATTAAGATTGTTGATTCATATAATACATTAACAAAAGACCAAAGGAAACCAATTATGATTGTATTGGATTCCCTTGGTATGCTTTCTACTGAAAAGGAAATGGCAGATACTGCGGATGGAAAGACAACAAGGGATATGACCCGTGCCCAAATTGTGAAAGCAACATTCCGTGTGCTTACACTTAAACTTGGTCAAGCAGGAATTCCGTTGATTCTTACCAACCACACTTATGCAGTAATTGGTTCTATGTTCCCCACAAAAGAAATGAGTGGGGGTTCTGGTTTGAAGTACGCCGCTTCGACAATCATCTATCTTTCAAAGAGGAAGGTAAAAGAAGGCACGGATATTATTGGCAATATCATCCATTGTAAACTTTACAAATCACGATTAACTAAAGAAAATGCTTTGGTGGATGTGATGTTAGATTACAAAAAAGGATTGAATCCTTACTATGGTCTTGTAGACATTGCATTGAAGTATGAAATTTTCAATAAAGTATCAACACGCATTGAAATGCCAGACGGAACAAAGGTTTACGAGAAGGTAATCTATAAGACACCCGAAAAGTATTTTACTGATGATATAATGGCACAACTTGAAATTGCTGTTGCTTCCGAATTTAAATATGGCAGTGATGCGGTAGAGGAAGAAGTAGAGATTGAAGTTGAGTCAACCGATGCTTAATTATACCTATGTTCCGCACGAACTAGCAGAAGAAAATCAAGCAATAAAGATTCTAAAAGGTAAATATAAAAATATAGTATTTACATTTGGTCGTGTTAGTTTTTATGAAGTTGATGACTCCCCACATATAAAATTTGATTATACTGTATTGGAAGGAAATGACCCCGATAACGAAGATTTTAATAATATTCTTGGGGATGTTGTAGTGGACATTCTCGAAAGAGAATTCAAAGAAAACGCAAATGGAGTTTTGGTAGATAATGCAGACTATAGAGAAAATAATACTACACAGTCTTCTGAAGAATGAAGAGTTTACAAGAAAGGTTGTACCTTTTCTTAAAGAAGAGTATTTTATGGATAAGATTGAACGACTTGTTTATGTGTCCGCCTCTTCATTCATTACTAAGTACAATTCATTACCAACAAAAGAATCACTTAGCATTAATTTGGGTTCAAACACAACGGTAACGGAAGATGAATTTAAAGAGGCAAATGAACTTATAGAATTAATTGACAGTGGTTCTACAGATTGTAACGCAGAATGGTTGTTGGAACAGACTGAAAAGTTCTGTAAAGACAAAGCAGTATACAATGCTATTATGGAATCCATTCATATTATTGATGGTAAATCTACAAGTGAAAAGACTGAAAATGCCATACCAGAAATACTCACCGATGCGTTATCTGTTTCCTTCGATGCACATATTGGTCACGATTATATTGAAGATGCAGAGGAACGATTTAAATTCTACCACAAAACAGAATCGAAAATTCCATTCGATATTAGTTTACTCAACACAATTACAAACGGTGGGACACCAAGGAAAACCTTGAATATTGTTATGGCAGGTACAGGTGTTGGTAAATCATTGTTTATGTGTCATCACGCATCAAGTTGTCTTGCACAAGGATTAAATGTACTATACATCACTTGCGAAATGGCAGAGGAACGGATTGCTGAACGAATTGATGCAAATCTTATGGACATTACTATGGATGAACTTAAAGAGTTACCAAAAATGTCATATGCCAAGAAGATTAGCAAGATTCAAAATAAAAACAATGGCAAATTGATTGTAAAAGAATATCCAACAGCAACAGCAAGTACAAGTCACTTTAGACATTTGCTTGATGAGTTGAATATTAAGAAGGATTTTAAACCAGATATTATCTTTGTAGATTACTTAAATATATGTGCTTCATCCAGAATTAAAATGGGTTCAAGTATAAACTCATACACATACATCAAAGCAATTGCTGAAGAACTTCGTGGACTTGCTGTTGAACGGAATGTGCCAATCTGGTCTGCAACACAAGTAAACCGTACTGGTTTTACTTCAAGTGATTTTGGTTTGGAAGATACATCAGAATCGTTTGGATTGCCCGCAACAGCAGACTTTATGCTTGCGTTAATTGGTACAGAAGAACTTGATGAACTAAATCAAATTATGGTAAAGCAACTAAAGAATAGGTACAATGATGCAGTATCAAATAGGAAATTTGTAATAGGCATCAACAGAGCAAAGATGAAATTATTTGACTTAGAAGATAATGCCCAAGCAGGATTATTAAATACAGGTCAAGTTGCCACCAGTGGTGGATTTGGTTCAGGATTTGATGGTGATAACTTCGATAGTAAGTTCAACAAACAAACAAAGAAAGAAAACTTTGTTGATTGGAAAATTTAGGAGAACAAATATGGACAAAGATAACAAAGAAAAATTAGAAGAAGCCGAACTTCAAGAATGGAAGAAATGGGCTGAAGAGTGGGTTGAAGAAATGAAAGAAGAAAAAAAGGATAAAGAAGAAAAATAGATGGCAACATTCATCGACAAACAGTTTATAAATAGAGTTTCTTCTACATTAAGAAACTTTAAATGGAAGAAAGATAATCTTGCTAATTGCTCTTGTCCCATTTGTGGGGATTCTACCAAGAACAAATCTAAAGCAAGGGGATTCTTTTATCAAAAAGGAAACGACTTCTTTTATAAATGCCATAACTGTGGTGTAGGTCACAATCTTTATAATTTCTTAAAGGAAACTTCCCCGACATTATGTAAAGAGTATTCAATGGAAAGATACCGTAATGGGGAAACGGGCAAATCAAACTATAAAAAACCTAAAGGTAAAGACTTGTTTAAATTCAAAGACAATAAACCAGAATTCAAAAAGAAAGACAAACTCTTAAACGAGTTGGTCTGTCTTAATGATTTGTCTAATGAACACCCTGCTGTGATGTTTGCCAATATGCGAAAGATTCCAAAAGAGCATTGGAAACTTCTATACTACACTGATGATTTTACCGCATTCGCCACCAAATTAGATTCAGATAATACTCTCTATGGTAAGGACGAACGATTAGTAATTCCATTTTTCAATAGTCATGGTGATGTTGTTGCGTGTCAAGGTCGTGCATTAAATATGTCAGATGAACACAACGCACGAAATACTGTCAAGTATATCACCATTAAAGGTGACAAAAGTATTGATAGATTGTGGTATGGATTGTGGAGAGTTGACCCGAAGAAACGAGTGTATGTTGTAGAAGGTCCTATTGATTCTCTGTTCCTTAAAAATGCAACAGCACTTGTTGGTGCGGGTGCATTAAAAGATGTTCCACTTCGGTTTGAAAATTCAGAGATAACATATATCCTTGACAACGAACCACGCAACAAACATATCGTTGCATATGTTGAACGGTTGATTGAGTTGGGGAAAGAAGTTTGTATTTGGCCTGATAACATTGAAGAGAAAGACATCAACGATATGGCATATAGAATATCAACTCGTAAAATTCAAAAGATGATTGACGAGAACACATATAGCGGTCTTGAGGCGAAATTGAGATTGCAGGTTTGGAGAAAGATTTGAACAAAGATAAATTGAAAGATGCACTATGGGCAATGTTACAATATGGATATTTGTGGGGACATCCGAGATATATTAGTAGAGAGAATTGGCAAGCAATTCGTGAATCATATAAAGAACTAAATGACGGTAAAGATTTTGAACCTAACTCCAAAGAAGTAGCAGAGTGAAAATTGATTGGTTTGGTAAATTGCTATTGTGGTGGCAACGGAGAAAGAGAAAATGAAAATTAAAGTATTAGATAATGGTTTTGTTGATTACATCGACCACCTCGGCTCAGATTTAACAGTCTGTAACTCTGCTCGTGTTAGTTTCAACAACCACAAAGAGGAGTTTGATGACAAGGATGCAAAACTCATTAAGTATCTTGCAGAACATAATCATTGGACGCCCTTCGCACATCCGCAAATAACTTTGAGAATCAAAGCACCCATTCCAATCCGAACACAACTTTTCAAACACAAAGTTGGATTTACCGAGAATGAAGTGTCACGCAGATATGTTTCAATTGAACCAGAATTTTACCATCCGCAGTGGCGAAAGAAACCCGATAAGTCAATGAAGCAGGGGAGTGGTGAGTTTATCGACCCAGACGATGATGGTGGAGAAGTGTCTGGTGGTATATCTTACCATCCCCTGTATCGGGATTATGATGCACATATGAAAGAATCAATTAAACTCTATGAAGATTTGATTGTAATGGGAGTTGCACCAGAGCAAGCAAGGTTTGCACTTCCACAAGGAATGTATACACAGTGGTATTGGACAGGTTCGTTGTCTGCATTTGCAAGAGTGTATAAACAACGAAGTCATTCTCACGCACAATGGGAAGTGAGAGAATATGCTGATGCAATTGGAAAAATTATTGAACCGTTGTTCCCTATTTCGTGGCCAGAACTAACAAAGTAACATAGATATATTTGTCGTTACACTATGAAGGAGAAGTGAATGAATCTACCCACAGAATACCAAAATTTTATACACCTTAGTCGATACTCCAGATGGATGGAAGAAGAAGGTCGTAGAGAAACTTGGGATGAAACTATAGCACGATATTTTGATTTCTTTGAGGAACACCTCTTAGAAAACAACAACTACAAAGTAACAAAGAATGACCGTAAAGAACTTGAAGAAGCAATCCTCAATCAAGAAGTGATGCCTTCTATGCGTTCTTTGATGTGTGCAGGTGATGCACTCAAACGAGATAATGTTGCAGGATACAATTGTGCGTATTGCACAGCAGGTCGTGTGCGTTCGTTCGATGAGATACTTTATGTTTTGATGTGTGGTGCAGGAGTAGGGTTTAGTGTTGAACGAGGATTCCTTGACAAACTTCCAACCCTTGCAGATGAATTTGAAAACACAGACACAACTATTGTTATTCAAGACAGCAAGATTGGTTGGGCAAAAGCATACAAAGAACTCACTTCACTTTTAATTGGCGGACAAATTCCACAATGGGATGTGTCAAAGATTAGACCCGCAGGAGCAAGACTAAAAACATTTGGTGGTAGAGCATCTGGTCCTGGACCACTTGAAGATTTATTCAACTTCACGGTTGGAACTTATCAAAGTGCAAAAGGCAGGAAACTAACATCCATCGAATGCCATGACATCATTTGCAAGATTGCAGAGATTGTAGTGGTTGGTGGTGTTCGTAGGTCTGCACTTTTATCTTTGTCTTCATTGACTGATGAACGAATGCGTGATGCAAAGACAGGTCAATGGTGGTACGAGAACGGACAACGAGCATTGTCTAATAACTCTGTTGCATATAAATGCAAACCAGAAATTGGTACATTTATGGAAGAATGGTTGTCATTGTATAAATCTAAATCTGGTGAAAGAGGAATCTTCAACAGAGAGGCGGCACAGAAGACCGTTGAGAAACTTGGTGACAGACGAGATGCAACATATGACTTCGGTTGCAATCCTTGTTCCGAAATCTTGTTGCGTGACAGAGAGTTTTGCAACTTGTCCGAAGTTGTTATTCGTAAAGATGATACTCTTACAACACTCAAAGAGAAAGTAAGACTCGCCACAATCATTGGAACTTGGCAAAGCACACTCACAAACTTCCGATACTTATCAAGTGAATGGAAAAAGAATTGTGAGGAAGAACGATTGCTTGGTGTTTCAATGACAGGTATTATGGACAACGATTTGACAAACGGTAATATGGGTTCTGCTAAACTCAAGAAATCATTAGAAGAACTTCGTCAAGTTGCAATTGATACAAACAAAGTATGGGCAAAGAAGTTTAAGATTAACGAAAGTGCCGCAATTACAACAGTCAAACCATCAGGCACAGTTTCGCAATTAGTTGATTCCGCATCAGGTATTCACTCACGACACGCAGACTATTATATTCGTACCGTTCGTGCAGACATCAAAGACCCTCTGTGTCAATTTATGATTGAGAAAGGTTTCCCAAACGAACCTGATGTGACTAAACCAGAACACACAATGGTATTCTCATTCCCTATGGAATCACCGAAGAACTCAATCTTCCGTGATGACAAAACCGCCATTGAGCAACTTGAACATTGGTTGCTATATCAACGACATTGGTGCGAACATAAACCATCAGTTACAATTTCCGTAAGGGAACACGAATGGATGGAAGTCGGTGCTTGGGTGTATGACCATTTTGATGAGGTGAGTGGTGTTTCGTTCCTTCCTCATAGTGACCATATCTATCGTCAAGCACCATATCAGGATTCCACAAAGAAGGAATATAACGAACTTTTAAAGCGAATGCCAAAGGAAGTTGATTGGAGTGAATTGGAAAACTTTGAAAAAGAAGACAATACTACTGGAACACAGACCTTGGCGTGCAGTGCTGGCATTTGCGAAATCGTTGATTTAACAAATTAAATTAAATAATTATTGACACCCTTCAATATTAAGGTATAATGAAGGGTTGAAATTCCATCGGAGTTGATGGTGTGTCTAAATAACAGACATAATAAAACGAAGTCGGAGTTGACTTCACGGTGCATTCCGCACCACCCTCTTTTGCCAGAGGTTTAATTCTTTAAAGGAGAAATTAAAATGGCTAAATGTACAGAAAGTTGCGGCACAGATGTTGTGACAAATGCGTTAGGTAAGGTCGGTGTATGTCGCAGTATGCTAATCACATTAGCACTTCTTCCATTTGCATGGAACGGTGTTACTTGGGTTGGTGGTGCTATTCGTGAACTTTGGGGTCTTATTCAAGGCGTCTGATGCCTTGAATTTTTAAAAAAAGGAGATAACCTATGAATATCTCAATGATTACAAAGTTTGGTATTGCTTCAGTTGTTGCAGGACTTGCAACAATGGCAAATGCTGATACCAACGCAGACCTTCAAGCAAGAATTGAACAGGCAGAAGCACGAATTGCTGAACTGACTGCATCAAATAGCGATAACTGGATGAACGACCAACGAGCAGAAGAAACTCGTCAACTCGTTCACGATGTTCTTGCTGATGCAGACACACGGGCATCAATGCAGGGTGACGGTTCACCCGTCACTGTAAATGTTCATGGTTTCGCACAATTCCGTTGGTCAATCAATGACACGAAGCAAGATGCTGTCACTGAAACTCACGGATTTAGTCTTCCTGCTGTTCGTCTTGAATTCGATGGTGACATCTATGATTGGTCATATCGAGTTAGTGGACAATGGGATGATGGTGGTGCATTCACATTGAAGGATGCATACGCAGATTGGAATGGTTTCCGAGTTGGTCAATTCAAGAGTCCTTTTATGAAGGAATGGTTGACTTACCGTGCTGACACTTTGACAGCAGACCGTTCGATTGTTGCATACACATTTGGTCAGGGTAGAAGTCAAGGTATCCAATACGGATATGACTTCAGTTCTGGTCTAAAGTTCACTGCCGCATACACTGACGGATTCAATTCCGACAATGGTGCAGGTGTTCAAAATGGTTATGCACTTACTGGTCGTCTTGATTACGAAGGTGCTTGGTTCAACCTTGGCGCCGCAGTATCACACAACGACCTTGATGTGACGGATTACAACACTTGGACTGTGGATGCTTCCACAAGTCTTAGAGGTTTTGATTTCACTAGTGCATATGTTGCACAGAGTGGAGATATTGGTTCTAACTGGGCAACAGTTTTGACTGCCGCTTACTCAATGGGTAAATGGCAACCATTCGTTCAGTACCAATATGGTGAATTAGAAGGTGTTACTGATAACCTCAGTATTGGCACTTTCGGTGTAAACTATACAGTAAACGAGAATATTAAATGGACTACCGACCTTGGTTATTCATTCAATACAGTCGATGCAGGTTGGAACACGGATAACACTGGATGGAATACATCGAGTGCAGAGGGCGAATACCTTCTCCGTACACAACTTCAGATTCGATTCTGATAACGAGATTCATTTCTCGACACTTTTCGCAACCCCTTAGAGAAATCTGAGGGGTTGTTTTTTATACATATAGTAGATTAATCTAAAAACTAACAAAGGAGTTTAAAATGACACTACAAGATAGAATTTGGGCATCGAGAATTAACTTCTCTGCCGAAGAAATCCAAGAAGACCATATGATAGGAAAATCCGTTATCGTAGCGGGCGAAGCAGGAACAGTAACCAAAGAACTTGCTGCCGATGCCACAGGCGAAGTATATGAAGTTGAATTTGAAGACGGTTCAACTAAAGAAATTCCTGTAGGTAATATGGAACTCGCCACTGAAAGTTGCAATAATAATACCTGTAACGAGTCTGTTAAAGATTCGGATGAAGCAGGGACAGTTGAAAATGAACTTGAAGAAGGTGGCAAAGAAGAGTATGAAAAGTTCTTCAAATCTGCCCTTAAAAAGTTCGGTGTAGATTCACCGGCAGACCTAGAAGATGATAAGAAGAAAGAATTCTTTGACTATGTTGATAAGAATTGGAAGGGTGAAAAGAACGAATCTGTTACATTTACAGAAGCAGAACTTGCCCACTTTGAAAAAGTCAATAGTTCTGATGAACGAACAGACTCTGGTGGATTTTAAACTTACATAACTAAACATAAACCCCTTGTAAGAATATACCAATAATTACTTGGGGTTTTTTGTTTTTTCAGTCTAATTTTTCAGCCGTTTTTTATACATATAATAGATGTTCAGAAAAATTAAATATGCCTTAGCAACTATATTATGTATTTTGAATGTGGGTTGTATAAACTCACAGACCGCAACATCTCTACCTCAACATTATTTTTCCGATTTAGTAATCGAAGAACCAATTGAAGTCAATCCACTTGACATCTGGTTTCAACCAATCACAATAGAAAATGACCCGTATCCATCAGTGTGTAGTTTACATACGCACGATGGTTCTTTATTGGGCAGTGGTATACTTATCCGACCAAATGTCGTTCTAACGGCAGGTCATTGCATAGATGAGGACAATATCTACTCTATAATTATAGGTGAAGAGGAGATAATGGTAAAAGATATGATTCTTCACCCCCATTACAGCGACACATCTGGCCGGGTAAAAAACGATATTGGATTGATAATCCTCGAATGTGATTCTATTTACGAACCTGCAACGATTGGGTGCGTAGATTGGATGGAGCGATATCAAGATATAACAACAGTTGGTTACTCGCACGGTTATAAGAAGTTTAGTAGACTAAGTGTATTTCGATACTTTGGGACAGTATCATCTGAACCCAACTCTATGAAGTTCTTACCACGACCAATTCCAATTTGGTTTGGTGATTCGGGTGGTGGAGTGTTCGCAGAGTTTCAAGGTAGAAAATATGTTGTTGGTATCATTAGTTACTTTAAAATGATTAGAGTATTTGGCGGAGAAGAAATCGTATCAGAATGTTCGGCAGTGAACATTGCAAAGTATTTGAATTGGATAAATGAGGAAATTGAAATTGAAGGATTGGTTAAAGAATAGATTGAATTTATTAATGACACCCATAGGTGCCTGTGTTGGTGTTAGTGGTTTCTTCATTGGTATATTATTAGTAAAATTTATCGAAATATTAGGTAATCATTGATGGAGTGGGATAAGGGATTAGAATTACTTCTCATTATCTCTTTGTATTTCCTTACCGAATGCATGGTGAAGAAAGATTCCGATGATAAATAGTATATGGAACATTATGGACACTGGAACAATTTACCCGATGACTTTAACCCAGACGATTGGTTTGGGTTTGTTTATTGTATTACTCGCAAAGACACCGAGAGAAAATACATTGGTAAGAAACAAATTCATTCGTATCGCCGCAAGAAAGTCAAAGGCAGAAAGAACCGCAAGAAGGTAATCACCGAATCAAAGTGGCGTGAATACACTGGTTCTTGTGATAACCTAAACGAAGAAATAGAAACACTCGGAAAAGATAAGTTTGTCTTTGAGGTTTTACGATTGTGTAAGACCAAAGGACAACTTACTTTTTCTGAAGTGGAATTTCAAATCAAGTTAGATGTGCTTACTGCTAAATTGAAAAATGGCGAACGAGAATACTACAACGCAAATATTATGAATCGGTGGTATTCTTCTTCGTTTGTCCAAGATACTTAAATCCATTTTTGATTTTCACCTGAGCAACAATCTTCTTAGTCATAGGAGATTGTAATCTGCTGGCGAATCCATCACGACCAAATATTTCTTTTCGTTCTTCGTCATTAAGATGGTCTTTCATCTCTTCAATAAGTTCGACAATCTCTACTAGTGCCTTTTCATTGTTCTTGCCGGTTAATAGCATATACGCAATAACACCCATCGTGATGATAAACCCACCAATCAATACAATCAATCCTACCTGTGCAATCTCTTCCATATAGTATTGTGATGCAGTCGAGAATCCAACTGTGAGGACACCCACAGCAAGCAGGACAGCACCTAACCGTCCGTTCACCCAGAATGTAATGAATGCCCCTGCAACAAGCATACCGAATCCTAAAGTAAAGAATAGAGTGATGTTTTCGTGTAGGTTCTCAATCGCCTCTTTGCGAATTTCCCTATCAGATTGTTCGTACTCTTTGACTAAATCTTCAAGGTCTTCTATCTGTCCCACTGCGGCGGATACTCTTGCATTGGCAGATTCCAAATCTTCTAATGCTTCTTCAATTCTGATGTTTTCTTTTTGTGCTTCATCAACAGATTCTTTGATTGCTTCTGCGGAATCTTCGATAGAATCTACAGTTGGGTCAATGTTATAATTTCGGTCATTGGGAATAACTGCAATTTCATTTAGTATTGCATCTGCGTGACCATCAATAGTTTGCAAACCACCACCAATTTCATTAGTGGCATTTCCAATTTCTTCTGTTTGTTCTTTTTGTTCTCTTAGAGAATCGACAACGGTTGATGATGTGTTCTCTGGATTATTCACTTCCCATTGTTCAAATGCTTCACATCCGAATAAAGTTGATGTAAGTGCTACAATCATTATTAAATTTTTCATACTTTACCTTTCCCGAATAGGGTATTATTTACTATCTCCATGAATTAAATATGACATTATACCTGTTGTCATATCTTGAACAACAATAGGTTTGCCAGGATTCTTATGAGCATAAGAACGAATTTCCTGATTGTCAATATTTTCCATATTCATTCTCTTGTTCCATCTTTCATATCGTTGTCTGCCGTGCATACAATTATGATAGTCATCACTTGTCAATTCAAATACTTCTGCGCCTGCGAACTTCTTTCGTTTCTTTTTCATTAGGATAGCATCAGTACCTTGCACATTACCTTCACCGCCCATATGGGGTGACATTCCACCACCCACTGAGTTCATTGGTGCAGATTCTTCAACAGATTCTGATGCAAAAGTCTTTAGAACATCTCCAACCTTTGCATCTGGGTCAAGAACGATTGTACCATCTCGATGTCTTGAGATTTCTTTGTGTGCGTTTTGCTTTGTAAGATTTGCGGCAACAACTTTGCCCTTTTTATCTACGATTGCATATACATCTTTTCTTGCCTCTTGTACTTCTTCGCCTGGAGTTTCTTCACGATAGGTATCATCTAATTCATCTGTGCCTTCTTCGCCCGCACCGTGTTCTTCAACAATAAATGGTCTAATCATTGAATCGTGCATTTGCACTTGAGTTCCATCGTGAAATTTTACAGAATATACTGTATCATATCTACTAATATCTCCGTGTGAGATTACTTTAACGACTCTGCCTCTTCTGTCGCCCATTTGAATTTGTTTGCCGAAAAGAACGGTTTCTATAATTGGCAATTCGTTTTTAAAATCATTGAAATTTTTCATTGTTCTGCCCTTTCAATTTCTTCTTGAGAAAATACTTCTTCGCCCAAACGAAAAAGTGATATACCAATAACAGTATCGAATATTTCTAAATTCTCTTTCAATGTAATCTGTCTACCATTTAGAATGTATGTGCCTCTTGGAATAGATAAATCAATTTTACTAAACGATTCATTAATTCCATCTGTTTTTATGTCATTGTCTTCTAGGTAATTCAAGAAAACATCCTCAAGAATATTGGCATTTTCAACACCCATTTTCTTTGCTTCCTCTTTCAACAACCACAACGCCGCTGCCGCGCCACCGAGTCTGGTTTTACCGCCTGGAACTTTACTAACAAGTCGTTTTATATTAAAGATAACTTTGTGGATGTTGGTGTACTTTGAACCTGCTCTGCGTGCCGCATCATCTGCTTCTTCAGTCTTGATTCGTTTCCCTTTTGCATCAATGATACCAAGTTTATAGGCCTCCGTTTTCTTCCACGGAGTTGCTAATAATTTTATAAACTTATATGCTAAGTATGTGTCTACTAATCCTAGTCCCATTTAAATCTCTCTTAATATATTCATTGCATTTACTTCAAGTGGTATTGAAATTAAATCTGCTTCTGGTATATCCTTCTCTGGTAGATAATTCAAAAATACTAAAAAGGTTTTCAATATTGGATGAAAATCTTCTTCCGTTCTAAAGAACAATAATCTTGTTCCTGCTTCTAATCCAAACACATTATAAAAAATAATAATATGATTCAGAATTAATCTTTCTTTCAGTACACCACTAGAATCATATTTTTTGAATAGTCGCTTTAAGTATTTCGTTCTATTCAAATCGTCATTAAATTCTTCAATCCCTTCACATTGAGGGTTTGTGTAGTTATTCATTGCAAACATAATATAGTTTTCATTATTCAAGGTGTGTACCGCCATTACAAAAATCTTCTTATTTCAATCGGCAGAGTTTCTGTTCCACTCTTGGTCGGCAATTTTCTCAAATTCTTGACGAGTTGTATTAGATACTGGTGTATCCCCCGCCGCATTTGTCATATGCTTATTGTATATCGTATTTCGTGTTTCGATAGTTTTAGCATTTGAACCTCTTGCTTCTGCACCTGCTGCCTTCGCCGCAGTCGATAAGTGTACCGGCATCTGTTCTGCATTCGCACGGTTTGTATTCATCGTATCTCTAATACTATTTACTAAACTATCTGATTGGTCTGAAAATGGGTTGCTCATATTTTATTCTCCGTTAGTCCCACAAGATTGCAAACTCAAAGTTCACATCTGCTTCTTGTAATTGTATCTGTTCTGCTAATGTAAATGTCTTTTGAACATTCACACTATAATTAAGTGTTTCAAGGAATCGTTTCCCTATAAGCACCATATATGTATTATCATCACGGTCACTTAAATTGAATTTGACATCCTTATATTCTTTACCGCCAAACTTTACATCAAATTTGACGATATATCGTTTTTCCCATTGGTCTGAACCTATGTTAATTCGTTGAGTTTGAACAATGGGTTTCTTATATTTTTTACCAAGAATACTAAACGATACAGTTTTTCCATCTGACTTTACATTGTCAGAATGAATAGAATTTACTGAACCGTTTCCTGTATCTATTTTTGCTTTCAATTTACCAACACCGCCAATAGTAATCCATTCTACTAGGCCAATTTCTTTTGTAGTAAATTTCCAATTCTCTTTGTTTAAGATATGGTCCAGAATGATATTGATTAGATTGTCGCTGGATAATTCTCGTGTTGGATTATATCCCATATAAGGAGCCGCACCAGAGCCAGGCGAACCATTCACTTCGAGAATATAATGAGTTCCCTTATTGGTGATATGGTCAACGCCAGCAAAATAACAGCCTGACATTTTGTAGGCTTGCATTACGAGTTCTCGTTCGGCTTTGCTTAATTTGTATGGAGCCGTATCGCTACCTAATGCCTTGTTGGTTCGGAAGTCTTTGCCGCCTTTGATGCGTTTAACGGCTGCAATAATTTTACCGTCTAGTACAAGGGTACGGACATCGTGAGTAATCTTCATATACTCCTGAAGGATAACCTCTGCATCTTGCTTCCAGAGAGTCTGTAGGACGCTCTTGAGGGACTCCTGAGACTCAATCTTCATCACTCCGATACCTTCAGCACCAGTTATTGTCTTGACGATGACGGGGAATTTGCCGCCGATTTTATCCAATGCAATCTCAATCGAATCTTCGCCGTTTACAAAGGCTGTTCTTGGCGAAGAGATTTGATTTTGTTCGAGTGCGAGGGCAGTACTCATTTTGTTTTGGCAGAATTTCATAGACTCTAGGTCGTTCACTGTGAACATACCTGCTTCCTGAAGTACCTTCACCAAACCCATTCCTGCATTATCAACCAATGCACCACCACGAACCAAACAAACTGTGTTGTCAGTTTGTAGTGTAATGTTTTTGTTTTCGCCATTGTAGTTGTGGATGACGAGTTTGTTGTCATCTAAATCTTTATCTACAATGAATGCGTGATTGGTGTGGACAGGGAAAAATGTAACGCCTCGTTTCTTACAGGTATCTGCAATTCGTTGAACCGTATCCGACATTTCATCAGAAGAGGTGGACTTTGTAATTGCGATAAGTGTTGGTAACTTCTTATCTTTGGATTCTTCCAATTTGATAAGTCGATTCCAATCCTCTTCCAGTGATTCTTTTACCCCCATTGCTTTTCTCAATTTATTATACATCTGTTTTGCAACAGTTTTATTTCCAACACCCATTTCAAAAGAATCAAAATCACCTGTTGTTGCTGCCGCTCTCATCTTTGAAGCAGACATACCTTCAACACCATCAGCATCTGGGTCACGATGACCAGCACTTCTTACTTCAAAGTGGTCAAATTGATATCCTTCTGGTCCAACATATTTTGAAATGCTTTTTTCTAATTCTTCTACTCTATCTCCACCAACAACAAGAATGACTTTCTTGTAACCCTCATCACTTAATTTTTGCATCATTTCAAAGGGGTTTCTTATAGAACTATCATCTATAATATCGACACCACGAAACAATTTTCTCATAAAGGAAATTTTGTCTTTTGGTGTAAGTGGATTCTTCTTTGGGTCGTTAGTTCTACTTGGATAGATACGAAGTTCTGCTCGTTCTTTACGAGCAATAGATACCACCGCATCAATCAGTTTCTTATGACCAATTGTGGGTGGTTGAAAACGACCGAAGGTTACAACGATTGCTTTCTCTTTTGCTTCGTTTAAAAAGTCAAAAACTTTTTTCATCTATCATTGATTCCAAGGGAATTTTTGTTTAACCCAATTCCACATTGGGGTCCCAATAAATGCACCTGCAACAAATACAAGTGCCGTAAACCAAACTGTTCCTATAATACTTTCCATAACTCTATCTCCTTTTAATTATTTATCCCAATTTTTCGCCGCAGTAAAATTCTGCATCGAAAATTCTAATCTGTCTACCAGTTTGAGTGCCGTGTTGCTTAATCTATCGACAGCGACAAACCCTTCTGGTGCAGTAACTTTAAATCCATCTCCTGTCTTGATAAAAGTTCCTATGTCTTTTACTTGTTCAAGTTTCCGTATGATGAAAGTTTTCGCCTTGGCCAGAGCAGAGTGTAAAGCGAAAACACTATTCAGATTTTTAGAGTTCTTTCGTAAATACGAAAGTAGTTCATTTTTACCAAGTGTTTTATTCAGTTTACTTTTATCTGTTTGGAGCGAATCTATGGCTTTCTGCATCTTAGATTCAATATAAATTATAAAATCTTCCGCAGAACCCGACTTATTGCCTCCCTGACGAATAAGTGCGTTACCATAGATTTTTAGTTCCGATACAATGTTACTCTTCCCTGCAATTTCATCAATAAATTTGCTTGAAGATTTCAAGGATGATTTAGCATCATTGAGTATATTTGTAATTACTTCTGATTCGGTTTTCGTAAATGTTGATGTGCCTGATGTGTCTTTAAAATCGGCATCCCTAAACCAAACATCCCTAGTTTTTGCAAGTCTACTTACTTGCGGATTAAACGATGCCTTTAAATCTTTAATTGTCTTGCCAGTATAATTGGTATGCCATACTACTCCTATCTTTGCTTTTTCAATTTCCTTTGCTGAATCCGAATCTGCGGGAACTGCATATGTAATCGTATTTGGTTGGAATGTGAGGTAATTTTCACCGTCAATATTTTGCGTTGATAAGTCTTCAGGTGTGAACATAATATCACCCTGAAGGATTCCTCTGATTCCTAACTTAGAAAGATGTTTTAGTGCGATTTTTAATTTAGTGACCAATCCACCTTCGTGGTTTTTATCAATGTCTGCGTTGGTGTAATTCACCTTCGGTGTAACATTGAATAGGGATTTGGTCGCCACAAAGAATTTTTTGGTTTCGGGATGAATACCTGCAAAAACAGCAGGTGCGCCATCCCATTTGACAGTCACATTTATTTTTGTTTTTGCGTGTCCAGATAACATTTCTGTTACGGACCCCATAAAATATAATGCTGTTTTTACACCATTAGAACCATCATTCCATACAGAATCTTCGATGTGTTCCATATGGGTGTTTTTTGATTCAGGAATGTATTGTGTAAATTTTTTCATATCTATTATTTCTTCTCCGTTACTATGTAGGTATTTATACATATAGGGAATAAACTATTACTCCAAAAAAGGAATAACATAAAATGGCAGACGAATCAACATACCCAAACATCCCTAGACGACCCAATTTTACCGATATCCGCACAATGCAGATTTTTGACCCTGCGGTAATTGGAAATTCAACAACAACTGCTTCTTGGGTCCAATTAGATACAACTGGTGCTACATTGGAAAATGGTGTAAGAATTAAAAACACAGATGCAGCCAATATCGCATTGATATCTGTAACAGGATTAACAGCAGAAGGGTTCTGGTTGACAGGCGGCGAAGAGGTATTTTTAGAGGTTAGACAACTATCTAATGTTTATATTAAAAATCAAAGTGGCGCCTCCGCATTGACTTTTATTGCAAGTTGAGAAATATCTAATGGGATTTGATAGATTAAAAAGTGGTCCAGGCGGCCGTAAAGGTAGACATAGAGGTGTGAATTCTATGCGGGCGGTTAGTCGTAAAAAACGATTACCTCATAATTTTGCCAATTATAATATATCACCACCATCAACTACTACTATATCATCCACAGGAACACAAACATATACTGTACCAAGTCGTGTAGACACACTCATCATCACAATGTATGGTGCAGGTGGCGGTGGTGGTAGAGCAACTGGTGGTAGAAGTGGTACAACCAATGGTTTTGGCGCAGGTTCTGGTTCAAAGTGTGTTATTACTCTTAATGAAGTACAATCTGGTACAGTAATTTCTTTTGATGTTGGTGCCGGCGGAGAAAAGAGTGCAGGTATAGAAGCAAACGGAAATGATGGTGGAGATACCACACTCACATTTGGTGGTACGACTTATACAGCAGGCGGTGGTAACGGTGGTAAGGATGGAGATGTGTCTTGTAGTGGGTGTGGAGATGGTGGCACTGCAACAAATGGTGATACCAACACATCAGGTAATAATAATTCAGCACGAATTGGTGGATTATCTTTAGGTGATTCGGCAGGAGCAGGTGGAATTGGTTCTGACAATTCTTCTATACAAACACATGCTGATGGTGATGATGGTAAAGTAATCATTTCGTGACACGAATTAAAGTGAACATACCCGAAGCAGTTTCGGGTGATTTTAGAATTGAGAAAATTAAAACAGACCACTATTGTGGCAGTGATGAACCGTTAGATACCTATACGGTTCTTTTTAATCCACACCACAATATAATGCAAGACACCACAAGAGAATATAAAGAACACGAACAGTTCCTAAAAGATGCACACGGTGATGTATTGGTCGCAGGTCTTGGTATTGGTATGATTCACCAATCACTCATCGACAATCCCAATGTAAAATCTGTAACCATTGTAGAGAAGTATCAAGAAGTAATTGATATGGTATGGGAACACTGTCCGAAAGATGGAACTTTCAGATTAGTTCACGCAGACATCTATGAATGGCAACCCGATTCCAAATGGGATATGGGGTGGTTTGATTCTTGGGTTGGTGAGAACGAACAAAACGAATATAAGAAATTAATGAAAGAACAATATGGTTCTTCTGTTTCTGATATTCGGTTTTGGAATAGGATGGCGTAACACACCCGGCAGGACTCGAACCTGCGACTGCCGGATTAGAAATCCGATACTCTATCCACTGAGTTACGGGTGCAGAATTCTACTTATCTTTTTTTTGGTTTGATTAGTTTGGAATCTTTTTTTGGTTTCTTCCTAAAACATTTTTCCCAATTCTTACGATATTGGTCTTCATCAGTAGGCCTACGCTTACTGCCTTTTCCTGCTTGACCGTCAACCATCGCAGTCACAACACTTACCCATAATTCGTTTCAACAAACTACATTTCGTAGTTCTGCAACATTCAACATCCCAACAATCACCTTCTGTAATTTCGGATGGAACTTTTTCAATATTATCCATTGCTCGTTCTGATGTTTTTTGAGTTTCTTTTTCTGTTAGCATTACTGTAACGGAAACGCCGTCAATCACAACTTTACCATAATAATAATTCATACCAATTCTCCTTTAAATATCAATCTCTTGCCAATCTTTTTCTGCAACCAAATGCATTGACCAATTTCCGAATCCTGTTTGTGGGGATTCTACTGTTTCACCAACTTCTTCAAAGATGAATGGTCTACCATTTACCATTGAAGTATAAATCGGTGAATCATATCCCATACGACCTTTCGCAAACACTTCTTTCTTTCCATATCCCAACCAATTGTTTTCACACTTATTTGTACCAATCAGATATGCTTTACTGTCACCCTTGATTGCTCCCTTTGGAACAAACAAAATAGAATCTTGGTCAAACATCTCACCAAACTCTCGCAAATCCTTTTCAAGATTTCCGTTGTCCACCAAGTCAACTACGAAGTAACTAATCTCAGTAACACTCTTGCCACCTTCTGGATATTTGCCGTGTAGTTTAGTAACACCATATCCCTTGCTCTTTAGTTTGGCAAGAAGTGACTTGTTTCGTTGTGCGTTTTGTTTATTGGTGAAAGGTGTTCCTTCACCACAATCTGGTCCTTTGCGGAACGCCGTCAATGCACCACAATTGTGTTCTTCGTTATGTTTCCATAAACGAGAGAGTGATGACTCGTTGATAAATTGTTTATATTGTTTACTCATCGCAATTCTTCTTTAGATTTCCTTCGTGAATTCTTAGGACACTTGGTTTTCTTACCCCAAGTCTTTGCCCTATTTATAGGAGTTCCGTTACCGTCCCTCTCTGATGTTTTGTCTTTTGTTGTTTGTTTCATCATAAAGTATTTATACAAGTTTCGCCATATTCCGTTCACTCATACTAATATTATACTCTATAATTATACAATGTCAAATGAATAAACTGTGCTATACTCTGCAAAACGAGATGGAAGGGACTCGAACCCTCAACCTTCGGCTCGACAGGCCGATGTTCTAACCAATTGAACTACCATCCCAAAAAAGACGGCAGGGAATCTTTTCTCTCTCCCAAAAAAAGACTCTACCTGCCGCCCACTTCATAAAATTAAATCGTTCCTAGTGAGGGCCACTCACTCTAGTCCTAATGAATCCTACATCATCTTCACACCCGAAGGTGTCACCGAAGGCCTTGTAACGGAAGGAACGAATTATTTATACGGCGGTTTGGATAAGCGTTGCGTTTTTCACTTCGTCCAATTAGTCCCTCTGTCTAGAACTTGGGATTACTGATTGTGCTTATGCACCACCGATTTGTTCAGTCACGGAGTTTGTACAGGTCATGACCCCTGCACTTTTTTATTCAATTATCAAAGAAATCCGATGATGGGGTTTCCCCCACCATCAGAGGGGGCGTCAATTCAAAACTTGTATCAAACAAGTCCTGCCTTGATTGCGAATGGGTTGTCAGTGTAACCACTAAAATCCATTCCATAACAAATAACACCGTTGTCAAGTGTGCGTGTGGAAACTTCCCAATTTCCGTATGCTTCAACTTGACCTTTGATGTTGCTCATAGTTGCACGAAGATTCTTCACACCAAAACGGCTGTATGCTTGCTTAGGTGTGATGTCATTACCACGGGCAAGGTGGTTGATAACTCGTTGTTTCTTTGTGTAGGTCATAATAAAAACTCCAATATACGGTACTTCAAAATTCAAAGGTTGGATGTCACCGCAAGCATCTGTTCCCTTATTGTTATAATAGTATTATAGACTATATTGAACGCCGTTCAAGTCTTTTTTTGTACGAATTCGTAAATTTTTTCTGCTTCGTTCCGAATGGCTTCTGTTGATGGAAATTCTGGTCTTTCCTTAACAGGGCATTCGCCTGTTAGTTGCTCATCAAATTGCCAGTTGTTCCAAACTTCGTGGTCTGAATAGAACTTGTCTAATAGACCTTGCTTTGCTTCTTGCCAAATTTCAAACCGTAAACTGTAAGGGTTGTCACTCATTTTATTTCTCCTTGTGTGTATGTGCGACTGTGTGTTGAGAACACCGTGTTCTCGTAAGTTGAGAACACCGTGTTCTCGTAATTATGTATAATGGGTCGGGTGGGACTCGAACCCACGACTCTCGCATTAAAAGTGCGATACTCTGCCGACTGAGTTACCGACCCGAAGGTCAGTGTTTCTTTATTATAGGTAACGGTGCTTCATAGTATATGTCGAGTCCAACTGCCTTTGCAGTATGCCATTCGGCCTTGGCGCCACGACTCTCTTCCCAACCCCACATCATATAAATTGCAGTACATTCTTCACAAATAACAACCAAGTCTCTCTTGAGTGCTTCACGCATAAATTCACGGTCTTCATAATTTGTTTCGGGGTCAAACTCTAAATGGCCGCCGGGGGGTTCTCCCTCTTCTCTATCCATCTGAGCAGGATTGATAACTCGCCAACCTTGTTCTTCAAGAATTGTTGCTTGACGGTCGAACGCAGGGAAGTTTCCTTCCTCATATCCTCGCATCGGTCCTGCGATATAGATTGTTGGTTGTCTATTCATCCTGACTCTTCTTCAAATCGTGCTTTGATTTCCTGTTGAACATAATAATCTTCAAGGACTTCTCTAAGATTTTGATTTGCATCTCTCAGTTCATCTGAAAGTTTTTCAGCAATCCTCATATGTTTCCTATAATGTAACATACAGTTAAAAATATACAAGTTATAACCTATCAGAAAACAAATAATGATATATTCAAACATCATTCCACTCTTTTAATATGACCTTCGCCTCGTTATCACCACGGGTCTTCAGTATCTCTTGACCCTTCAGACCAATCCAAGCATCGAATTCATTGGTAAACCTTGCACCACCGTTATCAATAACATCAGCACCCATAAACTCACCAGTGACAAAGCAGTATGCACAGTCAGAACCCATCGGTAAGATATACTTTGGGTCAAGCAATTTCTTACGAACCTCTTCAAGTTCTTCTTCAGACATATCTGGTTCTAATCGTTTTTCAATTGGGACCCAAGGAATATCGAAATCGCTCATTGCATATGCAAATGCAAGTGCCTCTGCACTCGCCCAAGATACATCATATTCTTCATACAGTTTATGAAACAACACAGTCATATACTGTGCCTTCGCTTCTGTCATTTTTGATTCTTCCCAAGAAAAAGTATGGAATCCGTTTGGACTTGAAAATCCCCACATCTTCACTGTTCTTACACAGTCATCGCCAAACTTGACGAAGTAACCTTCTTCATCATGGATTTCTTCTGCCCAATCGCCGTCTTTGTCATATCCGTGTTCCATCATAACAGACACACTGATATTTTTTTCTGTCAAGTAGGAATCTACTTCCTCTTGAGTCATTGAACATAGTCTTGATTTTTCTTTTTCCATACGCATAGTATACCACAGATAGAACGGAAGTCAACTACAAAGTGTATGCAAAATACATCACAGTCCATATGCCTAACATACAAACCACAGTGATAACGCCAATTGATATAAGTGCCACTCTATATTTTCTTTGGCGTTCTCTTATTGCTTCTGGTGTTTCTTTTTTTTTGTAATAGATGTTTATCACGAATCCCCAAATACCACATTCAACTGGCGATTTACCCGAACGAATGTAGTACATTTCGGCAATTGCTTGATTGTCCTTGCACCTGTATAAGTACAGGCACTTCGCACCCCACCCATAATATCCTGTAGGGTATTTTCTACAGCACCTCGACATGACACCTTCACTGTCTTACCCTCTGATGCTTTGTAGGTTGCGACACCACCACTATGCTTCTTCATAGCAGTATCACTAGACATACCATAGAACACCTTGTGAGACGCTCCTGAGTCGTCTGTAACGACTTCTCCTGCACATTCTTCGTGTCCTGCAAGCATTCCTCCCAACATAACGAAGTCTGCTCCTGCACCGAATGCTTTTGCAATGTCGCCAGGGCATTGACATCCACCATCCGCCATAATAAATCCGTTTAGTCCATGAGCGGCATCTGCACATTCCATCACGGCGGATAATTGCGGGAAACCGACTCCCGCTTTTTTGCGAGTTGTGCAAACAGAACCTGGTCCGATGCCAATCTTTACAATGTCTGCACCCGCAAGGATAAGTGCTTCAGTCATTTCTGCTGTAACTACATTCCCTGCAATAATAATTTTCTCTGGCCACTTGTCCTTGACATCTTTTACAAAATCAACAAATCGTTGAGTGTAACCGTTTGCAACATCCAAGCAGAAGAATGGTTTATGTTTGGCGAATTCAGAAAGATTACTCGCACCATCATTAGTGAGCAATTGCATCTCTGCATCTTCATTCATTCCAAACGAAATTGCCAAGTTGTTATCTCCAAACGAATCACCATAATTCAAATGACTTATATGTTTACTTAAACAAGTCAACATACTATGCTTGGACAATGCTTCGCCCATTTCAAGTGTTCCGATTGTATCCATATTGGCGGCGACAATTGGAACACCAATCCATTCTTTGCCATTTTTGAATATAAAGTTTCGGTATAAATCTACTTGCTTGCGGGAAGTTAGTGTTGACCTCTTTGGTCTAATAAGAACATCTGCATAATCAAGTTTCACATCATCTAAAATTTTCATTAATCAATCTCCAAGTGGGACGAGTGGGACTTGAACCCACGAAAATAGAGGTATAAACTCTACTGCTGATACCATCCGCTTCCGTCCCATATAATACACACATTCTACAGTGAAGTAGATTTAATGTCAATAGTAATCTTCTTATTACTTACATGACCATTTTCATTCTTGTCAAGGTAATTGGACTTCTGCCTGTCTTCATCAAAACCAAGACGATAACCAACTTTACTGACACCGTGCATTTCCATTTTCATACACTGATGTCTATCATCGTGAAACAACCATTCCATTAGATGTTGAGAAGTATGAATTGCCTTCTCTTCATCTGTTCCAAGTGGAATGTCAATATGTAATCTATATTGCATAACTAACTCCTTTGTAACATACGAGTGGTGGGACTTGAACCCACACTTGAGGGATTTTAAGTCCCTTGCCTCTGCCATTGGGCTACACTCGCTTAACTCTCTCAGGAAAAATGACCCCAAGGAGATTTGAACTCCTGTTTTCAGGATGAAAACCTGATGTCCTAACCGAACTAGACGATGGGGTCTACAAATTATCCTGAAAGTGTGTTTCCAAAAGGTGGGTCGGTTTCCAACAACAACTTTTTAATATTGCCAGAATCTACCCATTCGGTTTGTCCATCTGTATATGAAACTTGAACCTCATTGGTATCTTCATTGATTGCCAATACATTACCTGTTTTTAGATTATCTGAATTGACAACACTATCACCTACATTATGATTCATCTGTATTTTCCTTTGCAAAATCAAACGACATTTGCTCGGTATCTTCTTGTGCAATATAATTCCTTACTTCAAGAATCAATTCAACAAGATTATCAAGTTCGTCTACGGTATAACCATCCATCGCTTCTTTAACATTCCAGTTATTGAATGTTGCCAATAATTCGTTATCAAAACCATCTACCACTTCGATTGATGGTGATGGATTTCCTTCAACTTTTGAATTAAATATTTTCATTTACAATCTCCTTCAACTCTACATCAATATTTTCACTTGTTGTAAATTTGTTTACCGAATCTACACGAAAAGAACGCCAACCATTTTTGTCAGTACACCACGCAGAAATTACTTCTTGCTTTGAAACAGTATTGTTACCTTTTGGGTGGTGTTCTTCGGGAATTTGGTAGAAGTCTAATGTGCAAGGCATCACTCGTTCTTCGCCATTCTTCTTTGTAAAAGTCACTTCACAAATACCTTTGCTCAATTCATTTTTCATTACATTATAAGAGAAAATCTCTTTAACATTTTTTGGGAAAATCCCAGTTCGTTCAATCTTCATAAAATCTCCATTCTCTAATTGTATTGTATCAATGTCTCCAGACAAATCAACTTCAACCAACTTTGCATCAATCATATCACCGTGAATGTCTTTGGCGATTACATCATCGCCAAGACTAATCATATAACCAGAACCTTTATCACTCATCTTGGAAGTCCTTCATAACCACTGGTTTGTTGTTCGCTCGTAACGATTTCTGTACCAGTTTCGGTAACAGTACCGTCAGGATTTAGAATACGCCGAGTCGTGGACTTGTGTGTTGCGTAACCTTTACGCTCTCGTCTTTGCCACTCTTCGTATCGTACACGCTCTTCGGCCGCCGCAACTTGTGCCGCAGTCTTTTGCTTATTGTCCTTATCGACTTCTTCGAGAATTAGACCAGAAGCGGCACCAATACCTGCACCAATCAAAGTTGCAGTAGTGTTACCACCAATCGCTTGACCTGCAAGGGCGCCAATACCTGCACCCGCCAGTGTTCCACAACCACCCATTATAAGGGTAGTTCCAATTAAAATTGTAATAGTTGCTTTACGCATTATTATCTCCTTTTTTTATTTTAGTTAAACATCATTTGACTAATGTTGTAACCGATACCAAACAAAAATCCAATAACGACAATACCAATAGTAAGTCCTAAAATATACATTGGATTGTTTTTATCTTCTTCACTCATCATTATCTCCTTATTATACACCAATTAAAACAAGTGTCAAGAATATTTATCACGATTCACAACACATCCTCAGTCCAGATTCGGTCTGCAAGTTTATATTGCAGACTGTTTGCTTCTCGTTCACCCTCGCCTTGCCATTCGCCAGTAATATATTGTTTGACATGAACCATCTCATGTACAATAGTTGCCACGATGTCCCGCATAGATTGATTGATAGAAATTTCGATGTCGTATCCGCCATCATCATTCTCTATACAAGTACCATCACAGTCATTCATCACTTTTAGTTCAAGATTTATGTCCGTATAGAGATGGTCAATCTCTTGAAAGTAATTGATACACCAATCGACTACACTATGCGCCATATACTTTTCGTACTTTTCAACTTTACCTGTTACTTCAATCATATTTTATGCCTTCATTCCATAATTTGGTTGCCCAGATGTTGGTGTGGTTATGAATTTAAGAATATTAGACCCCTTCCGTGGCGGAACAGAATCGTCCCGAACCCACCCATTATTTATTGCAGTTTCCCATACATTCCGTGCATTTTCAAGACTCAATACTTCTCTCTTATTGCTATAGCGACCAGTAGCATCACCTTTCACATTCACCCAAAAGACAAGTGTAGATGATGCCGCATCATCAACATACACCAGAATCCGATTGTATGATGCCTTGGGATTCCGAATACCATAGAAGGTATGAAATTCTGGTTTCTCCCAGTGAAAGTCATCACCAACCCAAGGTTCGCCTGTGTTTGGATTCAGTTTCATTTACCATCTCCTGCCGCAAGTACAAGTCCAACATTTGCAAGTGCATACGATGTCCATACAAGACTCCACGCATAATCTTTTTTCAACAGATACCCTACTGCAATTATTGCATAAAGTATTGCGGCGATTAGTGGACATACTTTTACTAACCATTCTAACATTATAATATCTCCGATGCAAGTATTCCCATTGGCTCATGTACTATATCATAATATCGAGATATTATTCTCATAACAAGTTGTTTTGCATCTAATGAACATCCCTCAAGAAGTTTGAATGACATATCCTCTTCGTTCTCTTGGAATGTTTCGATATAGTCCTCAAACCAATTTGGAAGTATATCGTCCATCAGTTTTTGGGTTTCATAGTTTGACATTAACATACCAACCGATGTTATAAAATTCTTTGCAAGTTCTGTGCATCCATCAATTGCTTCTGTAGAAAATTCTTCGTGTTCTTTGAGTATATGTCGCAATCCCCTTCTGTCTGACATATCGTGGCAATCCATACACAGAGGAATAACCATTTTACCATCGTACCGTTTTGGTATTGGAAAATGATGCATCTCTTTTTTCATCAATCTTCTTTCACAACAAAAACATTTCTTGTTGTCTATGTTATCATATTCTATATTCATTTACATATCCTCCGTTAGGCGAATACCAAGTCCAACAGGGAATCGTGGAATACCATCGTCAGTGAGTTCAAAGTATTTTACCTTCAACAACTTGCCAACATTCTTTTCGGCATTCTGATATGTTTCCTGTCGTTCTTCCATTGTTCCCTGTGGAACAACTTTGAATGATTGACCGTCTTTGGTTTCACATATCCATACGATACTTCCTTCAAACCTGCCAATGCCAGTAGTGAAATCTGTAATCTTATATTCACTGTCCATAAAGTTCTTCACTTTGAGGAGTTTATTAGAACGATATCCAAATCGATATTCGCCATCCATCTCACGGACAATCGCACCTTCATAACCTTCTTCGAGGAATTGAGATTGAAGTTTGTACACTTCGTCCTCGTTGCTTGCTTCATAAGTGGCCACGGTAATAACCGAAATAATCTTACTTTCGTACAACATTCCATAAAATGCCTTGTCTAAAAGATTAAATCTCTCTTCCCAAAGGCAGGTATCATCGCCGGCCGCTCTTGGAATATCATACACATGGAACATGACTTCTTCGGATTCATTAGGACGATACTTCTTGACGAGTTTAGTAATCTCTTGAAAAGTCTTGCCATGAATATAGAGTTCTCCATCGAGTACCCATCCCTTCGGCAAGACGGTTTCAAGTTCATCAATAATATGCTGGCAACAATTCCACTGTTTACCACCACGACTCATTAGTTTCACAGAACCGCCATCCCAATATGCCAGACACCGAACACCATCTAGTTTCGGTTGGACATCTACTGGGTAAGTTACTTTGTCTTTTCGTTTATCGAAAGATGCCGCCAACATTGGAAGAAACACTTCCTTCTTGGCATCTTCAATCGTCAGACTGTATTTGGCATCAAGTCGTTTCTTGTGCATTGCTTTTGCTTCAAGGATTGCTTGCTCATCCGCAGTAGTGGCGTTTGCACGACCAACATTCTTTGGTGTTGCAGTCTTTCTTGCAGTCTGCATCTTTCCACCAATCTGTCCGTACTCTGTGCAGATGTCTGCACCTTCTGTCCATATATCCCATTGTACAATGGCATCTGTCTTACTCTTATGGTAGAGTCTTTCGTGTATAAAAAGTGTTGTTGTTTTCATTTTTTTCATTTCCTTTAATGTTGGATGTTGTAAATCGCAATGGAATTTATTCGTGTGCCGATTCATTCTGCATACATCCTTTTTTTTAATGTTTTTGATATGTCAGATATATTACAGGGTTTTCCGTTCATTGTTACATTCCCATCTTCATCCTCTGGTACACTCCAACTGGCAGTCTTACTTTCTTTTCTATAGTTAAAATTTTCACCTGCCCATTCAGACCTGCCACCCTTGAGAAAGTCTTCTACTTCGGCAACTTCATAATCGCCATGTTCCACCCACAAGTTCCAACACTCTCTTGCATCTTTGACAGACATCACTTCTATATTATCTTTTGAATTGGTTTCCTGCATAGTATTTTTGCGAACACCAGTAAGTTTTCTAGGATTCATAAAAGGGTCGCCTTGATAGAAAGATATTAATTCCACTCTATCCTTATTCTCATCAGGACGATTTGTTGCTGTTAGTGGTCGAAAATAGATTTCCCAACCTTTGTCGTTTTGGATTTTGTATAGTTTTTCTGCCATTGCTTCTTTCACAAGTTTGTGTTCTTCGATATTCATTTTTTCACACTCTTTCGCCAAAAAGGATAGTCTAACGCAGGATATCCACAATCCCTCTGCTCTTGCAATTTTTTTGCTAATCGTTGCAATTCATTACGAGAGTTCTCATCGACAGTCCCCTTCGCCGTTTCCCCAAGGATTCCCTGTAGTAAATTGATTTCACCCCAAGTCAATATAAAGTTATGTACTGATGCCGCCATTAATCGCCTCTCATATATCCTGTTTTCACCAAATAGTCCCAGTGTTGTCGTGCTGTAATCAAAGTACAATTGTCTACAGTGTGACTATTTTGCAAGGTACCATTGAAGAAGAGATGAATATTAATACAATGTCCTTTTGCCGTCAAACTAAATTCTTGACGAATAGTATTATGGAGAGCATCAGTATGTACGAGTGAATATCTCACAGTGTGGGATGTTCCATTTCTTCAAAGGCAAAATCGTCATCAAATACACCACTCATATATTCAGAGGATGCTTGTAATTTATTTTCATTGTTTTTTGCATCGAGACCCGTGAGTTGTTCAATGCTTACAATAGAAGATACCGTATAATTCTCCCATTGTTCCGAATTGACATTGAATGCTACGATAGTCTCAATATGTTCACGGGGTATGTTACCATCTTGTGTTGCGGATAAATGTTGAGGTGCGAGTGTGAGCATTACAGATTCGCCATTATCATGTATGACTTCTGTGATGCCATTCAATAGTGTTTGTAGTATGTGTGCTTTGTTCATTTGTATATTTTACCTTAAATGTGTTGGTGTGTAAAGGGGGTGTGTCTGTCTATTTTGAAAAAGATTGCATCCAATGTACCAAGTGGCGATGTGCATCGTATTTGGTAATCTTGAAATGGTCGATAAGGTACGGAACGGCATCTAGCATATTGATTTTGCCAGAGAGGCGGAGTTCATCGAGGTATGTGAATACTTCTTCTTGAGTCATTTGTTTTTCCATCCTTCTTGGATTTTCTCGTCCCATATTTGTCTGGCACGCTTAATGCCTGTTCGGGAGTCTTCATTGGTATGCTCACAGACAATGCGAACAACATCCCCATCGGGAATAAAATTCATTGTGCCTAGTGTTGGGTGTGTGATGGTGTGACATCCCATGTCTTGTGCAATCCTCATTTGAGTCATTTGTTTTTCCATCCTTCTTCGCCCTTGCTTTTTGAGTTCTTCATAGAAGCAAGTAATCTTTTCGGGTTTGCTCATCTTGCCATAGCGAGTGGACAATTGACTATCGGTCATTGATGCCACTCTATCTTGTTCGTGTTGTCTTGTTTTGTTCATTACCTTTTTTGCCCGTGGTATTATGGTGTTTTTGCCAGCGGCGTATTGCCCTCGAAAAAAAGGGACCACCTTTTTCGCTGTACACTGTTTATTCAAATCTGGTCGTCATCCCAATCGAGTGGCGTGTTATTTTGATAATCATCCCATCCATCAGACTCTGGTTCTGGTAAGTTACCTTCCAAATCGCCAGCAACCAATTGATTCAAGTGTTCGTGAATTCGTTCATCCATCGCAACAACATAATCACATTCATCTTCACTGAAGTGGTCGGTAGTCGTGCCACTGAAGATACTACCAAGTAACACAGCACCACCGATGAGGTCGTTAGTGAGTTCTTGTTCGGGTATGAAGTTTGCGTGGACCAGTTTCTCATCAAGCAATCGTAATGCGAGAATAGCGTCAGAGATGAGTGTGGATGTTGTTGGGTGCATAGAGTGTTTCCTTTGCGTTTCAGTCAATAAATTGGTAGTCAGAGGGTTTCCCCTGTGCTACCTTACCATCGTTCATTTTATAGTGAGAACATACGGCAAGCACTAATGGCGTTTCGAGTCATCTCAATAAGAGAATTGCCAAGTGACATCCATATAATATACTACATAATTTCTTGATATGCTTGTTCATCGACATTGACCATTGGGTCGTCTTCAATGAAGTCCATCTCTCCATCGTCCTCAGTGTGTTCACCAGGCGATACCGCAAGGACATCTGTGTCCTCTAGAGGGTCGATGACCACTTCAGGAATCAGGAAGACACCACGGGCAACACGGCGACTCTGGTCGTGTGTAATCCAATTGGGAATCCAAATCTTTCCCTTCATCTTCATTGAAATCTGGCGCAGTTCAGCACGAGAATATTCAGTCTTGGTCGTGTCGATGTTGAGGTCAGGTGCATTGGTGCGAATCGCATCCACATATACCTTCTGTCGGTTTGTCAAGTTGTTATAAATCATTTCCATTGTAATTGCTCCTTCAGCAAAATTGTCCGTTAGCATCCATTGTTGCTAACAATTCGTATCCATTGGCGGTAAGTCCACCATTTTCATCAATGAGGCATGCCTCATCAGGGTCTTCATCATCCCAGATAACATCGTAATCGCCAGTTTCATCGTAATCGCCAGTTTCATCGGCGAGGTCTTCTTCAGGGTCGGTCCACGGCATCGGGTCGCTCCCTATATTCTTTAACAAGTGTGGCAGCATAGATGTCTTCAACAGAGAATGTCCATTCGCCGAGATTTTCGTCCCATTCGGCGATTCCTTTTTCTTCCAACCATAGCAGGTATTCTTTCATCATACTCATATTATACCTCAGAGGCGACCGTGGTCAAGAGTTTTCCCACGATTCTACTCGAATATAACCGGCTTCGATTGCTTCGTCCCATCGTTTACGACCATCTTCAAGAGTGAGATATTCGGTCGCCAGTTCACCCATACCAGTGGGGATAAATTTCACCACATCTTGGTCATAGAAGAATTGTACTTTGAATTGGGGGTCGTTGTTTGACTTGTGTATACCATACTCGGTGAAGTTGCCTGCCTCATCAGTAAATCGTTCGGATTGTGCTTTTGTGATTTTGCCGAATTGACCGATAATCATTTCATTATCGTTCAGCCAGTCCCGAACCAATGTACCATTGTCATGTATTTGTTCAAGAATTTTACCTGCCGGCATCCACCAAGTTTTCTCTTCTTGATTCCAGCGGCCGCCATGTTGCTTGACAGAATCTTTCTCGTCAAACAGAACAGCCAGCCTATACCCCTCAAATACGCATTCTTTTTCGTACTTGGTGTAGTTCTCACGGAATTTGTTTATTTCATTCGATTTCATAGTTGTTCGTGAATCCTTGTTTGATTAGGGAGTTCCAAAATGTTCTTGCACGGTCTGTCATGTAGTTCCCGCCGGCCATGGCAGAATCATATGTCCGCCACCCGTGTCCGTCATCGATTAATACCACAACGCATCCGTCTTGCGGTTTAAACATGTACTGGCATCCCGTGTCATGATTGATTAGACAGAAGTCTTTTGAACGGAGAACTGAACTACTCAAAATGGACACGCATTACCTTCTGCTGAAGCAGGCACATCAGAGGCTTCACCCTCATCAGTTCCTACCTGCATATCCGCATCCACTTTGGAATACAGATTCAAGAATGCTTCTTTAGTGTCATCATCGAATCGAGCGAGACACATAGCAATTGCTTTGGACTTATCGCCAAAGATTGCGTTAGCATTCACGATATCCACCAGACGGCGGGTCGAGATGATTTCATCGACAGCACCCTCATAGAAGGACTTGCGAATAATTTCCGCCCACTTTGTAAGGTGGTCAGCAAAATCAACATCATCACAACCGGCCTTCACGAGAATCTTCTTCTCAGTGGCCTTAGTTGCATAAGGTTGCTCAAGGGTAATCGGGAAGCGGTCGAGCATTGCTTCGTTCATAATCCCAGTACCGACAAATCGTCCGTCATCCGAACCTTTACCCTTGGTATTGGCAGTAGCGAACACAGTGAAACCGTCAGCGGGCGTAACCCATTGACCGATTTTCTTGAGGAATACACCCTTGCCCTCTAGGACAGGTTGCAGACACATCAAGTTAGCAGAACCGAGGTCGATTTCATCGAGCAACAGTACGCCACCAGATTTCATTGCTGAAACCACGGGACCGTCCATCCAGACGGTGTTACCGTTGATTAGGCGGAATCCACCCAACAGGTCATCTTCGTCAGTCTGACGAGTAATATTGACACGATAGCATTCTCGTTTCAATTTCGCACAAACCTGCTCTACCATGAGAGTTTTGCCGTTACCAGAAAGACCAGTCACGAAAACATTGTAGTTTCGGCGACTTCGGACGATTTTCTCGACATCACTAAAGTGACCCCAAGCGACATAACCGTCAAATCGTGGCGGCACAAGTGTTTGTCGTTCACCGCCGGTCATACCCATTGCAAGCAATGCAGTATTGTCAACCGCTTCAACCGCACCCTGTACAGGACCAGTCTGTATATCGACATTTTCCTTTACGACAGGGGCGGGAGCAGGTGATACCGTCTTCGGAACGGATGCGACAACAGAACCGTCAATTTCAGACAGTTCAGGACAATCATAAAGACCACGACCGACTTTGCGGGCAGAGTCTTGAGTCAACCAAGATGGAGGACACGCATACGCACCAGATGTGGTACACGCATCGACAATATCTTGGCGACTTACAGGTGAAGTGCAACCGTTCGCCTTCAAGGCGGACAAAAGTTGCGTTTGTCGTAAATTTAATTTCATTTGAATCTCCGAAGGATTGCGGGAAGAGAGTGGGAAAAACCCCACTCGTGAATGTATATTGTACCATAATACGGCGCACTTCCTACCCCTATTATAGAAGATTTCCAAAGAATTTTGCGTAAATGTAGTAATGGCAGGCACTTACGGGGCGAAAACTAAATTATTTTTATTTGTTCGGGTTCTGTTAGGATGTGGATAACTTGTGGATAACTTTTGGTGTGCTGTCCTATAAATAGGAACGCCCGTGCGTTGCAAACGGCATACCAAAATCAACAAAATCGTCAGAAAATGACTAAAAAGTCGAAATAAATGACAAAAAGTGGATTTTTAGACGAAAAACAAGGATTTTATTGAAATAAATCTTGTTAGGGTATTGTTAGGTGACGACATAGTGTCAGTCTATTTTCAACAAAATCATCTATTTTCACCCGATTCGCACCCTTGCCCCCATATGGGGTACGATTTATGGTACAATATACACTTATGAGTCAGAAACCCACTATCAAAGTCAACACTGCCAGCAAGGATATCCTTGCTCGTGCTATGGCGATGGAAGACATTAATGTTATCCATCGTGCTGATGCTCCATCTGCATATTTCGATACTAAGAATCGCACCCTGTGCCTGCCCGTCTGGAAAGAGATGGACAGTTCTGTATATGATATGCTCGTAGGTCACGAAGTGTCCCATGCTCTGCATACGCCTGCTGAAGGTTGGCAAGACTTTGTTGGTAAGGGTAAACTTTCGGGTATGCGACATATGTTCTTGAACATTGTCGAAGATGCTCGCATTGAGCGATTGATTAAGGATAAATTTCCTGGCCTTCGCCGTGACTTTGCTAACGCATATAAATCATTGAATGCTCAAGACTTGTTCGAGTTGAAAAACCGAACGATTAACCTTGAAACGCCATTAATTGACCGCTTGAATCTTGAGTTTAAACTCGGTTTGTTCGGTTTGCTTGATGTTCCCTTCTCTGACGAAGAGAAGCAATATGTTACTCGTATGAGCGAAACCGAAACCTTTGAGGAAGTCATCGTACTTGCTGAAGATTTGTTCGGTAAGCACCAAGATGAGAATCCTGAACCAGAGCAAGATGAAAATGGCGAATCGCAATCTGCATCGGGTGACGGTGACGAGGGTGACGATTCTGGTGCTGAATCTGGTGCTGACCAGCAAGACTCGGACGACCAAGACGGTGGTTCTGGTAGTTCTGCTATGGGCGAAGAGGAATCTGATGAAGATTCTGATTCACAGGGTGCCGGTGACGGCGAATCCAATGGTGATGATGCTGGCGATTCGATGGAAGATGATACCGATGATGGTGAATCTGCTGAATCGAGTCAAACCGGCGAATCTTCTGACGGTGAAGGCGATGATGACCTTTCATATGAGGCATATGAAAATGATGTCAATTCTGCCGGTTCGACCCAACGCAACTATGAATCCAATATTGAACAATTCCGTGATGATGAGGCTTCTTCGCCTACTTATCACTCGCTTCCTGATATGCATCTTGACAATATCATCGTGACCCCTAAGCAAATTGCTGAAGAGTGGGATATGCACGAAGCAACAGATAATTTTGAACGATACTCAAGGGACCACGCCGAAGCAATCGCCGATTTGACTTCGTTCTTGAACGGTTCAAAAGCAGTTGTGAATCATATGGTTCAACAGTTCCAAATGAAACAAGCCGCTGATTCGGATAAACGAACGAACATCGCCAAAACTGGTATTCTTGATACCACTACGATGATTAATTATCGTTGGAGCGAAGACATCTTCCTCAAGAATGAGGTACATAGTGACGGTAAGAGTCACGGTATCGTTATATTCCTTGACTGGTCTGGTTCAATGTCTAGTATCCTGAATGATACTGCTGAACAACTCATGATTCTCACTGAGTTCTGTCAAAAAGTCAATATTCCTTTTGAGGTTTATGCTTTTTCAAGTAACCGATTCATCCCCGGCCTTTCAAGAGTCGACCGATGGTCAGAAGAATACCAGAGCATAGTAGATTCAGCAATTGGCGAACAGTACACGGGAACTGATGAAGATTCTTTGAAGCCTCACGAATTTAGTCTATTCAACTTCTTGAGCAGTTCAATGAAATCAAATGAATATAAAAAAGCACTTCGCCGATTCTGGTTGACCGTGCAAGCAAACAACTACGGTGGCCGTCAACGCCACTCAATCAGTTATCCTCGCCAGTTCGGTTTGGGAAGTACGCCACTGAATGAAGCAATTCTCTGTGCGATTGATATCATTCCTGCATTCAAAGACGCCCATAACCTTCAAATCGTGAACACTGTGTTCTTGACTGACGGTGACGGACACGGAATGATGTATAACTCACGATACAACAACGGTAAAACAATCTTGCGTGATAATAAGACCAAGAAGACTGTGACACTGAACAGTGACCTTGGACATGATTCTGAAACCTTCGCATTCCTTGAAATCCTCAAGCAACGCACTGGATGCAACTTGATTGGTATCCGTCTTCACGATAGCAACCATATCAAGAACCTTCGTTACCGATTCTTCGGTACAACTGGTGTTTCGGATTATGAAATGCGTGATAAAGAGTTCCAAAGTGCTGTTCAGTCTTATAAGAAGCACAATTGCTTTACTCTCGAAAACACTGCTTACGACCTCTTCGTAGTAGTTAAGGGAAATCTTGAAGTCGTCACTGATGCTCTCGAAAACCTTGATGATGATGCGAGTTACGCCAAAATCAAGAACGCATTCATGAAGGGTAACAACTCCAAGAAGACTAGTCGAGTCATCTCTTCTAAGATTATTGATGTAATCGCCGCCTGACTCATACCTTGCGGTGATACACCTTGAAGACCCTACCAGTGATGGTGGGGTTTTCTTTTATAAATATTATAACTGGAGTAGTATATGGCGAAGAAAAAACAATATCCGTTAGTGGAAGTCACTTGGTATGATGCTGAAGAGCGAGGTGATGTTGGTTGGAACGATTTCAAAGAACAGTTGGCGTACGCCAAGAAACCTTTGCCGTTATTGCGGAGTGTCGGGTATGTCGTGTACAGGAATGAACATCATATTGCTTTGGTAAGTACACTTGGCGAACACCTGAGCAGTACACTTGAAAAAATACCGATGTCCTTTGTGCATATAGTGACACCCCTTTTTCACTCAAATGGCGAAAATGATACAACACATAACCCAGTAAAAAAGCATTAAATAATAATAAAAATGGTTTAATTCGTAAATAATGATGTTATAATATTAGTATGCAAACAACCGTTCAAGAATACAAATACCTTAAACATCGCTTGAAGAAATTCAAAGACATCAATGCTCCCTTAGATATTATTGAAAAGACGAAGCATCGCCTAAAAAAACTTGAATATTGTTTACCTGCTTATTCTAAAATAAGTCTTTCACTCTATATGGAAACATTGGTTGGTGTAGATACTACCATTACATTCATTAAGGATAAGACTAATGCAAATTATTATGTTTGTGAGGGTATGTTCAAGGTCAATGGCAAGTTCTCTAATAAACATCTATACATGCAATGTCTTCCTGAAGATTTATTCGATTTGCTTATGAAAGATAAAATGGCGAATAATTGGATAAAGAAACGAATGCGTGGAATAAGTCATGTCATTAATAAAGAAGAGAAGACTAAGTTCTTGAATGATTACAGGGTGAGGGAACATAGGAAGAATCTATTGAAGAATGGCGAAAATGGTACTATCTATAAGTACAATCCCGCATTGGTCAATGAATTGAATAGGTTATTTGATTTGTTGGATGGTGTACGCATTGACATATATCAATGAGTTCGTAATACATTCCTACTGATTCGTGACTCAGTATTAGCAAGAATACGAATACCCGCAGGCATATCATCCTTATTCTTTGGATATTTACTTGATTTGTTTCTTGTTGAATCGTTCCTTACTAAGAACCATACTGTGCCTGTTTGTGATGGTTCAGAGATTGAATCGGTACAAGTAATAGTTAAACGATTATCTTCACCATCATATGTAAAGTCACCTTCACGAAATGTCCTTATAACAATACAACCTTTACCTGCGAGTATATCACTACCGAATAAGACATCTTTCTTTTCTTGTGGTGTTGCTCTCATGGCGAAGTTTGGTTCAATCTTATAGACGGTATATTTCCCTCTTTTGCCTGTCTTCTCTTTGAGTGTCTTCAACTTGACTTTGCCACTCTTTATAAGTTTATCGAGTTTTCTTCTTGCTTTCTTCTTATAGTAAGTATCAGAACTTTCAAGAATATCATAATTGTCTTTCTTGAGAGAGATTGGATATTTCTTCTTGTTCTTATCAATGAGTATAATATCTGCTTTCTTTCTACCTTTCGTATCAGCACCTACTTGCTTTGCTTCAACAATATTATCAAATTGTTTTTTATGTTTACCCTTAAAGAGTATTGATATGCCTGATGGTTGACCAATCTCTTCTATCATATCATTGATTTGTTTCACGAGATAATGCTCATTCTCTACGCCTGCTGAACCACTACCTTGCCTGCTCTTTGGTTTGACATTGATTCGTAGGTTGTTGATGATGACTGCACCAATAGATGAATCGTTATGGTTTGGCATATACTTCGCACCAATTGAATCGAATTTATGGGCAAGTTCCTCACATATAGCAATACGATGATTAGTACCACCCTCTACCAATACTCGTAATTGTGTACCCGATTGTCTTTTGAGATGGCGATAACCATTGCTATCTAACAAACGAATAAGTTCAGTCATATTTGTTGGGATTAACGGCATTAGATTATTTATAAATACCTTGAGGAGTTTTATATGTTGCACTTTAACGATTATTTTAATATTATGGGAAGACTTGAAGAAGTTAAGGGTTTACAGGCATATTGGCAAGCACCAGAAAATGTCATTGTCGAAATGGGTGTGTGTATCGAACCAGTTACAGAATGTGACCGGTTCAAGGGCATTGAGAACATATTTGAAAATGCCAGACCAAAGCAACTCCCTTCCCGAATCAATTCATTATGTGTTGCAACCACTCCCACATTTAAGAATACACTACCCATATACGAATGCGTTATTGAAGGTAGTGTTTTTTATGCGGATTTGAGAAAATTCAATGAAGCAGTACACGCCAACGATACAGAATCTATAAATATGTGGGCAGAGAAGTATTGGGATGGCGCAAGCAACAAAAAAGATAAATATACAGAAATTATAGTAAATGGCACGGTGACTATCATTAAGGAATATAAATGAAATCATTCAAACAATATATTATAGAAGGTAGTACAGATTCGGCAACCGTTCAAGAAGCGGCGATTTGTATTGCTTATAATATGAAACATAATAAATTGAGTTATGATGATGCTGCCGCTCAAGCACATATTGCACCGAAAGCATTGAAGAAGATTACTGGTGATATGATGATTATTGCTGAGAAAGTAATAAAGCAAGTTGGCAATCTTGGTTCGTTCCTTGACCATTCTGGTAGAGGTTCAGCAGGAGTAAATCATTATGATGCGACACTTCATACAGGTGCATCAGATGTTACACCAAAGACAGATTTTATTGGCGATAGTGTTCACGCAATCTCATTGAAGAAGAGTGGTGGTGGCGGTGGAGCAGGCGCACAACTGATGTCTGCCAAATCTGGTGAAGCAACAGGTGTTGTACTATCAGCAATTAAGCACTTTGAGAAAAACAAAGGCAGTGTTGCTAACGACAAGACAATGCAAGAAGCATTGAAAATTCTTAGTGATGATATGAAGAAAACGGCAACAAATACCTTGAATATTGAAGTTGGTTCTGGTAAAGACAACTTTCAAGATTGGTATATCAGTAAATCACCACGCAGAACAGAACTTGATGCTCTTGGTCATAAGGCGCCTGCAATTGAGAAACACCTTAAAGGTGAATTGTCGTTACATCGTGTAACATCCGCCAGCAAATCGGCAGAATCTTGGTTGATTAAAGGTGTTAAGAAGATTGGTGTTCGAGCATTGAAAGATATGTTTCAGGTATACATCGAAGACGAAAAACAAAAAGCAACAGGTGCGATGGTAAGTGCCAAACACTTAACGAAAGTTGACCCAGAGAAACTTACTGATACACACCTCAAAGAACAAATTGTTGGTGTATTAGAAGTATCAATGAAAACACAATCTTGGCAAAAGAAGATTGAACAGTTCTTCAATGAAAATGAAGACTTTAAGAAGTATATGGTATACGAAGCATCTTCTGGTATGTTTAAGTTTACAGGTAAACCAATAAGTCGTGGAAACTATAAAGGTTCTGAACCGGCAGTTGCCAAACAGATTTTGGTATTCGATGATAATGGTGTGAAGACCTATCACCAAGACATTTGGAAATGGTCAAAAGACAATACCCATCTCGCCAATAAGATTAGCATTGCATATAAAGGTTCTGGTAGGTCGAAGTATATCAAACTTGCAATTATGGCGAGTAAAGCATATGATGAAGAACTACCAACACTCATTGAAGAATTAGATAACATCAATAAACAAATGCTCAATGAAGGTATTCTTGGTATTCTTGGTGATATTGGTAAAGCAGTAGTCAGTGGAATTAAAAGAGCAAAAGATGCGGTAATGAATTTTATGTTTCGTGTCTTTAATAAAGCAATAGGATTATTAGAAGAGGCACTTACAATTGGTCTTGGTCACTTCTTAAACTTTACAGGTATCTCAGTACAGGGTGGATATGTATCCACTCCAAATTGGTAGAAATAATATGAAATCATTTAAAGAATATATCACAGAGGTATTTGATAATCCATACAAGTGGCGCGGTGGTGGTGTTGCAAAAGGTTCAATAACACCAAACAATGATGGTATACCAGAAGATTATGTATTCAAGACATCCGATGGTGGTCTGATTGAATTGACTGCAAACCATTTTTGGATGCGTGCCGGCGAAAAAACATCATTTATGTCAGTAGCAAAAGAAGGTCATGCCGTTGGTATTGAATTTGTCAAAAGAAAATATAAGGGAACTACTAAGGATAGAAGCACCTATGGTATGACAGGCGAAGGTGATGCAATGAGAATTATGGCAACCGTGTTGGACATAATCGAGGCTATTATAAAGAAGCACGAACCCGCCATGCTATATTTTAGTGGTGATAAAGATGACAAAGAAAAAGGTGGTCGTGTGGGTGCATATAAAGCAATAATAAAAAGGTTCGCAGGCAAGGCGGGATATGAATCTGTAACAAAGGAATATTCAAATAAAGTAAGTTTCCAGTTGGTGAAGAAATGAAATCATTTAATGAGTATATCGACTGGGCAAAAGAAACAGGATACCTAAAACAAACAAGTATCACTGGTTCTGGTGGTAAGGGCGGTAGCACCGAATATGTCAAGGGCAACCGAGCAATAATTCACCACACTGACAAGAATAATCAAAAGTGGCAATCAATGATTCCTCCTGTCCAATATAAGCCTGCAAAGGATATGAGAACATTAAAGAAATATGTCCTGCAATTCAGGAAGGATGTTCTTGCAA